AAGCTAATATTAATCCTGCTTTGCCGGAATCAAAAAAATTCTTTTCAAAATGCTCAAGCATGTAGGCAATTTCAATTCCCCCATTATTCAATAGTACAGATGCAAGGTAACCAGCTATTGGTCTACGGGCTGATTCCCCATCACCTTTAAATTCTTTAAGAAGTTTTTTTACTTTAACCCATCTTGTCTTTGTAGGCATATTCATATTTGAAAGAACCCTACAGATTTCTATAACTTCAGATTCCCCTGTACCTGCTGACTTGAGTGTGTTCATGGCTCTATCAACACTATCCATGTCAATTACCATATCTAACAGCTTTAATGCTATCCCTGCGGAGCCATCAGATAGCTCAATAATTTTTTCTCGAACCTCTGTAGTAATTGCATCATCTCTTTTTTCTGCCTTTAATACCATTGTCATTAATTTATGCAAATCAGCATCTTTCAATGATTCTAATTCATATGTGTGGCATCTTCTTTTTATTGTTTGTTTTAATGCTTCTGGGTTTGTTGTGCAGAGAATCCAATGCATGTGTAAAGGAGGTTCTTCAAGGGCTTTTAATAATGCCTCTTGAGAATCTTTCCGTACTTGGTGAAATTCATCAAGTAAAGTTACTTTCTTTTTCCCATAAGGAGTAAATTTCATATCCGAAATAAGTTTACGCATTCCATCTAATTTTCTATCATCGGCGGAATTCAACTCCTTGTAATCAATTTTTTTGCATCCTAATTGTCTTGCAACTATTCTGCCCAGAGTTGTTTTACCGCACCCTCCTGGTCCAGTGAATAAAAAAGCACTTGGGGGATTTTCTCTTTTAAGTAATGTTTTTAAGCTTGTTATAACATCTTTATTTCCAACGAATGTTTTAAGTGATTTTGGGCGATACGATTGCTGCAAACTCATAATATTTCCCCATGATGCTTTGAATATCCGTATTTTTTTAAAGAGTTTGCTCTTAATTTTGCAGCTTTTAAAATATCTTTTGAATATCCGATAATTAACATTTTCCCGTCTACTTGATGAATGTAGGCTCTCCATTTACGCATATTTTTACACCAGCCAACGCCAGTGAAACCTGAAGTATTAGATGATATTAAACGTCTATTTTTTGAATTTTCAGCATGGGTTTTCAATTCAAGATTATTTAGTCTATTGTTTTTTGTATTCCCATCAAGATGATCTACTTGCTTATCAATATGTAATCTACCAATAAACATCTTATAAACTATTCTATGGACATAACAATCTTGTTTATAAATACGTACTGTGCAATATTTTGATTTATTATTAATACCAATTGGAACCCCTAATTTTATAGCTGGGTTTATTTTCTTTTTCCAATATAAATATCCTGTATCGGGAGCATAAGAAAATAAATCAAATAATTTCTTTTTGTTTGTGTATTGTTTCGCTTGAAGACTCAAGAAACACCTCCATCATTCTTTTTATATTCGGGACAAGTCTCAGCTTCTTTTTGTGGTGCTGTACATGTAATTGAAAATTCATCACAAAACCCTCTGTCTTGATTTTCACAATCATTTGATGGAGCATCTTTTTTTGATTGCCAGTCAAGAAGGATATTACCAATGAATCTTGAGCGAGAAACCCCAATCTCATCAGCTTCCTTTTGTAGTAAATTTACTAACTGCTCTGGAATGGTTATTGAAATTGTTTTGCTTACCATCGAATCACCTATTTTTAAATTTGTTATATTTCTTATTTATATTTCATTATATTTCTTATCTCTCACAATGTCAATAAAAAGTTATTAATTTCTTCAGAAGAACTTAATTGTCAGAATTAATATTAGTTTTTATGTCCCATTCTTTAATTACCTCCTATAGTTGTTTAATTTGATCCATTGACATTTCTGCCATCTCGGCAAAATTACCTCCATCTTCTTTTAATTCTGATAACTCAGTTTCAATTTCCATTGGAACAACTAACCATTCAAATCTATTCTGCAAGTCAGAAACTATATTGGAAACACCTTCAACATAAAATTCAGTTTCATCTTTGTGAATGTCGGAAAGTACACTATCATGTACCTGGCCAATTAACTTTGTTCTCAGCTTGTTCTTACGAATGAATTTTGCAATCTCATTCAAAGTGAATAATAATAAATGGAATGATGAGCCTTGAATTGGGTAGTTGGTGCATTGCTTTCTATCCATGTACCCCTGAAACCTGAAACCGAAATAAGTTTCAATGAATCCATATCGCTGATAAAACTCAATAGTATCCTTTTTCCATTGAGTATAATCAGGAAATCTTTCATTCCACATTTTATCTTCTATGTTTTTACAATGCTCAAGAAAAGACCCCTCTGAAGGCTCATATTTTTCCATTACTCCGAGTTCATAAATTCCTTTACTTTCAAGATGATCTTTTACAGAAACCCCATTAGGGAATTCAAGTCCTCCTTCAACAACAATTTCCCATAATTTAGGAGCGCATGAACCAAACCAATCCCCATAGAACTGTGCAAATGTCCAATTATTCTTGGTAAAGAATCTTAATTCTTTTATTTTCTTTTTCTGGGCTTTAGAATATTTAGAATTATTTTTATCCATCATATCAAAAGAAGCCATAAATATTTCTATTGCCAGGTCCCGATGCATATCTCCAAGAGTAATATCATGAATAAATGTTTTATCCATATGATATGAATTTTTTATAATTACCCCTGCTGACACAGCAAAATTATGCGCTCCTTTCACATTGATATTATAAACATCCTCATGCCCATGAAACTCTATTGAAACAATTTTATGATTATATTCTCTTTTATATTCAGCAAGTGTCATGTCATGCGCACTTTTTAAATGTGTGTTTGTCACATTTTTAAACATTTTTCCACAAACTTTGCATTCTTGATCTACTTTTTTATTTTTCCAATATTCTTTTTTACTGTCTGAAAGTTTTTTCACTTGGCTTTTGGGCAAAGTTCTACCTGACATACGTATAGATAGTGCTCTTTTTTGTTCATCAGTTTGTTTATTTCCCCGTTGTGGGCATGAAACTCCTTTTATTGCTTTACTTATTTTTTCTTTATGTTCCTTAGATAATGGCCTTCTACGCTTGCCTTTATGATGCAATGATACATGATCACTAATTGACATTATTTCGAGATTTCTTAAATCATTGTTTAATCTATTTTCATCTTTATGATGCATTACATTTCCTGAATCTTTCCCAACTTCTTTTTTAAATACATCAATACCAATTAGAGTATGTTCCCCTATTGATTTTCTATTGTTTAAATTAATATGCCAATAGCCATTCTTTTCTTTTTTATAGAAGGGCATTAAACTCATGCCAATTTTTAAATTTTGCAATTCAACGTATTTACCTTCTGCCTTACTTCCATGTCGAATCATAAAATTATGTTCTTTCGTTGCTTTAATACATTTTCCATTATCAAGGGTTACTTTCCATACTTCTTGCTTTTCCCCAGTAATACCACCCTCTGTAACTTGTGCAATTTTTATTCTTTTTTCTATTAAATCATACCCATAAACAAAAACATTTTCAGTTTTTATTCTTTTAATTATCTGCTTAATTGATTTAGATCCCTCAATAGTTTCAATTTTTGTATCCCCTGTTACACACGCACTCGTTACAATTTCTGCCCCAGAGAAATCTTGTTCTGCAAGTCTACAATTTTTAGAAGGAACAATACCCTTTCTAATTAATGCTTTAATAATTGCATCTCTGTTGGGAATATTTTGAAAATTAGGGGCGCTCGAACTGGAACGATAGGAAATCGGAATATGAAGGTCAAAAAAGGGATGGATGATTCCGTTTACTTCTTCCCTGATAAACTGCGCAAGATAAGTTCCTTTGCATTTTTCTAATTTCTTTATTTCTATCAGTTTATCAACAAAAGGAAGATTTAAAGTTTCCAGCGTGGGCTTGTCTGTTTTGTAATTCCCGTTAGCAGTTAATACAGGTGATTTCCCCAACACTTCATAAAAGAGTTTTCCTAAATCAGCATTTGAAGCAATGTTTATTTCCCTGTTGTATGTTTCCTTGAATTTTCTGGCCTCTCTACCTTCAATCAGTGATTTATTCAGTCCTTTCATTTTTATATTCAGATCTTTTTCAGATTGTTCATAATATTCCATATCAATAGGAATTCCATTGTTTTGGATTGTCCCCATAGTATGAAGGCCACGCATGAATAACTTATATGCTTTAAATCTGTTTTTTAATCTTGGTAGAACCATTGATTGATCTTTGTATCTCATCATTGTGAAAATACAATCTAACCCATTGTATATCAATAACTCCCTGAATGGGGCTTTTTCGATTGTATTAAATTCCTCATTCTTTGACTTCAAAAAGGGAGCTATCACATTATCATACGGACGAACACCGTAATTTACGAAGGCTTGAAATTTTAGTCCTGTAGAAGCTCGGCGATTATCTAAAATATGTTCAGCCATCATTGTGTCCCAGTGCCACCTTGTTGCCCTTGTTCCGACATGAACTTTTGACCAAGAATCTTCAAACTTCCAATTCTGAACTACTTTTTTAATATCATTGTCACGGAGAATTCTTTTCCATAATAATTTAATAGTTTCAAATTCTACATTAGTCCAGAATGATTTATAATTGAACGGAAATGCATATGCTTTTTCGGTAGATACAGCAATTCCAATAGTTGAAAGTTTATGTCCTTCCCTATATGGCTTCAGCCCTGTTGTTTCATAATCAAATGCTATTGTAGGCTTTTTATTCAAGATTCGTTTTAAGAGCGATTTAACAGCTTTGAAATCAGTAAGTATAGTGACGTACTGCTCATAGTCATTAAAAGCTTCATACGTTCGTTTCAGACAGTGAGAAACACGTTTCATATCTTTGACAAACGTACATTTTAGATTTTTGTCTTTTTCTTTATCAACTATGAGTTTTGGATGATACAATGGGACAATGAAACAACCAAACTTTTGATCCGGGATTTCGTATGCTCTCCATCTTGCTACTTCTCTATTTGAAAAATCTTCCCCGAATAGAGAAGTATTTGCAAGACTACCGAGAGTTATGATTAATTTTGGCTTTAATGTTCTGATTGCTTTTTCTACGTGGGGGTAACAGCACTTTATTTCTTTATGTGTTGGAATTCTGCCATTAGGTGGTCTGCAATTATGGGATACTATACCACCTGCAATAAACGAGTGGTCTTCCTCAACTTCCAAACAATATAGATATTCCTGTCTTTTTTGTGTATATATTTCTATATGTTCAATTTTTGTTGTTGTGAATACATATTCCCCTGAGTGATTTTTTAAAATTCGTTTCAATTCTTCTATTGGATTTTCTGAGGATATAAAAACTATGTCATGCCCATTTTTAATTGCTATTTTAGTTCGTTCATCATATCTTATTTTTTTTGCTTTTTTACCGTGGTAAAAACTTTTGGGGTTTTCTATTTCTACAAGAAGATTGTGATCTTTGATAAAATAATCAAAATTTAGCACACCTATTGAATACTGATGTATAAAATTAATTTCCTCTTTAATTAACCAATTACCAAGAACAAATTCTCCAGATCCAACTATTATTCCTGTATATAAAGAATTTATTCTTTCTCGTGACTGTGCATTTTTTTCATAGCAAGAAGTTTTTGATTCTTTTGTTCTTTTATCCTCTGAACAAAATACCCCTTCTTGCACTAATTGTTTCATTTTTTTATTGGCTTCTTTCGTTATTGTTTTCTTGTCTCTTACTCCATTTTTATATTGTGCCTTCATGAACATTGATGTTGCTTTATTATAACATTTTTGACAGCATGTTGACATTGTGCCATCATAAACTCTGGGATTTTTATTGTATATTTTTCCACATATTATACAAGTTTCCCCAAGCACAGATATATTATCATTCGTTTTTAAATTTATTGCGGAAATCCATTTTTTACCGTTATAAAATTTATGGTCTTGTGTAACAGTGTACGATTTAAATTTTGTTTTTATACGTACAAGTTTCTCTTTATTCATTCTAATATTTTTGGGAAGATCATGTATTCTTGACAATACTCTTCTGAATCTGCCCTTATGAGTTAAAACTAAATCACCTACACTAACATCTGATATATATTTATACCCTTTAGAAGTGTAAACTGATATTTTAGGGTTTATAAAACAACTTACTGCATTCATTTTCCAACAATCTTTATTCAGTGATATTTTGTGTACTTTAAGTTCATCACCGAGAAGTTTACCAGGATCACCCATTAATGATGCTCCATAAAGATCTTCTTCCTCACTTGGATAGTCAGATATTATAAGAATGCCCTTTCTACCTTCCCCCGTAAACTTGATTTTTGGATTCATGCAAGTAGATTGTAACTTACATTTACCACATTCAGGCTCAAGTTGGTACACATCTATGACTTTAGATGCTGACTTTATAATTTCCCCTTGAGTAAAGAACCCCATAAAACTCCTTATCCATATAATGTTGTGAGTAGTGAAAAGTTTTCTGTTTTTAACTTTGCTTTATCTTTTCCAAGAATAATTGTAGAGCTGTGTCTCATCATCTCTTTAAGAAATTCAGGATTTATTGTGAATTCAATGTCTTTTCCATCATATTTTATTTTTGATCTGTGTGTAACAGTGCCACCGTCTGATTTTATAGATAATAACGTACTGTTATTTGATATTTTAAATTTAATGGCAGGATCGGAATCATCTACTAAAACTGATGTTAAATCAATTCCTTCAAGAACTCCTTTGGAAAGCTCTACTTTTTCACCTTCAAATTCAAAGAACTGCAAGAAATCTGGATACTCCCCAGATACTTTTCTAATTGAAAATATACATCCTTCCTCATTTTTAAAATGTAACCAAGAATTTGAAATTGCGTATTCAGTTGGGTTTGTATTTATCAAACTCTGTACTTCTGAGGCTTTAATAAACATTTCATCCATGTCTGATTTGAGAATTGAGTGAGAAATTCTGGCATTGTCGGAGGATATGCAATTTTTACCGTTTACATAAATACAAGTTAAAGTACCGTCTGAATCTTGTTTTGATGCTGTGTACACACAAACTTTAACACTTTCACTGAAATTTTCTGAAAGTGGTTTCCATTTTGCTTTTTCTATTAACGTTGATATCTCGTCAATTCTGATTTTGATCTCGGAATCATTTATTGTGGATAGTTTTGCTTTCATAGTTTTGCAAGAAATATTTAACTTTCCATCTTTCTCCACAAGATCAATATCTTTAGTCGTTATTTTTGAAACCAGATTGTATAAATCTTGGGCTTTTACAAATAATGCAAAATCTGTTTGTAATTGGTGCTGAATTGATATTTTATCATTATAGGTAATGATGTTTGTTCCAGAAAAATAAAAATATGTCATACTTTCAATTATATTTTTTGCGGCAATTCCTGGTTTTACTTTGTTCAATACGCTCAGTAGTTCTTTTGTTTTCATCTTTACACCCCATTATTTTTATATGTGTCTATATCTTTTTTTTCCAATTTATGATTTTTAATTCCATCATCTGACTGGATATAATCCTCAAAAGAAATCTTTGAATTTATACCCCGCATTAACCAATAATGTCTAAATGCACGACCTAATTGCAATGTCCAATGTTTCCCAACAAAAAGATCCTTGGTACTCAGACTATTTAATGGTCTATAATATTGGGGATATGGGCGAATTTTTAAGTCGCTGCATGTTCTTGCTCTGTAATACGAATCTTGTGGCTTATCATTAAAATTAAATAAAACATAAGCCATCATATTACTTGGAGGTACTCCAGCATCTATAAGCATTTTAGCAGCATCTTGAAAAATACCATCTTCCTCAATTCTATCAAACGCTATTCTCATGCCATTTCGTATAAATTTAAGTTCAGCTAATCTTTTTGCTTTTTCTTTGGTAATATACTTTACATCAAATCCATTTTCAAAAAGCACTTTTTTATTATGCTCAAGAGTAAAATCAATAACTTCATATAAATGTTTAATTGGTGCTGCTGATAAATTGTTATCAAATATCATTAGATTTGGTTTTGATAGATCAACTACTTTTTTCCAATGTTTATTAATCCATAAACCTTTTTCTATTCTTGGTACCGGGCAATATTTGCAAAAATTGACGCATCCCCTGGTGGTAAACACGTAAGAAAATGTATCCCATGGATCTTCAATGTTCCACATAATTTCAGGATCAGGAGTACATAAGTCCAAACGTTTTGAATACCCCGAAAATAAGTATGTATTTTCAAAATCTTTAAAAGCTTTTGGCATTAATGAAGAAAAGACCCCTCCAAATAGAATGGGTGTATTTTGATTGAAAAACCCACGTTGTTTTGGAATTTTTAATACAGGGTCAGAATAATAGGTAAATAAAGTTGTTACACATATTAAATCATATTTTTTTGGTAATATATGATCTGAAAAATCAACTTCTTTCCCGGCATCCTTCAAATATGTTTTTATTTTAGCAAGTCCAAGTGGAGGATATTTTTTTCTATAATTAGGTTCTATGAGTAATACATTTTTTGCAGCATCAAACATTTCAAAAACTTTTTCTTCAGTAATAATCATAATATATCCTCTAATAGCCATAATTTTAATAAAGAATAAACACAAAGAGGAACTTGTCCATTACCTATAGCATGAATTCTTTCTTTTTGATATTTAACTGATTTAATCGGCTTAGGTTTTTTTAAATTATTAATAGTCCATTTTGGAAGTACAATTTTCTTTAATGGTTTTAAGGATGTCCAGTTTATAGGCCACCCCATTAAAAATTCAAATATAATTGGATTTGTGCTTAATTGATTTCGTAATAAAGTTTTTGCTGATTCAATATCGTAGATATCTGTAAATTTTTTGATATTTGTTTCATCTTTAGACCCACCCCTAAAACCATTAGTAGAATTAATTGTCGGGGTTACTGTTTCTCTCTCCAAAAATCCATAGTCTATTCCTTTTATGGAGTGCTCCCACATCTTTTGCTGATAAAGTACTCCATCTAATATTATACCCGAGTTTGGACAAATCTCCGAATATGGAATAGATGTAGGGAAAAGAGAGCAAGTTCGGTACGTTTTCAAAAATGAAAAATCTTGGTTGAATGATGCGAATGGTCTCTTTCGTTGCTGGCCACATATCTCTTTCATCGTCTTCAGCTTTACGTAGTCCCGCAGAACTATATGGTTGACAAGGTGGTCCTCCTGTGATGATATCAACCATTCCCTTATATGCTTTGGCGTAACCTTGTTTGTTAAATTCTTGGATATCCCCAAAGATTGGGCATTTATCAAGCAATCCGTCCTCTTGTCTTTGTTGCAAGATCTTTTGACAGTATGCATCCCATTCCACCATTCCAATTGTTTTGATATCAAGAAAAAGGGAGGTGCCAATTAAGCCACCTCCCACTCCAGAAAATAAACTTAATTCTCTAAGCTTCAACTTCTTTGTCATATTGACTCATAACACAAACTACAGTTGAAATTGTACTTTTGATATTTCTGCCAGGGAAGCTACTTTGAATTTCAGCTTCAATTTCTTTTCCAGTTTTAAGACCTTTGATCCACGCCTTTACACCAAGATTGACGATACTGGGACCGGAATCAGCTTTCTTTTTGGCCTTTGTCGCATCTGATTCAGCTTTCTTTTTGGCCTTTGTCGCATCTGATTCAGCTTTCTTTTTGACCTTTGCCGCATCTTTGGTCGCTTTGTCAGCCGCAGTTTTTGCATCTTTGTCGGCTTTCTTTTTGGATTTGTCAGCCGCTTTGTCAGCGACAGGTTTCTTTTCTGCTTCTCCGCCTTCATCTTCACCTTCCACAATATAGTTATTGTAAAAGTCAATAACCGCATCGGGCAGATCTTGCGCTTTATCATTTTCAATGAAGTCCAAAACCTTGTTGGTGAATTCAGTCACAACAACTTCTTTCTTAATACCTACAATTTTGATGGAATCTTCTTCTGCAACTTTCAGCACTTCATTAAGGGCCTTGATTGCTTCTTTAAATTCTTTTCCAGGGATTACTTTTGCCATGTTTACTTCTCCTTCTTACACGTTACGTTAATAAAAATTATTTTACTTACTCAAAAAACTCAATAATAATATTCTAATGATTTACTAATGATAAGTCAATAGAAAATATTTATTTTTAATTATTTTCTAACTGCTTATTTTCATTGTGGATTTAGCCCCATGAGTTGGTCATACAAGTTTTCTAATGAATTCATTTTATATTTTGCATAAGCTCTTTCATTCTTAAAACAAGTTTCCAGAACACTGGCTAACTTCTTTGCCTCAATAGCACTCATTCTGATAATGACCTGCTCATCATCTTTAATTTCATCTGCCATTCTTCTCTCCTTCTTTTAATTAAACTACCTTATATTATGTACAATGTTATTGGTTTACCTGAAAAAACGCTTTTGCAAAACCCTGTGAACATAAAGACCTAAAAGAAGCATCTGAATCTACACTCCCAATAAATTGCTCAAATTCCAGAATATTAAAAACCGCAGATTTATGTAGAAACGCCAAGCTTGGTTTTGGTCTTCCAGGTCTAACATACAACAAATCATTCTTTGGGCAATTATCCCACGCTTTATAAATTCTGTTTGGGATATTAAAGTCACCCCATAGGCTTGTTTTTTTCGTCCATGGAGAACCGAACCACCAAGGCTGGTATGAATACCTTGGGTTGCCGAGTTTTTCTTTTAATCGCCCATTGCCTGGATTCTCTATACACCAGAATTTTGGGGAACATTTGTCAATTATCCTCTTGCAATGGTCAACAAGAAACATTCCTTTATCAAGATCACCAGTTTTATGGAAACCATTTGCAGTGCTAAATTCAGTGCATACAGGGTTGGCTATAATACCATATACATTTTCAGGTGGGTTATAATTTTCCACACCAATAGCTTCACCAATACATCTTACATCATACCCAGCCTGTTTATAAACATAAGAATCTGAACCAAGATCAGCACATAGATGTAAAATTATTTTTCGTTTTATCTTTCGTTTCCATTTTAGTTTCCGTTTCAGTTTCATTTTCCAGCCTTATTTAATTAAACTACCTTATATTATGTACCAAGGAGCCGCTTGTTTGAGAATTCTACCTCCATTAGAAACCTTTATAATACGAGTCTAAATATACTTGGCCCGCTTTAATATCCTGTAAACATATGCATTGAACACCTGGAATAAATGGTTGTGATCGTGCTTCTGTTATTCCGTACTTTAATATACCAGCCGCTTTCTCAGCAGGGGTTTGATTTAGCCCACACATCATATTGACATGCTGGTTCTTTCCATAAAATCCTGCCTGATGCGTGGAATCAAGTGCTGTTGCCTTATGGCCTTCTTTATTTGCCTGAGTAGCTGTAATAACCAAAGCATTGAACTCGCCAGCCATTCGTGCCATCAGTTTCCAAGCTTCATCAACTGCTCTATAGTCATCAAATTTTGAACCTACATCCAAAATATCAACATAATCAATAATGAATATATCAGGAATGAATCCATCTTTAGCTTCAAATATTTCAATGTCTCGCATCATTTTATCGTAGGTAAGTGTATATTTTGGATGAACGGACAACCTTGCATACTTATTGAATGTATTTGCCATTCCTTCATTTCTTAATTTTCCTTCAAGTAAATCTCTGACTGTGAAAATATCATCAGCTTCTCTGAATATGCTGGAACTATAAATAGTCACATCAAATTCATGAAGATGAATTCCTTGACCTTTGCACTTAGTGCAAGGAATGTGAGTTGGATCATCTATTATTTCATCACCGTCAAGAATGATAACCCCTGAAGCTCTATCAGAACAATCTCCTGATTGATTCTTTTTGCAATCAAACACAGGGAATGGATAATCTCCAGCTTCTTCTATCATAGGTTGGAATGCCTTCATTATTCTTGGGGTGATTTCTGTTTGTGTCATCTCAACTGACCAGAAAATAGTTTTTCTCTTTTGAAGGACAGCATGTTTGTAATGATCAACCAAGGTAAAGCTATTGTGTACAATAAACCCATCAGAAATAAAATTATGATTATCTTCTACTGATATATCATACATTTTTACTTTATCTTTTCTTTTAATTGATATTATAGAATCCCATAAAAGATCGTTGTTTAATGCTTTGTGATCAAATCCCATAACTTTTGAAAAAGTAAACCTTGATAAATGTTTATTATCCTTGTAGGCTTTCCTAAAAGTTTCATTGGCAGCAATAGGTAATCCTCTTGCAATTAAATCATCACCAGCTTCTTTCACAAATTCTTTTGGTATACAATCAATATAATCTCTTTTCGGAATTAAATCTTTCACAAATTCCTTTGCTTTGGCAGCTTTGTGAAAAGAGAACCCTATCTTATTTACAAAATCAAGAACTCCTTGGTTACTCGAAATAATAATTTCATAATAAGTAGTCCCATTAACTATTTTTTCACGTAATTTACCAAAAATATTAAATCTATTCAGACAACAAAGGATTTGTTGAGCAAGCATATGACTTTTTGTAGAATAATCAACATGAACACAATTTCTGTCCATCCATATTGATCCATCACAGATGAATAGAGTATTTAGGAATATTGTCATAGATTCATTATTAGATTGCATTACAATATCGGGGATAAATTTATCCCCTGATAATTTATCTTTTAAACCAACTGATTTTATAAATTTAGTGACTTTTCCAACATGTAATCGTATTTCTTTCCCTTCTCTCTCCATTCTGTAGGCATCAGATTTTGGAAGATTGTTAATAAAATCATCCATAATTTCTGTAGAGTATTTTGTAAATGATATTGTTTTATTTGCTAAATGCCCATCAGCAATTAAATAAGCAAGAATTTTTAGCTTCTTTGGGTTTATAAATTTATCTGAAAAATTAGGAATAAATTTACTCATAGCAACACGATCATCAACTTTTAATTCTTTTAATCTTTTCCATCCAGTAGGTGTGTAGAATTTATGATCTTTTGAAGTAATTATTTTTCTGCCTGATTTTGTTGTAATTTCATATTCATCTTTTTCTCCTGAGTACATCCAATCAGTAATCTTTCCCTTAACAATATTATGCTTTTTATCCATGCAAAGGATACCAGATATTCCAAGACGAACTACATCTTTGATTTTCATGATACGTCCGTCTGCAAGATATACAAGAGAATTTTCTTCCACGCATTTCCCTCTTTTTGCTGGAGCATAATAACCGACAACATCACCACGTTTATAATTCCCAAGATATCTTCCAAGATCACCAGGAAGTTGGAAGAAGTTTTTATCCTCTTCTTCTCGTTTCCTATATATTTCCATGATTTGGTTGACATCACCAAGATTTATCAGATTTCCAGAATCAAGATCCAGAGTTACTTTCTTGAATCTATTGATTTCATCTTCAGCTTCATCGTACTCTCCCTTTTCCTTCAGAACGGAAACATTATTTACCACAATTTCTAATTCTCTTTTGCGGAAATAGTCAACAGCGCAATCTTTTAAGTACTGAACATTGATTGACTCTTCATCATATTGCTCAGATAACTGTTTTAAAAGCTCTGAGATCAATTCTGAGTCCGATTCTTTCAGTTTGAGTACCTCAGTATCAAATATGTCGCTAATGTGCTTGTAAGGGGCTTTAGAATGCTCCGCATAAAATTCAACACACCACGTAGCAATTGTTTTCAGATAAGAGTTTACAAAATAGTCAAGTTGAAATACTGGAATAATATCTTTAATAAATTGAGTTGATGTTATTAATCCAGTGACCACTCTTTTCTCTTCTACCACAGACACACTTCTTTCAATGATCATACAATTACCTTCTTGGAAAGAGTCATATTAATTCCATTCGTCTTTTTTCTCATTATGTTATATTTTAGAACATGTTCCAATAACTCATCAGCGAATTTTGGTTTTGTTATCCATCTCCAATTAAAATCAATTTTATTTTGTTTTTCATTTTTAATAAATTCAGAGGCTACGGATATAATCCCATAAGCATATCCATTCATTGTAGATTTCCCATTAAAGAATACGTGTTTGTTTTCAATTGGTAAGATTCGTTCTGCAATTTTATTTATATCGTTTGCATGAAGCTTATCAATGTCAGTGCATTTTCTTTGGCCAAGAGATTTGAACAATATTTTGCCTTGCTCATTTAATTCACCAGTAATTCCTCTTTTCATAGCAGAATGCCAATTAATCAAAGGGGACCAAGAATCACTTCCATTAAATCCTTGTGTGAAAATGAAATTACCTATATTTTTTATTGATTTAATTTTTGAATGTTCAAGCTGAAATTTAAATGCATCAAGGAGATCATCAATAGTCCATTTATAATTGTCATATTCATTAATTATATTGTTTGCAAATTTATATGGGATTTCACAGACTGGGGAAAATAAAGCATGAAGTTTATCAAGAGAGTTAAATCCTGTCTGCTGAACAAACAATCCTGTTTTTGGATCTTTCTTATGATTTGTTGCTCCAGCATTTACCAATTCAGAATAATTTCTTAGATCAATGGTTGAATGTTTATATTTAGCAATGAGTTTCTTTTTTGGTTTAGCAGATGATTTATTTACTTGTCGGTCAGAAGTATCTTTTTGTTTATCAATGGGTTTTACAATAGGTCTTATGATCTTCTTAGGAACTCTATTGTTCAATGGATCATTACCATTTTTATTTGTTTCGCCAGAAACAACATCTTTTAATTTATTAAAAGACTTCCCCTTGACCCTCTTGCACATGACTTTCTTTTGTTTGTTATTTTTAACAACACCCCTACTGTTATTTTTAACAACACCCCTACTGTTATTTTTAACAACAGGGTCAGAAGTATTTTTTTCTTTTTTTATAGTATTTTTTTTCAGTTTATTTTTTTCCATTTCATCAATAATTTCTTGATCAATTGTCCCTGTTTCATATATCATTGAATATAAAAAAATATATTCACTTGGCTGATTATTTGGATCTACAACTTTATCATTTGGGATATATGGTTTTGTTATTATTAATTTTAATTGTTTTAGTTCGCTGATTATTCTATCTAATTTACTTACTTTCCAGGAACAGGCTTTTGCTAAAGTTTTTCTTCCAGGATAAGCCTTACCATTTTTTCCAGCATACCTGAATAATCTTCCCATTAAAATTTTTGCTTGGTCTGACATTTGATCACATTCTACAATAGGTTCTGGAATGAATATTCCATTATATCTAAAATAAGGATTAAATGGTTCTTCAACAGTTAAAATTGTTTTATGTGGCATTTCACACCTCCCAATATTCTTCAGTAATTTCTGGATATCCGGCACTGTTCATTTGTATATCAATATAATCAGGGCGATGTAAATGTTTACATATTTCATGAATTACTTCAGTTGTAATATCCTTATTGCTTGGAATTAGTGGACTTAGATCAAAGTATTCCTCTTTGATATTGCTCGGCATTCTTCTTAGTAGCCATTCAAAGGCTTTTTCTCTCGGGTATTCTATTTTGTCGAAACATAGAAATTTTGAAGACCACACCCATCCTTTTTCAGATTTGAAATTATAAGATGCTTTTAGAATTTTTTCACCATTCTTTTTATGAATAGAATAGGTTACTTGTTTTACAGAGTATCTGCCCCCGATTGTTTTATCCTCACTTTCTTCTTCCTGAACAGTAAAAAGCTCTCCATTAATTAATTTATACGTATTAATTTCATGAATATCTAAATCTATAATTGTGGAATTGTTTTTGCAGGATTTTAAATAATTTGTTACTTGTGATTCGGTATTCGATTGAAGAACATAAGGAATAGTTCCATTATCGTTTGAAATTATTAAGAACTCTTTCATAAAAACTCCTTAAATACAAAAACCTCTTTAGAGGCACTTGGTAGAATGATTAGAGTTCATTGCTGGTAACAACTTACTCAGGGCACCAAGGCCCTCTAAAGAGGTCTTTAGAGTTGTAACCATTCCGTTGTTATTCAAATCGAGATTTGCCCAAATCTCTAAAGTCAATTAACTCGCATTTACCAGATGCTCAAACGCTAATCACTTTTACTTTCAAACTGCATTTTAACATAATCAGTATGCTTAATCAAGCATTATATACATTTAATGTCAAGAACTTTTAATCATATCATCAATTTTATTGATTTTCTTGACCAAAACCTTGTTTTCTTCTTTAACTTTAGTATATTTAACCATCAGAGCATTGTATTTCTTCTCTAATGTCTTGTGCTTCTTTTCCCATAATAGTTGTTTTTCTGGTTTAATATCTTTTACCTTACGCCCCCTCAATCCAGCAGATGCGAGAAGTGCATAAAAACTGGAGACTGGACGTTTCCCCGCTACTTTAAGAATAAATGTTCTGTGTTCTGGACTGAGTGATTTGTAGCAAACCATATTGACATGTCCGTGTTGTATGTATAGACTTCTGCCATTTGGGTATTTAAGAAATATATCCATATTAGTAAACCATGTTGTTGATCTATTGAAGATATCGTACATCAATGCGCTAAATACTTTATCTTTGTATCCAATTAATTCTTCAGAACCCACATAAAAGGAATCTTTTGTCCATAATTCTTGTAAGGATATTGCTTGTAAATGCAAGAACAACAGAACTTCACACTCGTTTGATTTGTTAGCCAGTCCTTTTGAGTAATTCATACTGCTTACTAATGTTGTTGGGTTTTTCATGATAATTTCTCCTTGTTAAAAGTTTATGTTTTGTGTTGCCTCTATGATCTTTGATGATTCATTTTTGCTAATTCCATAATCTTTTTTGAATTTCATTGTTACTTTTTTGGCGTTTTTTTCTTGTTCTATTCGTATTATTTCCTCCCTTCTCTGCTTTAGTTTTGGTATAAGAAGTTCTTTTCGTTTCATTACGGCTTCGTTTTTAAGCCATAATTCACCCCATTCATTAGTCCCTCTACCACATCTAAAATCATATCCTGTTGGATACCATGAAATAGCTAATCCTATATTTTGTTCCAGTATATTTATTGAATCTTGATCTTCAACATATTTAGTGAATTCTATTTCTATAAAAACTCTTGATAAACAAGAATCATATATATTGATTATTGCACATGTCTCATCAAATGCTTTAAATAAATTCCAACATTCTAATACAATTTTTTGTGTTTTTATTTGTTCCCGTATGACAAGATAAATTAATTTTTCACATTTTTGAATGTTTTCTATGGATATCCAATGTTCTCTGTCATATTTTTTATTCCTGACATCTTCAACATATCCCAATAGTATTGTGAATTCGTTGGTACGGAATCCCATTTTATTAAACATTCTTGAAACATTGTTTGAAATATTTTCACACCTATCTACTGCTCTTTTTGCTTTTCTTGCTTCTTTTGACAATATTCTTATTATGTTTGAATTGCGTTTAATTTTTCTTTTGGTGCTTTCCCCTGTTCTTATTTTCTCAATAGTACTTTCAAGATACTTAATAATTTTTTCTTGGCTTTTATACCAACTAATATCTTCTTTATTTTCAATTCTTTCTAAAATTATATCAGATAATTTTTTTGATGTTTCGTGGAGTCCATCTTTGGTAGGAATTGTAAAACCCATCACAATTTCATGATCTTCTATTTTGCAATCTATCCCCACGTCTTTGAGTTTATCTTTTATACTATCTTCCAGAAATTGCTCTGTTAAGTCAGAAATGCTTGCATAGTATTTTGAAAGATCCATTGTTTAATTTCCCCATATATTGTTAAGCTTATTTATTTCCCTATCAACCTTCTGATATATTTAATATCTCCTTTTGATAAATTATCAGGATCTTTACCATCCGGCAGATCAACTATTTTACAATCACAAAAAGGTGCCAGATCGTTAGCCAGATTCTCACTTGAAGTACGCCCAGCGGAATCTCCATCGAAAGCAATTACAACTGTTTGAAATTTGGATAGTAATCTTTTCTGTTCTGATGTTATTTTTACTCCAAATCCACATACAGCCCCATCCCCAATACGCATCATATCAAAGAGTCCTTCAACTAAAATACAACTATTTCCATCAGTGAACTCTAATCCGAGAAGATAATCTTTAATTGGAATAACTGATTTTTCTTCTGACAAATGTTTATATCTCAAGTTTGAATCATCTGAAATCGAAACACTGGTAAATGTAATTAATTTATATCTTTTGATAACCGGGACTATTATTCTATTTCTCCATTCCCCTCCAGTAGGACCAACAAAATGAAGATTGAATTTTTCTGTCAATTCCTTGTGATCATATCCCCTGCCTTCCAGGTATGATTCGTGGTACACTGAAATCTCTTTCTTGGCATTTTCTGGAAGCTCAACTGTAATGGCTCGTTCACGTTCTTCTGCTTCAAATGACCGCAACTCTCTTGGGACAGAATCCCCGAGAATTGTGATTGCTTTTTGGAAAGAACCTAACTCTTCAATAAAATAAGTGAGTATATTTCCAATCTTTCCACATTTTAGGCAGCTTATCACAGGGGATTTCAAACAGATGCCTAAATGATATCCATGATCATTACCACAGAATGGGCAACAAACACCTATCCAACCAGTTCCAACATTTTTTCCTGATTCTCGGTAATCAATGCCAATTTCATCAAGAACGGAGCGAATATCAATATACTCTAATTGGATTTTTCCTTTTGGCTTTCCTTTCTTCTGGACATGTCTCATTTATAATCCTTTATTTATATTTTACGTGTATAAATTTCAATACTTCTTTTATTCCCAAATTCTCCATGCAATATTCATATTGTTTTGGATGTGTCTTCTTCATTTTTTGAAATCTATTTATATAAAATATTCCAGCAAGTTCTCTGTGAACCCCGAACATGCAGAACATACAGCCTGTACCTCTGCGGGATTCCTCTCCTTTATATATCTCGGAATAATCAATATTATATTTTGCAATATAATTAAGAATATCCTTATTAGTCCAAAATCCTAAAGGAGTGCTGATAGGTCTATTTGATGAGAAAGCATTACATCCATTTTGCAAGTATGTATATTGTCTTTGATTACTTTCTTCAGCCATTGTCCCTAAAATGCCTTTATTCTCTGTTTCTTTTTCATATTTTTTAATTGGATCTTTTTTCAATTTATTACAACATTTATGAGATATTTTAAAAGGGGCATCTATTAAGAATTTCCATTTTTCTGCTAATTTACCATTTCCATTCTCATCCCCATGCAGCCTTTTGTTTAATAATTTTTCTGATTTAGTAGTTCTAATTTCATCCAATATTTGTGCAGTTGATTTGGAAATAACAGGATATCCATATTTTTCAATCACTTTATGAAAAGGCATTTTAGGTCTGATTGATGTTACATTATCAAAGCTTTGTGCAAAATTCTTAATCTCAGGATATTCAAGACCAGTATTAATAAACACAGAAGAAATATCAGGATAAATAGATTTAGCAATATGTAAAAGAACAGTACTGTCTCTTCCCCCAGAAAAACTTATATAAACTTTTCCTTCCCAATATTCATACCACTCTATTATTCTTTCCCTGGTAATTTTAATTTTTTCAGATAAAGAAAGACTTTGTAGAATTTTCAAATCCTGTATGTTCATACTGACTCCATTTTTCTGATTCCAATTCGTTCATATTTTTTGTTTAATATACCTCTCTGAACTTCCTTAATACATTGAAATAATTTCACCCTATTTTTCTTATCCTTTATCATATATTTAGGAAATGTTCTAAGAATTCTTGTTGCTCTTTTCCATATTTTTAATTCTGTTTCCTGCCAAACCATCAGTATATTATATACCTTTGCTTTAGTACTTATTCGATAAGAACGGAAATATCTTGCTTTCCCATATGTATCTCTATCAGTTTTAAGACAACTTGGGATATTTAGTTCAATATGAGGATTATTGAATTTTATCTCGATATTTCTTCTTTCTAATTGTTTTTTTGAAATCACTAAATAAAATAACATAATCCCAATCAGAATCTTCTGTTTCGGTTCCGAATTTTCTTGACCCTGTAAGAAAACCAATATTTTCAACTATTTCTATTATTTTCTTTCTGGTTTTATTCATTTTTTTCACCTTTATAATAAGAAAATACAGATCATATTTCCAGCACATCCCACAACTAAACCAATTATTAATCCTTCAAAAAATAATAAGGCGTGCATAATTACTCCTTTAAGTAGTTTTGTTGTCCACAAGATGCGCCTAAATCAATCCCATCAGTAGTATACATTTCTATATTCATTTTCATAGGTTTAACTGTACAACCATTCCAATTATTGAAGGTTGTAAGTTTAACATTATCAGCCCCAATAAAACCTGCCAAACCTATAGCTCCAGAAATATCAGCACCTTCTATGAGTATTACATTAACTTCTTTTGGACCAGAATACCTTCTGAGTGATGCTAAGATGTAGCCAGCAGAAAATGAAGCTTGTACTTTTATATTTAAATTTGGATAATCATTGAGTAATTTCACCCCTGGTCTGGTAGGTCTGGCTGTAGATAATGCATAATTACCATCTAACTCCACAAAGCAATCAATTACACATTGAAGATTTTCAAAAGGTTCCCCCTGCCCCATGCATGAATATAATACGGTTTTATTTCTTGGTATATTAAACATCTCAATTCCTAACAACATCTCTCTTGTTGTTAATGATCTGATAAAAGGTTGTGTACTTGAAATGCAGAACGAGCATCTAACACCACACCCAATTTGACTTGGAAAGCATATGATTTCTTTTTCAGGTCTTGCCACATGGACAAACGATACTTTATGATTGTCGTGTGTGGTAATCCATTTTTTAATTGTTTTATTCAATGTATTTATTCCTCCTTAATTGAATCCATCATAATTCGTTTACACATTTCCAGTAACCACATAACTGTTCCATCAGCATATGTTGAGGCTGCATACACTTCTCCTTCTTTTATCAAACCCAATCAAAACAACACCTTCTAATTGACCCTTTGCTGCCCCTAATACTTTACCCACAGGGGTGTCCAGTTTTGTTATACATCCTATTGGTATAATTTTAGCCATTATTCTCCTCCTGTAGGGGATGGATGATCTCTAAGATCCTCACCATTTTCTATTGCCTCTGTTATTTTTCTCCAATCACCTCTTTTCCATGATTGGAATTCAGGCGCACGTTTGCACGCAACACAGTTCGGTCTATTATGTAGAATTGTAATTACACCATCTTTGTACAATTTTGCTACAGGGAGTTCTTTATTGCCTGAACATTCCATTGGGAAAGGAAGTCTTCCATCATAATATTCACACCACCTTCCCATTTTCTTAGCTTTTATGATTTTTTTAGGGATTCGTTTGACTTCCTCTTTTTGGATTTTTCTGAATCTCTTTTTTAGGACTTTCATAACCTATTTTATCCCTTGAATATGTTTTTTTATGTATTTATAGGCAGGGCTATTTTTTTTGCCCACGCATTGTTCTGCCATTAATCTTGCACATACAGCATTGTCATATTGAACATAGAATCCTAAGTGATGGCATTTGTTTTTGACACTGATTTGAGATGACCATTTCTTTGCTTTTCTACTCCAATATACTCCTGTTATATCAGACTTGCCATGATGTCGTTGGATAGTTAAACTTCTTCTCAAACATCCACATGATCGTGTGTTGCCACTTCTTAAACTGTCCTGTCTGACTTCAATGGTATTTCCACAGGAGCATCTACAAATCCATTTTTTTACCATAGTGCATGATTTTACATGTATATGTACTTCACCTTCTATGAGTACAGTCAGTTTCCCATATTTTTGACCAACCAGGCTTTCTAAAGTCATTTGTATTTTCTCCCAATATCTTTATTATATTTTTCACCCCCTTGTTTGTGTAAACAACCACAGGATTTAGTTTTGCCACTCCGTAAATTTCTTTGTCGAATTAACACATAATTTCCGCAAGTACATAAGCATTCCCATCTGCGCTCTTTTGTATCACTATCCACGCAAATGTACGAATCAACCTCTTCAATTACGGTTAATCTTCCGAATTTTTGTCTATTTAGTTGAATTTTAGTGAATGCCATTTTTCTCCTTGTTTACATGAACACAAAAGGACAAGTTAAGATTAGCGTATTTAGCCATCACTTTATTGACAAGCACTCTCGCCTGTTCTTCGTCAAGGTTGAAGTTTTCCATGATAGCCATACTGGAACAGTTCTCTAAAGCAAGTATTAGATGATGACATCTATTTACTAATAGATCCAATCCCTTTTTCAATTTTTTAGGGGAATAGTACATTTCACCTTTCTCATTTGGATCAATAGTCCCCAGAAGAGAATTAAACGCTTCATCTTCTTCCTTTTCTTCTGCTTGTATTTTCAGAGAAGGAGATCCAAGAACAGGCCATTCAGGATCATAGAAATATTGCCTGGTCTTATTGGTTCCAATCTTTTGAATGTTTATTAGTTTTTTCTTCCTCATTACTGATATGGCCTGGGAGATTCGTTTATGATCTATTCCCAAATCATTAGCTATTGCATGAGGAGATACAGGGCCGTACTTTTTCACCTGTTCAAAAATCTTTTCTTGTGAAGCATTTGGATTCTTAGGATAGTTCTCATTCATTATCGTTTTCCTTTTAGAATATCAATTACATTTTCATCAAGCTCCATATTGTTCACGGCTTCAATGGCTCTTTCTATTTTTGCGTTAGCTTCAATGAGTTCAACCATCATACAATATACAAGATTATCCCCTGTTAAATCTCTCCAGTCTTCACTATAACGTAAAGCTTTAAACCCGTCTTGTTTGTTTTGGTATATTGTATATTTTCCATTATCTATATCAAGAAAGTATTCACAATTTTCTTCAAAATGTCCAGGCAATCCCCACTCAGCCCTGATTTTTTGAGTTTCCTTGATGTGCATAGTCTCTTTCAGTTTTTCATACCCATTTTTTCTACCGAGTTCTGCTTTACCGAATTCAGCTATGCAATGAATTCTATGGTCGTGATGATCATTGCAGTAAGGGCATAAAGGATGTTTATGTTTTGAATTTTCTATCCTTCTTTTTATTGCTTGACAAACCTTACAATCACAAATCGTCATTAGAAAATCTCCTCCGATAATAGTTCATTTCCTCTTTCACAGGAGCAGTAATTAACTTCATTTCCACTTCCTTTACAAGATGAACATGTTGATCCATCCCAATATCCTTCACCACTTCCATTACAAATGCCACATATATCATGAATCAAACCATCTGTGCATTCTTCACAACATATTACTTTTTTACTAATTTTTTCAGCCATAGTTTAAACCTCTTCCATTTAGATTTAGGTTTTAACATTTCACAAATAGGGCAAATACCTTCGGGGTTACATTCTACATTAAATGTATTTTTTGGATATTTTCCTCTCCAATGATAATGTCCTATGGACACTCCTTTTTTAGGAATTTCCATATTTATTGGAAAAATTTCAATAGTGCCTTTACCTATGAAATAATCTTTAAAAAATTTCATGTCTGTATCTTTACCAGGAGTTGTCATTTAAACCCTCCTATTTCTTGGCTATGAAGTAATGAACAGTCTTGTCAACAAAAAAGATTGTGATGCCAGATCCTAAAGATTTACGAGTAAAATTTATATCCTGTTTCAACAAGAACCATGTGAATCGTTTTATATATTCTCCTTTTTCTATTACGACCTGAAAGATATTATTTTTGGTTTCTTTTTTGATTATTTGTTCAACTTCGTAAGTTTGTGGAAGACTTTCAATAAAATATCTTTCTTTAATTATGGGCATTAATTCTTTTTTCATAGTTATTTCCTTTTTGTATTACCGGCAATAATATGTATCATAAGTTTGGCCATTGTTTGGAATAAATTCTATCTCTTCGAAATCCAGAGTTTCGTAGTACGTTAACATTTACATCCCTGAAATCGAAAATACGGGGCACTTTACTTTTGTCATTTTTATCTGGCCTGAGAATTCTACCTGCGACTTGGAGAACCCTGCCCGAGAAAGCAACAGGTGTTGTTAAAAATAAAGCTGATAGATTGGGCGAATCGAAGCCTTCAGAAATTAGGCTGATTGATGCTATTAAAACCTTGCATTTACCAGATTTCACATCTGACACAATATTCATTCTATCTTTCTTTCCTGTTGATCCAGATAAGACGTGATTTTTGATATTTTTAGAACGCAGTATTTCAGCGATACGTTTGCAATGAGCTACACGATCTGACACGACTATGATGTTTTGTTTAAACTGCTTTAAATCGTGCTTAATCTTCGTTGCAATCAAGTTATTTCTTACAGCATCTTCACATAGCTTCTTGATAATACTTGAATAAGCCATGTTTGCTTCATCAGCAAAACATTTACCAACTTTGAAATCAGTCTCCACTCTTATAATTTTTGGTTTTAATACTGCACCTGTATTATGCAACATCTCTTTATCAACAGTGTGTAGTTTATGCCCTATGTGAGCAAATATAGCATTACCAAGACCATCATTTCTAAAAGTTGTAGCCGAAAGACCAAGATAATGTCTTGCTGGAAATTCTTGAAGAGTTTCACTAAAAGAAGCAGATGGGGAACGATGACATTCATCCAGCACGATCATCCCGAATCTTTTGGTTAATAAACCAAGTCTATTTTTGACTGTATTTATGATACCCACTGAAATATCTTTGATATCACATTTACCGGCACCAATTAGACCACAATCATAATGTAGGAATGTTTTGATTGCTTCTTGCCATTGATACAGTAATTCTTTTGAATGAACAATAATTAAGGTGGGTTGATTTCTTCTGGCTATGATTCCTAACGCACAAATTGTTTTACCACTGCCTGTGGCAGCTTCAAGAACCCCACATGGATACCGTGTAACCATATCATTTACGGCTAAAGTTTGGTAATGTCTTAATTCCCCATGAAATTCTAAATCCATTTTAGGAAGTAGTAAAGTTTTATCAATGATTTTTGTTTTATAATTGTTTTCATGTAACCACTTCTTGAGATACCAGACGTATCCACGTGGAACCCAAGTTGTTTTTTTATCAGCAGATACCTCAAAGAAGTACAAATATCTCATGACATCAACTCCGACATATCCACCATGCTTTTCAGCATTTTTGTAGATAGGGTTATCAAATCTAAGATCTTGGAATATTTTATCTTTGGCTTCTCTTGGGAGGTTTTTGCAAAAAACACCCCTCCCAATTTCCAATGTTATCTTACCAATCCGGTCCATCCTGATACTCCTCATTCAAAAAGGGATCATTGCTACCTGCTTCATCGAAACTTTTGGGCGCACCATCATCCCGGTGTCTATCGTGAATCAAACTATCAGCAACGAGTAAACTGCTTGTGGTGTAATCACCCTGTTTCATTCTTCCCTGTGGTTTTTTCTCAGGGAAGAATAAATTCAGCAACAATAGTAGGATAATATCAATCATATATTATTTCCAGCTAAATTTAATGATAGGATCAAGTGCAATTCTCCATTTAGCAATAATGGACTCAGGCACAATCTTTTTCAGTGCTGTGATTTGCACTTTTATTGTTTCTGGAAATCTTGCTGACATATCATTTTTTTTCAGATAAGCTATGACCTTTTTCGGCTCAATCTCTGAAAACTTTTCTGATTCAGAAATAACTAATTGATCACCAGCTTCATTTTTGTATGTGCCTTTTTTGGTGAGTTCAATTTCAGCTTTGATTTCATCCAGCCTTTTTGTAGTATCCTTTTTGATCTTGTTTAATTTGCAACCTTCAGCTATTAACGAGGCTTTCTTGCCTTTCATGAGTCTTTCTACTGGTTTTTCTTTTTTAATAATTTTTTTCATAATAGTTCCTTTGTTGATAATTTATTTTCGTGTTCGTTTCTTCCTGTTCACTTTTGTTTTCTTTGGTCCCGATTCAGGATTGGATTCAGCGATGCTTGCTTCACCATAATTCTTTTCAATATCCTCTACCAGTACCTTTTGCACATATGATGAAAGTGTTCGTCCATCTCTAAGCGCAAGCTCCATTATTTTTTCTTTTAATTCTTCCGGGTAGGAAAATGACAATCTTGTAGCCGCCATAGTATCTCCTTGCTTAAAATTAATATAACATAACAAAAATTAATATAACATAACAAAAATTAATCCACAACATTTTTTAATTTTTGTTATGTTATCGGCAGTAAGTTATTTATCTTCTGTTTTCCCCATCTGGTATTATAGAAGCTACACCGGCTTTTGTCCCGTTGACAGCTTTTGTGACGATTGATTCCACCAGATTTTGGATGAAATCCAATTTACCTGCAATTGCAATGGCGGCGGCAAAGGAAGCGGCATCAGCGGCGTTTTTGATTTTGTCTGATTCCAAGAAAGTATCAGATGCAAGTTTCAAAGAATTGGCAATGACAAAATCAGAATACCCATCAATCAGCATCAAGGCTTTGATGTTCTCAGGGATTGTATCTGATTCCTGGATAACAGCTTTGATACCTGTGATTATTGATCCACCGTACTGTACTTTGGTTGCAGTGTCTTTGGTAGTTTTTACGATTTCTTTTGCTGATTCTACTATTTTGGTAGTTTTGTCTTTTTTCATGCTTGTTGCCCCACTGTTTGATTGTTTATTATTTTTTTGGCCCAGCATAATACCACGTATATCAAGATGACGAACTGCTTTTTTTTCCATATCCAAGGAGTATCCTTGGACTGTAACTTCAGCATCTCGACCATTCGCTAAAACGGCCAATTTATCACCTTTTTCAAGTTTAAAGTTTTTGGTGAAGTAGTGGTATTTTTTGATAGCTCCTTTGAACTTGACCACAACAACAGCACCTTCGTCATTGTCAAAAAATTCATTAAAATCAGAACAATCTTCAGAACAATCTTCGTCCAGACAATCACGCAAATCTTTGTAGTTTTCAAAAATTTGATACTTGTTATTCATTTTTTCTCCTTCTAATTATGGCTTTATTAGCCTGTGAATCACAATTTCATTTAAATTAACTTTACATAATATAAATTAATATAGATTAAATAGCAACACTTTCAAACACTTTTTAATTTATATTTTATCAAGTAGACCAGCTATCCGTAGGAGGCAGATAATTTTGTTTCTATTGCTGATCTACTTGATAAAACATAAGAAATAAGCGTCTTATGTTTGCTTTTAAGACAGTTTAGAAGTATTTTAGTATCAGTGTATCATTTACTTCTAAACTGTCTTTAAATCACCTTTTATCAGTCAATCGTTTAAGGCTTTCTCTGTGGTACGGTAGTCGATAAGTTCTTTTGAAAAATCCCTTTGGAGGATAGAATGGGGTAGCTGTTAAATCAACAGCTATGTTAGAGTTTGGCGCTTCAGTTAATCCTGAGTAGTTCTTTTCGTCAGGTAAAGTGAAATCATTTATACTCAAAATCATAGCAACAATTAGGATAACAAGAAATTTAAGGATGAAAGTCATTATTTTCTTGATCATCTTCAGCACCTTTTATTATTATGGTTCGTTCCCCGTCAATGATTTTTACATCAGGCAATTGCCCCATTATCAATTCAAAAGAAATTCTTAATTCATTGTATTTTTCTTGAAGAATCGTTTTCTCTTTCAGGCAGGTTTTTAACGCTATTAAATGATACCCCCCTTCATCCATTCTCTTTCTGCATCTTTTTAGGGTTTCCAGAGCTTCTTGATGTTTGTAATGGAGCTTCTTGTATCTCTCGAACCATTTATTAGACTTTTCTTTAAAAGGCCACATACTAATTCCCCCATATTTTTGTTGCCGCGGTACAAATCATACCAGTCATAATTATATCAGGAAGCCAGGTAATAAATAAAAAAGCCAGCAATATTTCCTCATTAAATTTGTGACTTGCCCAAATCACTCCCAGCGATATCATTTTATTCCTTATGTATTAATTATTTACTACATTATTTACTACATTATAAATTAATAAAAATTAATAGTCAACACTTTTTAATCGTGCTAAAATAGTCTGTTTATAATTTCTCTCCTTTTAAAATATTAATTCCGTTTTGTATTATTTTAATTTTTAAAGCAGCAGCAGCAGCAGCAGCAGCAGCAGCAGAATCAATTGTCTTTGCACAAGGATTTTTTATATACTTTTTTGCTGCTTCTATTGCATTTCTGAAGTTTCACAGGCATGAACAACATCTACCAAAGAATCTTTAATCACGACAACCAACAATTGTTCTTTCATTTATTTTCTCCTTTACTAATATCCAAAAACAAGATTAACCAGTTCTGTTGATTCTTTCCAATCTTCTTCATCCCCATCTGAAAATAGTTCAATTGTATTCGGGGAATGGTGCTTGTATATCAAAAGACAAGCACAAACCAATAAATCATATGGTTTCTGGGCAGTTTTGCAAAACTGGAATCCGAATCCATCAGATCCTTTTCTTTCCAAAAGAAATGTTTCATGTCCATCATCACCAAGCCCATTGAAACATATATCATCTAAAAAAGGGTGCGCTTCAATTAGGATGCTGGTATTACGTAATACCTTTTTACAATCTTCTACAATTTTTTCCCAAATTTCTTCAGGTACTTCTGTGTGTGGAAAGTAATGTGTATATCCCATAATATTATCTCCTTATTTGCTGTTTACCGGCTCATTATATAAGCAATTAATGATGTTCCAGTTTCAATTATTTTTGCCACACCTGTCCAATTTCCTTGATCCGCTTTCCATGTCAAATCAAGATAATCCCCTTTCATTTGGAGATTTGACAGAGCATGGGATATTCCATTACCGCCCAGCAGAAACACCCGGAATTCACCATCTTCCTTTTGTTTGAATACAAGCCTGTTTTTGTTATCGCACATACAGGACACCAGATCAAACACAACCTCCTTTGCATCTTGTTTGATTGGGCTGAGATCCGGTTTTATGCCTTTATTTCTATCTTTCCTAAGATCTTCCCATTTCATTATTCTTCCCCCAGTCTCATGTAGATATGTTCCCTTACAATTTCAGGGAGATCATCAATGCCTATTTTAGTTCCCAAGTGGTGATTACTACCATTCGGATTAAACGAACATGTTCTAAATTGGCTGAACCCTTGTGGACTATTAGGATCATCACTTAATCCCAAAGCATCGTGAAACCTTCTCCCAGATACAGCAGATACGGAAACATCATCAAAAACAACTGTGTATCTATCAAAAGATTCTCCATCATTATCAAATACACCTAATATTTTTATAGCCATTTGTTGACCTCCTTCCAGGCAGATACCATCACACATCCCCCGTCTAATGGGTACGTGGTAAATGTTGAATATCTAACATTACTGTAATCAAGACCAGATATTTGCACCAAGTTATTCAGCCAGGTTTGTGGAAGGGCTGTATCAAAAGGACAGACAATCCCTATATCTTCTGCCAGTTTATCTTTCTGAAGATCCATTTCCAGAAGTTCTTCCCATGTATATTCTTTATAATTCATTATGTATTCATTATGTATTCTCCTGTGGGCACGGCAAGATGCTTTACCCAATTCTATTATTTTATCCAAATTATCAGGATACCAAGAATTTTCAATGGATTCCACGGACATATCATTTATCTTTCCTACATACATATCACATTTGCACATAAGAAAGTGAATCAGGATTGCTTTTTCGTGGTCTGTCATTATTTACCGTCCTCCTATATTTTCTTTTACCCATTTATGTGCTGGACTATTGAGATCACTTTTATCCCAATCAACACACTGCTCTCCAGCTAATCTGGCACAAACAGCATTTCCAAATTCCCTATATTGCCCGAGACTTTTAACTTTCATATCTACTTTTATCTGTGATATCCATTTATTGCTATTTTATTCCAATAAACTCCTTTAACTCCAGAAATATTATTTTTTGGGTTTCCCCTATTTCTTCCGTTATACTTAGTATTGGTTTCTCTAAGATTATCAATCCAATTATGGTATCTGACTTGATCTTTATGGTCAATATCCCCTTCAGGCCATTTACCATGAACATAAAGCCAAGCAAGTCTATGTGCTTGATAGGATTTCCCATTTATTTTTATTCTGACATAAGAAAATTGAGTATATTTAAGAATACCACCAATTTTAGATCTACTTTTCGGGCGTACTACTTTCCATCTAAATAGTCCTGTAAATGAATTATAAGATAATTGACGATGTAATTCTGCATAGGTAAGTTTGGATTCTTTCATGATAACCCCCGTTTAAGGTTACGTTATAAGATATGTGGAAGACAAGTAACGTGCTTGCTTTTCGGGTTGCATTCCCTATCCACATAAATAGTATACTAAATTATAACGGGGATTACAATAACTATTCTGACTCACATTTACCACATAAATAATCAGGTCCGTAAGCATCGCCAACATAGTTCCCATGAGGGCAGATATCGCCTGGAGTATTTCTCCATCCCTGTGGGTACTGCTCTTTGAATTCATTTTCACATTCTTGGCACATGAGTCTTTCCCCATTAACTCCAGTAGTTCCACATTTGGATTTAATCTCTTTTGTCTGCCATCCAGCGTGAACCCATTGACTTACAAAATTTTTACATCTTGGCATTTTCTCTCTCCCTAATCAAACATGGTTAATTCAGGATCAGAATCTTCACCCCATCTGGCATTTAAATTCTGCTCTATCCAAACGTCAGCGGATTCCTTCATGGACTTCATCATTTTTGGAAGTGATCCGCCATTATCGGCATAAAGATCTTCCCAATCAGACGAATCACTACACTCAACAATGGAATCATACCCCTTGTTATAATTCTTTTCTGCAAAATCTTTGCATTGCTGGATAATTTCTTCTTTAGTCATTTCATTCTCCTCTTTTACCATAAATCATTTCAGCCCCAAATTTTCTGGCTTCCATTACATCATTATATTCCACTATTAATTCATCCCTGTATACTTCAAGATCAGCATAGGACATGGCATCAAGACTTTCAAAGGGTGTATAATTACCATTGATCTTCTCGATTAGCATTTGAATGGTAACGATGATGGACATTTTAACTACTGGATTTGTCATTTTTATTTTCTCCTTTTAATAGATTAATACCTTAATAGACAGCATCTCCCAATTATGCCGTCAGTTAAAGAATTATTTCTTAGGTGCTTCTTCTGCCAATTGCAATCCGATTTGAATTCCCTTCAATACCATATATGCTTCACGGGTAGTGATGCCACAATTATAACACTCATCTTGTTTGGCATTATCAATGGCATAGGCATCGTTTCTATGACAGACATGGACAATTTTGTTTGGTGTGTTCAGAGTCTTGGTTAAACGCTCAACCATTTTTTGATTAATTCTCATTTTGACCTCCTAATACAGTTGGCTTGCATTAAGTTGGCAATACAAAGGACGAGTCCAACCACTTCCTTTAACAGATATCCACAATTTCCCATATCCGTTACATAATAGACAAGGTGCATCATCACCATGTATTGCGCCCATCCCTTTGCAGTTTGGGCATTTTCCCTGCTTTGCTTTTTCTGCCTTTTCCTTGGATTTATTATACACCATTACCATATTATTTGACCTCCTATGTATTCCAAACATTAATAGTATGCCCAACTTCTCTGTTTTCGTATTCCCATCCAATTATGTTGGTTCCTGCACCGGATTGTATTTTTTTCTTTAGGGTAAATTTAACCTTGCGATTTGTCCATTGAGATACAATACCAAGTTTATCGAATACTTTTCCTGGTGGAATACCCAAGGTGCTGGCATCCTGGGAAAACGATTTCTTTTTCTTATCAAACAGAAATTGGTCGGTATTGAATACGTTTTTGCCATTATAGAATTTCATGATCTCACAGCCCCGTTTATCCATAATCCGATACCAATAAATATTCCAGCATACATGATACAGTTTCCAAAATGAACAAGAGAATCACCAAGCACGATTATAGATTGCCCTAATATATCAATATTCATTTTAATTCTCCTTCAATTGTCGGATCTCTTCCTGAATTGCCATTATAACCCATTCTCGTTCTTCAGTTTCAAGAACAGTTTCCAACGCCTTCAAGTGATCTCGTTTTCTTCTGCTCATGTTTTCATCTCCTTTCCATGGGCAGGTTTGCCCCAAGGTCTCAGAGTACCTTTCCAGAAATGGTTTGAATTGAACAGATTGCCTTCCCGTATATATTTGGGCATTTGCTCCCATTTACTTACATAAACCACCCTTCCAGCCCTGTTGGTGTAGAAGTGTTTCCACTCCACCAATTCGGTTTGGATCTGATTAAACAAAGTATCAGAAATTCCAGAGATTTCCCCCTTGTAATAAGATGACAATCTTTTATAGGAATTGGTTTCATAAACCTTGGTAGATTTATTGGCTACAAATTCATTGCAGGACATTTCAAATAGTCTGGCATGTCGATAGGAATCCAGCAACATAGCTTTGGATATCTGGAAGTGATTGTATTGGGTTGTTGCCCATTTTGATGATGGCATCATAACCTCCTACGGTTTTATAAAAATTATCTGTAAAATTGTATTACAAAAGTATCAATATGTCAAAAATACACGCTTTAATTCTTTGTTTAAGACTGTTTTGACAATTAAACACAGTATCGTATCAAAACAAGCTTAAATGAGCTTAAATGAGTTATTTTAAAATTTACCAGAACAGATCTCATCTAATGCCCGCAAGACCAGCAATTTGAAATCTTTTGCCTTGATTTCATAATATTCTGCTCCTGCTTCTCCACCATCACTAAGCAGGCAATTCCAAACAAAACCTTCCCAATCAGGTTGGGGCTGGATAAGAATCAATGCCTTTGTTTCATCCAAGATTTTTTTCCAATCCACTTTCTTTTCCTGTACTTCAATTAATATGACCCTATTGTATGGGTCATTATGGAGCGAACATGCTCCTTTTTCTAAGGTATTCCAATAGTCTTCCATGATAAACCTCCTTTTGTGGTTAATTGCAATTAAGACCTAATTAAGACCTTATGTGGGAACACTTCCCATAATGTTCCCTGATAATGAATTAATTATAGTTTATTTAATATTTTTATCGGGATATCAATTTTATTAACTTTTACAGGTTCAGGGTACCATTCTTTTGTGGATTTCTGAACCGCTTTCCCTGCTGTACTTCCATCATATCCGGTATGAATAGATGCGTAAAAACTTCCATTTTCAATTGTTTTGTGATCCTACCGTATGCCACAAAATCTCTACCCTCTTGTTTAATGTAATCACCGATTTCCATTTTGAATCTCCGTTTTTCTGTGTTTGTAAAAGGAGTTTCCTACGGTGTAGGAAACCCCATCCCTTTCCTATGCTGCAATCAGGAGCTTGTCAAATATATTCGACACTTTGATACCGTTTTCAATTTTGACAGACTCCGTGGAATCCGAATCTGTGATCCGTTGGGTGAATGAGTTGTAGAAGTCCCACCCGGTCAAAGCGTTGGCATCAATCAGGGCTTTTACTGATTTGTTTTCACCCCTTAATGGAGTATTCAGGAGTTCATCCTGTACCCGTGGCCCAATTTCAAGTTGTTGGAAGATCGTGTCAATATCAGGAGCCTTCAGGCTTTTCTGGGCATATTGTGACCACAGCCCTACTGATTCAATATCATTTTCAATGGATTCAATATATTTCTGGACTTCCGCATCCAGATCCAGAGATCCTTTATGCAATTTCCGGGTATTGAGAGCTGTAAATCTGTTATCTGGACGCATCATACCGTTGGAGCATACAAGTCTCCACAAGGCTGAATTGATCAGCAATCTTACCGTGGCATCGGCAGAATTTTTTATGAAAGTTCTTGGGTATACATCATCCCCAGGTTTGATTGTAATGGGTTTATTGCTCTTGAAATATGCAACACAATTTCCACCATCATGGGAAGTGTGGATGTCAATGTTCCCCAGTTCATACAATTCAGGAAGGCTATCAAACAGCTTCCAGACGGCTTCGTTGTGCTGGACAACCTGATATTGTTTGGATACAGTCTTCAGTCCTTCAACCCTTCCATCCGGGTGTAATGCAATATTGAACATTCCACTTGCCTGAAAAAGCCCATCTTCATCCTGTCCGAATTTTTCCAAAATTGAAGTATCCACATCACCAAAGTCAAACAAAGGGCGGCCCTGAATTATTGTAGGCACCTTGTCAAGCCCAGTAACCTTTACATTCAATTTGTCTGCTTTTTCCATTATCTGTTCGTTAATAATGTTTTCCATGTCGTACCTCCTACGGTATTAAATGATTGTATGATTAGGTTTCCTACACCGTAGGAAACCTGTTTAGTAATTGTTATTCGGCTTCATTCAAAATTGCCCAGACTTTTTTGCAATACCAGATTGAACCTGCATCCCCGGACGGGATATCTCCCTTGGAACCACTATTTAACCAATCACAATACCTTGCAATTGTACCCTCTTTTTTCCGGGAATTTCCATCAAGCGCATTTATAACACATCCGATTGAAGACACGAAAGATTTTGCTGATCCTTTGAATCCATTTTGGAGTAGTTCATCAACAATTTCTTTTCTGTCAGTCCCAGCCGTAATTTGTGCTATAACAAGGCTGAATGGTCTTTCAATTTTTGTTCCTGAAGCCTTTTTAGTTTTGGCTTTCGGCACAGGGGCAGTTTTTACCATGCAGATTGCCCCAACATTCGGTTGGGATTTTTTGCAAGCAACACATTTTTCTGCTTCTGCAACATGGCTTCCAACACATTTTTTCACAGTGGTAGCTGTTACCAATTTTCCATCAATTTCTGCCTGAATGGACACCTTTGCCCGAGCGTTTGTTTTCTTGATCACTTTTGCCATTTTTAAATCTCCCTGTTTGTGGGTTAAGGTTGCACACGCCGTGTGCAACCATATTATTCAATTCAGTTTCCTACGGTGTAGTAAACCCCTTTTCTATGCGGCATCCCCTATTGCAAAATTCAAAGGTGCCGATTTTCCAGCCGCTTTCCCAGCATCCCATGTCTTTTTATCTGATGGCATGTCTGTTTTTGATCTTCTCCCAGCCCTTAAATTGGGATACATCTCTTCCATTGCCTCCTGAATCTCTTTTTCTTTCACGACAACCAAGGCAGTACACCCTTCTTGTGCATGGATAGTTTCATCCATTTGAGATTTCAATTCCCATGCCCTTTCCCAGATAATGGAAGCCGCCACATTTCCGAATTGATTCCGTTTTCCACTATAGGTTTTCTGGGGGAAGAATTTCCATGCCTCTTTTTCGATATGTGCCGTGACAACATCAATGAAGTACAAGGTTGTCTCCACATCACTGAAAGTCCCAATAACCTCCCATTCTGTGTAGTCATAGAATTTTCTGAATATCACTTTAGTATCAAAGGTGGCACAAAATGTGCTGACCACGCTGGATACCCATTGTGGACGTTTTGTCCCATCCTTGTAAAATTTGAAAGTATCTGCAATGAAGTTATCCGTTTCCAGATCCACTTCAGTTTCTTGGATACGGTATTTTGCCATAAGCATTGCCGCATGGCGTTTGAAGGTATCCCCTTCTGGAGTCCCTTCTTGATCTTTCGCTTGACAAAGAATTTTACTGATTTTGTCGATGATTTTCTGCTTGTCCTCATTCATTTAAAACCTCCTACGGTTTGTTTTGAAATTAACTTCATGTTAGGTTTCATGTTAGGTTCATGTTAGGTTTACTACGGTGTAGGAAACCCTTTTAAATCCCATTTTGCTTGCACCAGATTTTTTCAATATTCATAGTTCCATAGGTATTGAATTCATACATCAATCCCCTTCCATTTACATACCAATTCCATTCTTTTTCAGGATAGGAGTGATTTCCTAACTCGAAATTGTCTTCAGACAGCCATGATATCCACATATAGAACATTTTAACCCCCTTTTATTTGAATTTCACCCTTCATCATTTTTCCGGGCTTAGGACCGGCTTTGGCTGATTTAATGAGGGGGAATTCCACCCCCTTTTTTTCTAAAGTCAATTATAGCCCATTTTTCTTAACAGGGCGCATTTTTGATCCTCCTTTTATGTCTTCCAATTTTAGCGTGAATATCTCAGTTCCTAATATCACCCCCTTTTATTTAGAAATAATATACCCGGCTCCGGTCCGTATCTACAAACCTATCCGCATATTTTTCCAAAACATGACCCTTTTTATCCGTGTTCATCCCAACAGAAATTCCATCCCTGCTTTTTGCCATTTGAAGGTGATCCAAATATCCAAGTCCATTATAGTTTCCAGTTTCCATCAATACATATTCCAAAAGCATACTTTGGGCAGTTCTTTGATCAATCAATTTATCCTGCGAATTTAGATTATAATCATTGACCTTTTTCCGCAGATCTTCAACCTTAAATGTTTTTCGACTTTTAGCCATTTTTCGACTCCCTTTTATTTCGGTTTACTACGGTGTAGGAAACCCATTTTATATTGTAGTTATAAATGCTTTTTTGATCTTAATCCGGTGAAATATTAGACGCCAGGAATACTTCACCGAACTCCATGGATCTAAATCCTGAGATTCCTGAGTTTCAATAACCCTGTAATGATACCATTTCATTTTAACCCCCTTTTATTTAGTAACAAATCCACATTTTAATTTGAATCGCAAGATATTTCGCACAAAAATTATAGAACCCCAGATCCTGATACAACAGGTTCATTCTTGATTCTTCCACATAGATTGCACCCATTGTTGCAAGCATGATCACAAAACAACACAATACAAAATATTTACACATTTTTTTCTCCCTTTCCCGTTTCAGTTTCCTACACCGCAGGAAACCCATTTTTAACCCAATTTTAAAAACTTATGTCAAAGGGGATTTTTTCCTATTAATCCCCCTTCCCATAAATCTTTAATCATTTTGCCTTCTGGGGATATTTATCCATCAAAGCAATCCCTAATTCCATTTCTTCCTCCACGGATAACTCAATTTCTTTGAACTCTTCCTCCAATATCTCAATTACAGTCATTTCAACCCCCTTTTATTTCAATATGATCCATCTTTCAAATCCATGTTTACTACACCGTAGGAAACCCATTTTCTATTTTACGTTTTTGTAGGACCTTTCCGAGAAAAGCCCACTTTTCACCTCTTCAATATCAACGGATACCAATTCTAAATCTACTGGTTCTCCATACAATTTCATAGTATATTTTTTGAACCCCTTGTTTGCCTTTTCTGAAGCTGAATCTTCTCCCTTTGCAGGATAGATAAAAGTACTGATAATACCACGCCCTGAAGGATCAACCCATTTTATTGATATACTGTAATTTTTCTCCCTTTCCCTTTTCAGTCCTACCCCGTAGGAAACCCAAATTAATTCTTAATTTAAATTAATTTTTTTTAATCTACCTATCCGATTGAATTTTTCCTGTTTTCTCGGATATTTCTAGTATATAAAAGTTTTTCTATCGATCCGAAAAACCTTTATATAATAAGGCAATATCAAAAACGTATCCTTGCTATTGCCTTATATCCTTAAACTCCCGTATCAAGCTAATTTTTAGCCTTCTGTAGTTACTTCCGGCAACATATAACCCTTAATTCTTTTCGCAATCTCTAGCGGATCGCAATGTTTTCCTGCTCGCTCCAATGCTACGACCAAAGCCTTTAAGATTTTTTCAGGGTCTGCTATAACTTCTTCATCTTCTTTACCTATCGCCAAAATTGCCTTTAAAATTCTTTGCGGATTAATTGACAAACACCCGGTCCCTGAAAATTTTTCAACTACAACTGAACTATCAATATCAATCTCGAATAATTTCATACTCGCCGACACATCATTTTTTGACAAATTTAAATCTTTTAAGGCTTCAGTTCTTAACAAAGCACCTTGTTTTTGTGAATAATTCTTTTTAAAGTAAATCCCGATTTCTCCTACACTATGAAAAGCTTTACACGTTGCAAGACTTGCTATTTTTCTGCCTTCCTTAATGAAAGTAAAACTATCAGTAAATTCTACTTTTGATTCAATAAAATTTTTAACCGTCAATTCTATATCAAGATCCTTGACATCTTTCTTTGCAGTAGTTGTTACAACGTCGGCAATAGTCGAATCAGTCGAATCAGTTGAATCGGTTTTGTTTTCATTCTTGTTTGTAGTTGTCATGTTTAGATCCCCTTAAATTAATGAATTAAAAAAGATTAAATAAGATTAAATAAGATTAAATAAGATTAAAAAAGATTAAAAATTAAATTGTGCTTCCTACGTTATAGGAAACTCGTTTGTTTTCGCTTTATGAAAAAACTATTTTGTTTTCGCTTTATGAAAAAACTATTTTGTTTATGATTTTACCGTTTTTTCAAGGTTTCCCGTCAATCTTTTTTAATACTATTTTGATTGACGGGAAACCTTGAAACAAGACCGGACAAAATAAAATCCGGTCTTGATCAAATTAAAAAAATTAAACAATAAGACCCGGCTTTATTATTACTGGGTCTTATATGCTATGCTATCCCGTACCAACTACGTAAAAGGTTTTTTAATAGTTTTTATTGCCTTTACTTGTTTAAATTGTTTTTGGTGTCATCCTATAATTGGTGGTTTGTGGTTTGTGTTTTTTTGGTCCTTAATAACGGTTAAATTGTTTAGCTCCGCTTGAAAAGTTGTTTTATGATATCCAAATCCTATTTATTTGGAATGTGAAAAGTTTGGGCTTATTATTTTGCGAATCAGGTTTTGGTTGCTAACCGCCCGGTCACCGCCTTTAACTTTTTATTTTTTAGGGGATGTTATAAACTGTATCATTATAAAGTTTATAAGTAGGTATCCTGTTTGGTTAACTCAGACCCACCCAACAATTATGTAAAAGATCAGCTTGACTATCCCGCCCCCTCTTGCCTTGCTCCTCTTGCTGCCCCTCTCACCTGCCGTCAGGTGAAACTACTATACGCTAATAAAAAACATAACACAACCCCTTGAAATCATTGAACAATATGGCATATACCGCTTGTAAGCTATTGATATCATTGAATAATTTTTACCTATAAAAAAAATTCATCTATGCAAAAAAAGATATGTAATAAAATCAGATACTTACAAGATAAATGGAAAAATAATTAGTTTAAAAGTATTTACTAATAAAAAAACATAATAAAATCAGATAGTTATACAATTAATTTATTTTAATTTATTTTAATTTATGTTTAAAATCGGTTTTTGTATGATTTAAGGCCGATTTAAACCGGTATATATATGATAGTACTCGAATAGATCAAAACCGGCTTAAATAGGCTAAATACAGCGTTTTACGCCTATTTTGTCGTCTCTTATAACGTACACGGGCGCAGGCCCGGTCTATTAATTTTTTGACGGGCGCAGCGTAGAATAATCAATACAAGAATGGAGCAAGAATGGAACAAGAATGGAACAAGAATGATAAAATATGAATAGCGATTCCATTAAATGAATATGATTCATTGACTAAATCGGATTTAGTAAATTGAATTCATTTGTAGAATACCGCTCGATAACATGGCCCGGATCAAACCCGGATTTACTGAATTGAATTTAGCGAATAAATCAGGTTCAATTGTATACAAAAAACTGCCGTGTAACATACTGATATTATAGGGAAAACTTGACCTATTAAGATTTGAGTTTTATACATAGGGCAGGCCCGGTCCTTGTCATACGTCTCTTAAATAGGCAAATAACACGTTTAAACACGTTTAAACACGATATAACATTTATTACACAATTTTAATCTAAATTAATTTATGCCGGAAAAATATCAGAAATAAGAAATTATTCATCCACTGAATCAGATTCATTATATATCACCACGATATTAAATGAATATGACGCAATATTTGACTATTGTTTAATGTGAATATACAATATAATTATAATATATAAAATGAATCTGATTCATTTAATGAATATCGGGTCTGATTTAAACATTAACTGAATTGTATTCATTCGCTGAATCAGATTCATCCACTGAATCAGATTCATCCACTGAATTGTATTCATTCGCTGAATCAGATTCATCCACTGAATCAGATTCATCCACTGAATCAGATTCATCCACTGAAGCCCCTTTATTTTATGAAGCCGGGGCCTACTTCTCCATCACGTTGAAAAATTTCAGATATCTGTATTAACAGGTATTGCCAGTAGTATTATCTCCACGTTGAAAAATTTAAAATCCTTGTATTACCAGTAATTATCTCCAACATATATAAAATACAATATAAAATCCAATATAAAATCCAATATAAAATCCAATATAAAATCCATTTTCCTCTTGTATTATTTTTATACATTTTACTCTTGACAACCCTTTATTAATGCTTTATCATCAACTCCATGAAAACAATCACCAAAAAAGAACCTACAAATAATACCTTGAATACCCAAAGGGGTCCCTTGAACAACAGTATGAGAATTTCTATCAGGATTTCTTCAGTAGTAACTTCTTTATCTATTAAAAAGAATTTAATCGCTATATGGATTTTGCTTATGAACACGGACCCGAAGGATAGCAAGGATGATTTAACTGATTTCGTTTATACTTGTTTAGATAAATGGGATAAAGATACTGCCAAAGGGTTAAGTGATTTTGTTTCAGAGAAATTAATTCAAGATATGCTTGAGGCTGAAGATTATATTGAATACAAGAAAATTCTTGAGGGGTTATAAGGATTAGCTATGAGGAAACTAAAAAGAAAACCAGTAGGTAAACCAACATCACCAATATCAGATCCAATAACTGAACGTAAAATATTACATGCTGAGAAAGCTGAAACCAAGTCTAAATCCAAGCCAGAATCCAAACATAAGTCCATACACAAAACATTAAAGAAGGTTACTTCTAAAGCTCCTCTTAGGACAATCAGAAGATATAAAAAGCAAAAGTGTAATTTTGTTACTATAGATATTGATACCAAAGAGCCAAAGCAATGTAATTTCTTTGCTGTAGGAAAAGGAACATTATGTAAAAAGCATGGTGGAGATCCTGTTATAAAAGAAAACTTAATTTCAATTAAGGATGAGACATTATTACCAATGCATTTATCCAAGTTTAATCCAGCAGTACATCCACTGCAATATATTAATTTAAGTAGAGAGGGAATGTCAAAAGTAGAGATTGCAGCTTCAATGGAAATCTCTGTCCAAGTATTGAAAAGCTGGGCAGAAAGATTTGAATCCTTTAATACTGCAAGTGAGATAGGAGATGCATTACACGAATCCTGGTGGATACAGAGAGGAAAGGGTGGGTTAGATTCAAGGAATTTCAATACTTCTTTGTTTAAATTCTTGACCAGTAACAAATTAGGTTATTCTGATAAAATGGAAACAAAGAATACCAACATGAATATGCATGGTGTTTTATTAATACCTGATGCTGTTACCGAAGATGAATGGGAAAAGGATGCCATAGATGTCTGATATAAGAATTCCATCAATGTTGCTTATTTGTATTGGGAATAGTAGGGGAATGGAATGTTTCCCATTGATAAATATGTGGAGTATTTCCAGGAAAAGACAATGGAGAGATAAGCCAGAATCAGAGAAAGAAGCTCATAGGCAAAAAATGAGAGAAGTAATGCCAGGGGTTCGTAGAAAATACATGAAGACCATAACAGCAAAGCAGAAGAAAGTATTTGCCAAGATGATGAGTGATGGAAAGAAGAAATACTGGGCTAATATTTCTGAAGAAGATAAAAAAATCCATATTGCTAAAATGGCTGCTGGTATAAAAGTAGCCCGTGAAAATAATAGATATCCCAAAAACACATTTACTCCAGAAAAAGCAAGAAGGACATTGCATGGCATTAAAGAAGTTATTGAATTGCCAAGGGTAAATACATATAGTGGAACTATCACAATGTCTGAAATGGAGAATCTAAATGCTTAACAGGATGGATTATAAATGGCAAGAAAACCTATAATCATATGGAAACCGTGGCCCGGATCTCAGCAGAAGTTCTTGACATGTCCTGCATGGGAATGTCTCCTTCATGGTAACAGAGGCGGCGGTAAAACGGACGTTCTTATTATGGATTTTCTGCAAGATGTTGATAAAGGGTTCGGGATTGATTATAAGGGGCTATTGCTCAGAGAAGCAACCACAGAACTTGGTGATGTTATATCGAAGACAAAGAAGTGGATTCCACGAATCTTCCCTCTTGCAAAATATAATGGATCAAAGAAGATATGGACATTTTCAGATGGTGAAACTCTTTGGTTGAATTATGCTCGGGTTGAAGCTGATTATGAACAGTATCATGGGCATGAGTACCCATGGATTGGTTGGGAGGAATTAACCAACCATGCGTTTGACAAAGTTTATAAAAAATTGATGTCTTGTAATCGGTCATCCAACGCAGGAATCACACCAAAATATAGGGGAACTTGTAATCCAAGTGGTCCAGGACATCAGTGGGTTAAGCAAAGATTCATTGATGCTACACAAACAGGTAAAATTCTTAAAGAAGATATAGAATTCGAGTATCCCAATGAAAAGGGTGATACGGTTTCAACAACATTAACTGTAACCAGAACTCATGTCAGAAGTTTTCAAGCAGAAAATAAATCATTGGCTGAAGCTGATCCTTTATATATGGCTAAAATATATGAATTGACTAAAGATAATGAAATGCTTAGAGCCGCATGGATTGATGGTTCCTGGGATTTATTGATTGGTGGATTTTTTACTGATGTGTGGGATAAAGATATTCATGTGTTACCAACATTCAAAGTTCCTACTTCTTGGGATCTTATCAGAAGCTTTGATTGGGGTTCTTCTAAGCCTTGGGCAGTCACTTATGGATTTATAACAAATGGGGAACAACCTGATCCTCATTTACTTGGTGGAGAGATTATTCCATATATCCCAAAGGGTTCAGTGATCATTTGCACTGAGATATATGGATGGAACGGAAACATAAATGAAGGTGATCAAGCCGTATCTTCTGAAATAGCAGAGCGTGTTTTGGCAGTTGACAATGCTTTATTAACTGAGTATGGTATACGTTGTGTTCCTGGACCAGCAGATACTTCCATTTACGATGTAAGAGACGGGACATCAATTGGAGCTAATTTAGGATCTTGTGGATGTCATTGGACAAGAGCTTACAAAGGAGCAGGATCAAGAGTTGCTGGATGGTCAATTATTAGACAAATGTTAGGTGCTGCAAAAAGAGGTGATATAGAAACTCCACATCTGTACTTTTTTTCTCAAGCAGAGCATCACATTAGAACATTACCAGTTCAACAGAGAGATCCGAAGAAGCCAGAAGATATTCAATGTTTTGTGGCAGGTACTATGGTGTCCTTAGAAAATGGATTTAGAAAGATTGAGGATATACTGGTTGGTGATATTGTTAAAACTCCGATAGGGTTGCGAAAAGTAATAAATGCCGGTTCTACTGGATTTGCAAAAATAACAAAGGTAATTTTCGGTGAAAATGAATTAAAGGGAACTTTTGACCATCCAGTATTTGTAGAAGGTGAAGGATTAGTTTCATTAAGTAAATTGGTTAAAGGAGATATTTTATGTCAAAACTCATTACATATTTTAGAGGAATCAAATTCACAAGTGTCAATGAGGGATACTTTGAATGCCACCACAGTAATCGTAAAATTTTTGATGGAACAACATTGTTGCACAGAGCAAAATGGCAATTCTATATTGGACCAATTCCAGCAGAACATGAACTCCATCATAAAAATAGAATCAAATATGATTGCAGTAGGAAAAATCTTGAACTTCTTCATGGCTCAGATCACGCAAGATTCCACCTGCAAGAAAGAATGCAGAAAGGTGGGGATTGTTACGAAAAACTTAAAATATGGAGAAAATCTAAAGAGGGTAAACGACAGCTTCGATCTAATATTAAAAAATGTAGAGAAAATACTCCCGAAAGAAAATTTACGTGCGATTACTGTGGTAAGGTTGTTATTACAAAACATCCATCAAAGAAATTTTGCTCCCTTAAATGTAAAGAAGCAATATCAGGAAAAATTAAAAAAGAATGTGTCATGTGCGGAGAATTCTTCTGGACAAAACCACACAACACAAGAGAAACACAAACTTGTGGTTACGCATGTGGATGGGAATTGCGACGAAGCAACAGTATATAATTTGACAACTGAGCAATCAGGAATGTATTATGCGAACGGCGTTCTTGTTTCTAATACAGATGGAGAGGATCATTGTATGGATTCCGCACGTTACCTAATTGCCAGAAGAATGTCAGCAATGAAACAAAGATCAGTAAAAAGTTAAAGGAGATAACAAATGGCATCAAAAAAACAAACAACGACCACAGCATCCATAGGCGCAGTTGATACAGTTCATCCAGAATATGACAGGCACAAAGTGCCGTGGATGAGGGTTCGGGATTGTATGAAAGGGGAGGATGTTGTAAAATCCAAAAAAGAACTATATCTCCCAAGACCTTCAGGAATGACAGGTGAACGTAAGAAAGCATATGATGCCTATTTGGAAAGGGCACATTTCCCACTTGTAGTTTCCTATGCTCTTTCAGGTGCTTTGGGCATTGTAATTACAAAACTACCTGAATTTAATGTGCCAAAACAACTTGAGTACATTCTGAAAACAGCTACCAAAGATGGTAGATCATTAAACCAATTATTTCTTGATATTGTTATTGAAATATTTCAAACTGGCAGAGTTCCTTTGCTTGTAGATGTCATTGCTTCCAAAAATGAATTCAGGTTTGTTGATTATAAAGCAGAAGCATTTATCAATTGGGGAATAAATTCAGAGCAAGAAGAAGAAAGTTTGTCTCTTGGAGTTTTGAAAGAAACAAGGCCTGATTCAGATGATATTTTTTCTCATTCCACTAAAGATGTTTATCGTGTTTTGCAGTTGGTAGAAGAAAAATACACTACAGCTTTATATGGTACGGACGGAAATCAAATTGTAGATTCCAATGTATCGCCTGATTTAAGAGGAAAGCCAATTAATAGGATTCCTTTGTTCCTGGCAGGTTCAATTAATAACTCATTTGACATGCAACCAATTCCTTTGATCTCAGTTGCTAATTGTTCTGTACAGATTTACAGAAAAGAGGCTGATCTTGCAAATTCAGAATACTTATCTTGTAATCCTACTCTTTGTATTGTAGGCGCAAGCAATGATGAAAATCTTCCTAATGTAGTTGGTTCCTCTGTAATGATTGTTATTCCAGACCCGGCAGCAAGAGTTTTTTATACTGTAACTGACACAGCCGCATTAAAACATGTATCTGAACATATAACAGGGCTTTATGAAGAAGCAATCAGACACGGTGTTGCTATCTTAGACGCACGTAAAGGAGTCGAAGCAGCAGAATCACTCAGAATACGTCAATCAACGCAGAGCGCATCATTATACTCTGTTTTTCTGTCTGCTATGAACGCAATCAAGCAGGGTCTTGAGTTAATGTGTGATTGGGGTGGATTTAACAAGGAAGAGGTTATTCTTGATGCTCCATCCTCACTTACTCAGGGTATTCCTGATTCAACCATACTTGCTCAGATAATTGAAGGTTATGCCACTGGTGTTATCCCATTAGATGTTATCCATAGATATCTTGTTTATTCAGGTCTTCTTGATCAAACTATTGGTTATGATGATTATGTAACTTTGCTTAAATCTGATGATATGAATTTAGGCAGAAGTCCAGAAGAGGAAGGACTTTCTCTTAAAGACAAAGATGGAAATATTATTGGTGACAAAACGAAAAAAGATCCAGATAAAACGATTAGTGATCTTGAGAAAAAGAAAGCTGATGAAAAAGCTGAAAAAAGAGTTCCAAAAAAGATAGTTAAGAAGTAAATTAACGAAAGTTTGAGACTTTCACACTGGGATCTTGAGGATTCCGCAATTAAGGAGAAAGAAAATGCCCGTATTTGATTTTATCGAGAACACAGAACAAAGAGAGAAAGCTGAAAATCTTCACAAAATTGAAGTTGATCAGCTTACAGTTGATTTGACCAATGCAAACAAGGTTACAACAGAGGAAGCTGTGGCTGGTTTAAAAACCAAAAATGCTGAGATTCTGGATGAGAAAAAGACCCTCTCTGATAATCTTAAAAAGTTTGAAGGATATGATCCTGAAGCTGTTAAAGTTGCCACTGATTTCTACACAAAGAATAAAGATGTCGAGTTCTTGAAAGATGGTACAGTGGAAGAACTTATCCAAACAAAAACTTCTGTGTTAACTGCTGATTTTGAAGCAAAAATTGGTGAAATGAGTGTGAATCTTACTGCTGCCCAGAAATCATCCAATGAGTACCAGGGATTATTTGAGTCCAAAGTAATTGATGATGGTGTTCGTGCAGCCGCAGTAAAAGCTGGAATGATTGATACTGCTGTTGAGGATGCTGTACTTCGTGGACGTGGTGTATTTTCACTTGATACAAATAAAATGATTGAAGCCCGTGATGCAGAAGGGAAGTTGGCAATTTCTTCTGACAAGAAAGTTTTGACCACTGAAAATTGGGTTGAAGATCTCAAAGAAACTTCTCCTCATTATTGGCCTCCATCTCAAGGAGCAGGGGCTACAGGTGGTAAAATTGGTCCTGAGAGTGATAAGGCAACTAAACTTCAAGCTCTTGCTGATGCTGGAGATGTTACAGCGTACAGAGCCATGCGAGATAAAAAATAAATATGAATTCAGGACATAAACTACTTGACATTGAAGATTATATAATTTAATGTGATTATAATATTATTGGTGTTCTTGTGGGACATCTCAACAGTTTACGACCTTGGGGGTCAAAAACACATATGTTTTTTGGCCCCTTTCCTTTTCGAGAAGGGGCATAATTCTTAAAAAGGAGATTTAAAAATGGCTAACATTTGGGAACATCCCTCAGTAATTGCAATGGAAGCTTTGACACATTTGGAAGATGCATTGGTCATAGCACCATTATGCGCCAAAGACGTAACAAGTGATTTCACCACTAAATCAAACGGCTGGAAAGTCGGCGATGAAGTATCTTTTAGAACTCATGGTGAATATGAAGTTGATGAGTTTACAACCGATATCAGCACACAGGATGTTGCATCCAGCACCAGAGCCTTGAAGATTGAGAAACATTTTGATATTTCGATTGCCATTACAGCTTCCGAGCAAGCTATGGATCTTGATTCTTTTGTGGATCAGATCATCATCCCCGCCACATACAAACTTGCCGAAAAAGTAGATACGTTTATTGGTACGAAACTTCTCCAAGGTGCTGGAGCTTATTACAGTACTGGTCTTTTTGAAACTGCTGCTGATATTGCCCTGGCGAGAAAAAACGCAACTCTGCAACAGTTGGCAATGAATCGTTTCTGTCTGGTAGATCTTGACATTGAAGCAACTCTCCTGGGTCAGACATGGTTTAATCAGTCCCAGACCCGTGGTGCAGATGGTGAAACTACTCTCCGTAATGCTGACATGGGCCGGGTAATGGGGATGGATTTCTTCTCCAGTATTGCTTTTCCGACAGAAGCTGCCCTGTATGCAGTGGGTACAATGGGAGCTACAACCACTGATTCTGCTTCCGGAACCAAAAATCTTATTGGTGGGAAGGTTCTCACCATTGATGCCCCTGGTGCTGGAACTATTGTTGCAGGAGATAGAATTATTGTTGCCGGGGCCAGGCGGCCATTGATTGCTGCTGCTGATGTGGCGGATACTACATCCATCACCACCATTGCTCTGCGTGATCCCATTGCTGAAGTTCTTGCTGATGCTGCATCCGTAACTGTTGCTGCTGTTGGTAAAAATGTTCAGCATCACGGCGTTATTATGGATGACAGATCTCTTGCAATTGCATTTCCTATTCTTGATCTTCCTGAAGATCGGGTAGCTGCAACTGTATCCAACAATGGCGTAAGTATTCGTATTGTTAAAGGTTATGATCTTGCCAAGAAGAAAACTACAATGTCTCTTGATCTCCTGTGTGGTGGTTTTGCTCTTGATCCCCGTCGAATCACAATGATCGGTGACAAGTCAGCATAATTAATTTAAATTAAGCCTAAACAATCCCTGAATTAATTTTCAGGGAGAAGGAGTACCAAATGAAGCTTTTCAAAGGCGATAGAATCATGCAGAGCGTAGACAAACACCAATTGCAGGATTGTCTCGATGCCGGATGGAGCAGAACAAAGGAAACAAAGGTTCCTGTAGAAGTCCTTGAAAAAGTGGAAGTCCCTGAAAAAGTGGGAGTCCCTGAACCTGTAGCGAAAGTGAAAATTGCCACAAAGAAAAAACTTAAATCAATTAAGAAAAAATAGGAGGTTTAGATGGCTTTAAATGCGATATTAGGTGATGCATTTGCCAACTCCTATGTTACTGCGGCTGAAGCGGAGGTATACTTTGAAGATCGTATGCATTCCTCGGCCTGGGACACTGTTGATGACGGTGATCCTCTTTTGATCTCAGCATCACAAATGTTAGATTGGTATGTTAAGTGGAAAGGGGATAAAGCTACTGCTGCACAGGCAAGACAATGGCCCAGGACAGATGTTACTCGCCCAGATGGTACTGAAATTGATGAGGACGCTTTACCCCCCGAAGTAAAAATTGCTGTATACGAATTAGCGTTTATGAATATAGGTGCTGATCGAACTGCTGAAGATCCTTTGGCTGGAATCGGACAGCTTAAAGCCGGTTCCCTTATGATTAAAGCTGGTGCTGAAAAACCAAATCAAACCAATCCGAAAGTTATTCCCTCTCACGTATATCAAATCATATCTGATTTGTATATTAAGAGTGGTGGTACAGTTTGGTTGGATAGGGCATAATATGACAAGTATCAGAAATACATTTTTAAAGGGTGTTGAGACTGTTTTCGATGTATTCAATGAAGCAGTTAAAACCGGCGTTTATACGGTGATTACAGACGATGGGTTTGATGATATCTCAACTACTACTGATACCGTTCGATGCATCTTTGAAACACTAAAAGAGAAGGATTTAAACAGTCTTTCTTTTTCCAAGTTAATCCAGCCTCAAGATGTTGTTGCTTTAATGCCTTCTGTTGATTTGGTTAATTGTGTAATGACCACCACAGGAACAATTTTGTTTGATGAAGACAAATATAGTGTAATTGCTTTTGAAGTCGATCCAATGACTGTTATTTATACACTTCTTTTTAGGAAAGTATAACATGGCTAACACGTTTGCAGATTTATTTAAATTCTTGGATTCAGTTCCAGAAGATATCCGAGTTAAGATAAAACGGGTATTTTCTAAGACGAAGTCTGATCTTTTGTTGAGTGAGCTTCGTGCCCATTCACCTGTGTTTACAGGAAGATACAGGGATGCTTGGCGTGTTGACAGAGCAAGATTTACTGATGGAAGTGTTATTGCTGGTTTACGGATATACAATGAAACCCCCTATGCTGAAGCAATGGAATATGGAGCAGGGATAGGGGGATCTCCTTGGCCTTGGTATCCGAGAGTTAGGACAGGAAAGCTTGTCGAATTTGAAGGAAAAGTTTGGGCCGGAGGTCTTGATCCTGGAGGGAAAAAATCCCTTGGTGGTGCCATTTATCGAGTTAGTGCAAAACACAGAGATTTCAGAGCTTTAACCAAAGAAATTGCTGATGCCGTTGTAAAAGGGTGGTAATAATGAGTGATAATAGAGAAGCTGGATTAGTAGAAATTTATGACCGTATAAAAGCAAATCGGGTTGTATTGGGTCTTAATTCTTTTAAAAGAACACCAACTGTTCCAGTTAAGGAATCCGATTTAACTTGTGTTTTAATGATTGAAGGTGAAGATATGATCATTAAAAAATCCAGCAGAGGCACAACAGGCTATCCAGCAACAAGACTCTTAACTGTTACTATTGAAGTCATTGCAGAAAAAACAATTGATGTGAAGCAAATTACCCGAGATTTGAGGGGTGTAATCTTTACTGATAGGGTAACAGGGAATCCATCATCAATTGTTGCTGATAATGTTTTTATCCATGAAAACCGCATGGAAGGTCCAATGGGATTTGGGTTGCCTGGCATTATTGGGATGCGTTTAATTTTAGATTTAATTTATACTGACAATGGTTTATAAATAATAATTTTAGGAGGTCCAAATGGCCAAAAGTCCAAACACCGACAATTATACACTTGGCAAAGGCGTGGTATATTTTAATCAGCTTGTTTCCGATGAGTACACAGGCGAACGAGATCTTGGGAATGCCCCCGCTTTTACATTCAACATTGCTCTTGAAAAACTTGAGCATTACAGTTCCAGAGGTGGTTTGAAAGCAAAGGATAAAGAAATTATTTCCCAGATTACTCCTGGTCTTTCTTTTACACTTGATGAAGTGAATAAGGAAAATTTTGCTTTGTTGACTTTGGGTACTATCACAGCAACCACTCAGGCTGGTGCTACAATAACTGATGAAGAAATTAAAGATGCACATCTTGGCATGAGAATGCTTACCAGTAAACGTGCAATTTCTGCTGTTATTATTGGTGATGATGCAACACCAACAATTACATACGTAGCTGGTCCTGCATCTAATCCTCTGGCGAATTATGAAATTAGTACAACTCTGAAAGATGCTGTTATTGGGCGTATTTTGATCCATGAAGATCAATCGGGCTGTGTTGCAAAAATTACAGAAGGTCAAACTTTGTTTGTGGACTATACTTCCGGTGCGATTGCCTATGATAAGATTTCGGCGTTTGCAAATACTCAGGTTGAAGGTTTCTTACGTTTTGTTTCTGACAATCCTGCTGGACTCCAACAGGAATTACAGGTATGGCGAGTTTCCTTGACTCCGAGTGGTGATACTGCTTTGATCGGTGATGACTGGAGTACCCTCGGATTCACTGGTGAGATTCTGAAGGACGAGACAAATCATGCGTCTTCTCCTTATGCTGATATTATCATGAATCAAGTATCCACTGCATAAAGTAGTTTTATAATTTAAAAACTGTGTCCGAGAACCATTGAAACAAGAAGAAAGTTCCCGGACACATAAACCAACATTAAAAAGAAGGAAAGACTTATGACTACCTCAACAAGACAGTCCTTGTCAATTGATCTGGATACCCTATTTCCAGGAGAATCATTAAAAATAGGAAATTCCCATGTAATTATTCGTCCACTGAGCTTACAACAAATCGCAACTGTTTCCCTGAAGGTAAAAGACTTTTTGCAGGAAATGGGAAGGAAAGATATCACTTTTTCAAATTATGAAAGTGGTGCCAATATGGTAGAAGTAGTTGTTACTCTGTTACAAGAATTTCCTGATGTATTGGAGGAAGTCACCAATATTGCTGTTGCCGATCTTGAACAATTACCACTTGATGTGGTAGTTGAATTGGTCGGGCTTGTTATTGAAGTGAATATGAAATCCAAGGATACATTGGAAAAAAACTTCAAGAGCTTGGCCGAGAAATTCACGGATCAAGCTCCACTAATCAAAAAGTAGAAGATGTAGAGGAGGATAGCAAAGGGATATCTTTTGCTATCCAGACATTAGTAACAAACGGTCATTCTTGGACCGATATAAAAAACTACACTTTGGCTGAGATAGGAACTTTTTTTAAAACAGTAGTATTGGTTGAGAGAAAAGAACAAGCTTCAACTTTTTCTAATATGTGGCTGGGGAACAACTTACCTTTTGATGAGTATAAAAAGAGATTGGCAGATTACGGAGTTAAAGAACCCAAACCAAAAGAACCCACAGCGAAAGAGGTTAAAAATGATTGGAATAGGTTAGCTTCATTTTTAGCAACAGGGAGTTAATATGGCAGACAATGTTAAAAAACAGGTAGAAATAGTTTTTAAAGTTATCGGGGTTGATTTAGATAATGTAGACAAACTATCTATAATGTTTAAAAATCTTCAGACTGTTGTGGATGAGACTACTGCTAAAGTTAATACGTTCAATGAATCACTGAAAAACATTAAAGCTCCTCCAGAGTTAAGTGCAGTAATCACTCCTCTAAAAGAACTGTCCAAGATAAAATTGCCATCAGTAGATAAGGTTGTCGAGGGGTTGCAAAAGTTGGTTGCTATGGGGACTCCTCCTGATTTGAAGCCATTTGTAACAGAACTTTCAAAATTCAATGAAATTAAGCTTCCAAAGTTAACTTCTATGGTCACAGCTATTAAGAATCTTGTATCTATTTCTTTTCAAGGATTCAGTGGAAGAATTAACATTGTCAGAAGAAATTTAAGAAAATTAGCTGCAATTAATGTCGATAGTCTTGCTTCTGTTCTTAAAAATTTAAATAAAATAAATTTAAGTAAAGTGACAGCCGGTTTAAAGAGGGCTGAAAAAAGTATACGTGATGTAGGAAACACAGCACAAACAGCAGGACTAAAATTAAGATCGTTTGCTGATAAGGCAAGAACGGTTTTGACTTTCCGTGTAATCTCCAATGCAATTGTGGCTTTTAACCAAGCGATGTTTGCTGGCAGAGATGCTATCATTGAATATGATCAGGCTTTGAAAGATCTCCAAGCTATTACTGGAGCAACAGCATTTGAAGTAGCCCAAATGGGTGCTGAGATTTTGAAAGTCGCTGCCACTACTAAATTTTCTGCTTCTGAAGTAGCAGCAGGGATGAGAACAATTGGACAGGCTGGTTTTTCTGCAAGCGAAGCTGTTGAAACCATGCAAGCTGTCTCTGATTTAGCGACTGGTACTTTATCATCTATGGGTACTACGGTGGATCTTGTTACCACTGCAATGAGAATATATCAAATAAGTGCTGCTGATTCAGCTATAGTATCTGATGTGTTTGCAAATGCTGTCAACAGATCAAAACTGACCATAGATAAATTACGTACAGCAATGAATTATGTTGGTCCAATAGCGAAAGAATCCGGTGTTTCTTTTAAAGAGTTATCAGCTTCTATGATGGTTCTTGCTAATTCTGGTTTACGGGCATCTACAACTGGTACTGGACTCAGAAGGGTTTTTGCTGAACTTGTAGATCCATCCAAGAAATTAATGGAAGCTGCTCGTAATGCTGGTATAGCTTTGAATGAACTTGATCCAACTTCTAATTCATTGTCCAGTGTTATTTCTAATCTTGGACTAATAGTAAAGGATACTGGTGTAGCATTTGACATATTTGGAAAACGTGGTGCTGCTGCTGTCATAACCCTATCAAATACAGGCAGTGGTTTTGACCAGATGCTTGAGACTGTGAACAGAACTGGCACAGCCGCAAGAATGGCAGCAGTTCAGATGGAAGGTCTTGGTGTAGCAGCAAAGAATTTAAGAGATAGAATGGGTGTCTTGGCAATAGCTGTTGGTGAGATGGGTGTCACCGATGCAATGAGAGTCCTTATATCTGTTACCAAAGTCGTTATAGAGAGTTTAACATATTTAGCAAATAACACATTTGTTAAATTTACATCAAAAATAATTTTAGCTACTGCGGCTGTATTTGGATTAGTTGCAGCTTTCACTGCTCTTAAATCCCTTTTACTTTTGAAATTCATACCTATTGCCATATTCCAAATGACAGGATTGGCAATTTCGGTAGTTACTGTAAAAACAGCTATGCTTAGTTTATTAGCAACTATCGCACCTATAGCTGCTGCCCTTGCTGTCATTGGAGGGGTTGCTTATTTTGCATTTTCACAATTTAAAAATTCTGCGGAGGAAGCTTCAGAAGCTACGGCAGTATTGGCAATAGAGTTAAATGGTTTAACTAAAAAAGTAAAAAGTTATAGATTAGCTACTGTAAATATGGTTAAAGGCTCCAATGAATTGAAGGAATCATCATTGACATTGCGTAGGGAGCTTTTGGAAGTCTCAAGAGGAACAACGGAAGTTGCTGATGAAGCCTTGGCAGCAGCAGAAGCAATTGATCCTTTAACTGGTGAGATTACTGATGCCTCGGAAGCTCTTGATATATACGCTGAGTCCTTAAAGAAAGTTCAAAATGCACAATTTGTAAAATCATTAGAAGAAGCTGGTGAAGCTGTACAATTTGTAACTGGCAAAACTAATACATTTAAAACTGGTTTTGTAAATATTTTTTCTTCCATCAAAAAAGCTGGTAAGGCCGCTTTTAAAGCATTGAATGCTAAACTTATATCTGATCCTGCTAACACTGCCGCAATGGTCTGGAATAGGACTATGACTGGAATTATTACTGATGCTGAAAAAGCCAAAGCAGCATTAAATTTTTCAGCAGCATTTAATGAAGGTAAAAAATCATTCCAAGAGTTAGCTGATGAGGTTGGTTCATATGATCCTGGTGCTATGGTAGCACAGCAAGTTTCTTTAAAGGAATCATTTATTTTCCTAAAAGCAAGAGCGTCTGAGTACGTTGATCAATTGAGAGTAGCTGGAACTATTAGTTTAGATGGAAGTGTAGAGGGTTTTGAAAATATAGCTACAAAAGCTGGATTAACTGGAACTGCTCTTGAAGCCGCAACTGCTGAATTTATAAGACTTAGCACTGCTGCCGAAAGTACATTTGATAATATCATTGAAAAGCAGATCCGGGCTAATGATCCTGAATTTATTACCAAATATGTTGATGAGTTTGTAAAAGCTCATGGCAAAATATCTGATGCTCAGATAGATGAGTTAAAAGCTGCTGAAGAATTGAGGCAGCAACGGATAGAAGATTTCAAACAGTTAAAAATTAATTACGATAAGGCCAAAGCTGAAAATCAGGATATGACTGAATTTAGCAAAGGTCAATATGTGAAAGAAAAAGAACTACTTCTATTAGCTGGTGAAGATAGAAAGACTCTTTCTGAATTAGAAATAGCCCAAATGGTACTATCTTTTGGGAAAGAGATGGAAATACGAAATGCAAGACTTGCTCAATTGTCAGTGATATATGAAAAAGGGTATACTTTAGATAGGCAAAGAGCTAAATATTTATTTGAATCAGATCAAAGAATACAGGCTATTCTTGATGGTGAACCAATTGGGAGTGAAAGAAAAAATCAAAATCAATTATATAAAAATGAATTAAAAGAAAGAGAAGCAGCACACGCATTATCACTGGCAAATATCAAAAAACAACAAGCTGCTCATGATATTACAGACCAAGCAGCTCTTGAAAAGAAACAGAAGGAAAATATTGCCTTTTATGCAAAATCAGTTGAAATGGCAAAAAGACATCTTGCTTCTGGTGATAGTGAAGCTGTTGATCCTAAAGAATATAGAAAAAGATACAACTTGGTTCTTGAAGCACAGAAGAAACTTAATGTCCAAGAGGGTAGATCAGCAATAGAACTTGCGGATATGAAAGATGATTTAAAAGAGGCTGAATTTGATAAGGCAGAGACAATTAGTAGTGCCATTTACGAAGCTGCTCAGAAGAAACAAGAGGAAGCTCGTAAGACACTGAATTTGACGCTTAAAGCTGCTTATGATGCTGACACATCAACACGAACTGCATACTTCGCAAAACAAAGGGATTTAGCTGAAAAAGCGACAAGAAAAGAATCTGATGATATTGCAAAGAGATCAAAAGCAAGAGAAGCTGAATTTAATGACCAGATAGATGCTGAAAATGATGCTGCAAAGAAGCTTGACTTACAAGCAGAATTAAAAGTATATCTTATAGAAGTGGAAGCTGAATTAAATACTGTTAGGGAGGAAGGACGCCAAACAATAATTAAATATACATCTGCGGAGGAGAAAGCTAACACAGCAGCAGATAAATCAATTACAAGAGTTTTGGACAAAATAAAGAAAAGTAGAGACAATGCTCTAAAAGCTGTCCCTGGCACATCTGTTGAAGACCAAATGAAACTTGACTTAGATGCTATGAAGAGAGGTCATGCAGCACAACTTGCAGAATTGAAGGATAAGGGGTTAAAAGGGCTTGCGTTACAAAAAGCAATAGCTGATCAGAGTGAGGAAGTTCACCTTACTGAAGTGACCAATAAGAAAAAGTTAGATGATTTGCTTCTTGAGCAAAAAGTAGAATTTGCAGGATCGATGACTTCAATTATGGAGGGATTACTTTCCACTTCTTTGGGACAAAATGAGAAGTTTTTTAAAGCCTATAAAGCCTTTGCAATAGCGGAAGCAACTATCAGTACCTATGCATCGGCACAAGCAGCGTATGAGAAAGGAATGCTTATTAAAGGGCCAATGGGATATGCACTTGCTATAGCCGGGGCAGCAGCAGCAATAGCGCAAGGGTTAGGGAAAATAGCAATTATATCTGGAACTGCCCCAAGTTTTGCTGATGGTGGTGAGATTCCTGGTTCTTCCCCTCATTCAAAATCTGATAATATTCCAATCAATGCCACTGCTGGTGAATATATGCAACCAGTTTCGGCAGTTAAGAAATACGGAAAAAGAGCCATGAATGCAATTAGAACTTTGCAAATTCCAGCAGATGAATTAAACAATTTGATCCGGGGTACTGCAAGAGGTTTAATGACTCCGTTCCCATCATACGCTCTTGCTTCAGGTGGATCAGTACCTTCTATGAGTAATACTGGATCTACAGGAGAGACCATTGTAAATTTACATACTCCCCAAGGAGTACCAATGGAAATTACATCTCAGAGTTCTCGTCTAAATAAGGATGAAAAGAAAGTTATTGATATAGTTTTAAAGTACACAAGCAATAATACGAATAATTTTAAAAATAATATGAAAGGTATGTTGGGAGCCTAATTTATGAACACTTTTCCAGTATTAGACACAGATCCAGCAAGTATAGAAGAAATCATATTTTCTACTGTAAAAAAAGCTGTCAGTGAAAACAGATATCCAATGATACGAAGATCAGGTACTCGGTTAATGCGGGAATGGGTAATTACTTATGACAGAGAAACTTTTTTAACTACGGCTGAAAAGTCTTCAATTAAGACATTTATTGATGCTAATATGGGATTATTTTTTAATTGGACTAATATAGATACTTCTGAATCTGTTGTAGTATTTCTTAATTCTGACTCCATTACTTTTGTTCCATTATTCACAGGATCAACTTACTATACAACTCAATTTACTTTGACCGGGGTGTAATCATGCCTTTAGCTATATCAGATGGAGCATCATTAGAAAAAAACAAAATAAATACGGATAGTGTTTGGTTAACATTAATGGAAGTTACTTTTCCTAACCAAACGCCTGTGAGAGTTTGCCTTAACAATGAAGTAGTTTCTTGGAGTGATGTTGAATGGTCACCGGCTATTTTTTCTTTAAGTGGGCAATCAGAAACTAAAGATGCAGAAATACCTTCAGTAAGTTTATCTATTTTTGATGCCTATAGAAATATAATACCGTATCTTGATGATTATTCTGGGGGAATAGGTGCTGCCGTTGTAATTTATGTTGTAAATTCCAAATATTTAATCCCTTCTGTATTAGATTCGGAACTGATATCCAATTCGGTGGTTGTCTCAAATCTTCCTCTTCTTGGCGGTGTTTCATTAACACCTGATAGATGTACTCTTTCGGTATCTTCTGTGGAATATTATTCATCTCCGTCTTCTTTATGCTTAACCAAAAATGATGCCATAGAAGCTTCAAGATTTGAATTTGTTGGTGGAGCATCATGTGGATTAGTATCAGGAAAATCATATCATATTTCTGTAATGGTTTATTTGCCCCTTTCCCAAGATATAACTGCAATAAGTTTAAGATACCAAGATAGTGAAAAGAATTGGTACACTTTAGATAAAACGGAAGTTATTGATTCTTGGGTTCTTTTAGAAGGTACATATTTAGAGGACGGGTCTGTTAAAACATTTACTGTGCGTGAAGAAGGAGGGACAGTATCAGGAGAAAAAATATACTGTGATAATTTCTCGGTTAAAGAGATGGAGCAGTATTATGAATCAAAAAATGTATTTTCTATTATTGGATGTACTGTTAGTAGTGGTTCAATGATTAATTTAACATTAGGATCTGAAAATCTTATTAATAGAATGTGTCCAGAACATAGATATCTAAAAAATCATTGTAGATTTTATTTCAAGGATGAATTTTGTAAATATTCTGGCACTGAAACTTCATGCAATAGATCTTTAGATAGGTGCAAAGTGTTGGGCAATATGCTTAATTTTGGTGGATTTCCCGGAATAGGCCAAAGTGGTGTAATCTATAACGAATCTTAGGAGTTTGTTTTGGTTAATTTAAATGATTTGATCGGAAAACCTTTTAGTAATGACGGATATGGTCCTGACAGTTATTCTTGTTTTGGGTTAGGTGTTGAAGTTTTTAGACGATATGGGATAACTATAGAAAGAACTAATATTTCAGTCTGTGCTTGCAAAGAAGTTTCTCAGAAAAAAATACAAGAGCGACTTGCTTTAAATTGGCAATTAACTGATTTAACCGAAAATCCTCCAATTGCAGTATTAATTCGTTCTGGTGATGCTCGCTATGCAGATCATATTGGTGTTTATATTGGAAAAGGAAGAATGATTCATATCTTTAAAAAAACCAATGTTGTTGTAGAAAGAATTTCTAATTGGAAACATAAAATTATAGGATACTATAAATATGTCAATCACACTTGTTAAAATACCTAATCCGTTTCAACCAGAAATTAATAAGAAAGAATATTTTGATTTTGAAAGTGATAGGTTGCATACTTATTTAAAAGATATACCGTTTCATCATGAAGATATTAATTTTGTGGTAGCTGTTAATGGCGTATTTATAGTTGGGCCTTATCAAGATGTAATTATTGAAGATCATGCTATAATTTCGGTTACAGCAAAAGTAGAAGCAACTGGGATGGCAGCATCGGCAGCAACAGCAACAATTTCTTCATCGGCTGGTGCTACAGGTGTAATTACAAGTTTAGCCACTGCATTTGAGTTCGGGGGTATTGCAGGAGCAGTAGCATATGCATCCGTGTACGTTCTGACATCCTTTGTAATTGGGTATGGTATGAGTATGTTGGCTTCTTTATTAGCCCCTGATATTGCTTCCGAAGAAACACCGAAGACAGTATATTCTTGGGCTTTAGATGGTGTTTTAAACCAAGAAGGTATAAATATACCATTAATATATGGAAAAAATAGATTACCGGGATTATTATTAAATTCTTATTTAAGTCTTGATCCTATAGATAAAACAGATGTTACTAAATTAATTGATTACTTGGTTGTAACCGGAAGTGATATTAATTTTGTTCTTGGAGCTGGTACTGAAATTTGGGATAATGATGCAGGTCCGAATGGAAATCGTGTAACTTCCTATGATACTTCCTATCTTACTTCTACATCTGGCATATTTACTTCTACTGATTTTCCTATAAATGATGCAGGGGATACTACAACTACATTTATTATGGGTGTTGTAGGAAGTACTACTAATGATGGATCGTATAGATGCATGGTAGACACTGCAAATAAATTATGGGTATATTCACGATCATCAGGGTCAGACTTTGCCGATAGAGGTAGGACTCTTACTTCTGAAGTTGGTACAGACGGAATGAAATTTCTTAGCCCTCCGACTAATGACGCTCACGATGATTTTTTACATATTCAACTTGGTTTGGGTATCGGTCCAGTGGATACTATTTCGGATTTATATATTGATGCCCAAAATGAAGAAAACTATAGCGATGAAAATGTTTCCTTAGATTATAGATTAGGCACTGCTACCCAAGATATTATGGAGGGATTTGACGAAGTTACGGAAACTGCAAGTAAAAATGAGGAGGTATTGTATGCTGAAGCTCCATTGGTAATGACTACGCCTGGAGTTTGTGACAAAGTAAATGTTGTTGTTGCTTTCCCAAATGGGGTTTGGAATTTAGATAAAACCAAAGGGGGAATATATAAAGCACAAGTGAGTTATAGTGTGGAGTATAAAGCAACTACAGACCCAGACACCTCTTACGTATTTAAACAATTTCAAAATTTTGATGAAGATGGAGATCCGTATACAGTTTTGCATAATTATCGATCTTTTTGGGCCGCAAGTAGAACTGAAATTAAGCATAAAATTGTTTTTGAGGATTTAGCCCGTGATCAATATGATATAAGAGTGACAAAACTAACCGTGGATTCAGAAGTTAGTGATATAATGAATACTCTTATTTTTTCATATGTCCAAGGGGTTTATGCTGAAATTCTTTCTTATCCTGGATTAGCTATGTATTCAGTTGCAATAAAAGCTTCAACTCAATTTTCTGGGGGTATCCCACAAGTTAGCGTGTCTGTTGATAAGAAAACTTTAAGTATATGGGATAAATCTTCAACACCATATTGGGATACTACTAAATTAGCAACTAATCCAGCCTGGTTAGTTTGGGATTTAATTTGCAATAAAGCAGGTATTTCCAAAGAACGGTTAATTTGGGAAGATTTTAAGGATTGGGCAGATTATTGTGATGAAAATGTTGCAGATTCTGGGGATCTCCCAGAAAAAAGGTTTGAAGTAAATATTATTATTTCAGAGGGGAATTTTTGGGATAACATCCAAAAAGTTGCTAAAATAGGCAGGGCTGCCATAATTAGAAGGGGTTATGATTATGGAGTTTTTATTGATAAATGGGAAGGCACAACACCTGTAGTATCGCATGTATTTAATTCTGGAAATATAATAGAAGATTCTTTTGAATTACATTATATTCCAAGTAACGACAGAGCTAATATTATAGAGGTAGAATACTCTGATGCAGATCAAGAATATACAAGACAAATAGTAAGTGCTTTTTCTTCTGATTATTTAGATGAAGATAAAATTGTTAGAAAAGCAGTAATCACAATAGATGCAGCTATCTCACAAGCCCAGGCTATGCGTGAAGCGGTATATAGAATCAATTCTAATGTCCTTCTGAATAAAATTATCACCTTCGATGCTTTTTCTGATAGTTTCACTTGTGTTGTTGGTGATTTATTTCATTTTCAACATGAGGATGTTAGTTATAATTACCAAGTTTCTGGAAGAATTGTTTCTGCAACTCAATATACTGTTACATTGGATCAAGAAGTTGAATTAATTGCTGGAATTTCATACAATATTTTAATTAGAATTGGCAGTATTGCTGGAGATAATAATAATATATATGAAAAGCAAATTACAAATGTACCTGGCTTAACTTCAGAATTGACTTTGTTGAGTGCTGCTGGATGGGATACAATCCCAGAGAAGTTTGATCTTTTTACTTTCGGGGAAGTTGGCACATACGATAAAATATACAAAATTACAGGTGTAACAGGGGAGGTTGATTCAGTAAGAACAATTACAGGAGGTGAATATGTTCCAGAAATATTCACTAATAATGATGCTGAAGTCATAACCGATAACATACGAAAGTTAAAAATACAAAAAGCTATGTCTGTAATAGTCAATGAATTTTTAGCATATAATCCAGATGGTAGTTTTAGTGTTCATGCCCAGGTGGTTTGGTCTCAATATTTTTCACATATCTCTACTATTTGGGAAGTATGGATGTCAAGTATATCCGAAAATGCAAATGGTACTTCTTCTGAATCTGACCCGGCTAAAATAAGAACTGGTAGGTCAATTATGTCAATAGAAGTTAAGGACATTCTTGAGACTGGTATTACTTATAAATTTTATATTAATGTGAAGGGACAAGGCCCATATGACCATGGAACAAATACAAAACAGATAACCATTGCAGGATTAACGGCTCCTCCTGCTGACATTTCTGTGTTTGCGGCAACCTGGAATCCAGTAACTTTAAATGTAGAATTTTCATGGACTGAAATTGGGGATATTGATTTAGAATATTATTTTATACGAGAAGGAGTCGCCTGGTTAGGCGGAGATGATATAGTGTGGCCCTTAAAAGGAAATGCTACCGTAAATCTTGCTATTCCATTAACTGGCGATCTCACAGAAAAAACATATTGGATGAAGGGGGTTGATACCACCGGGAATCCTTCAGCAATAGAAGCACAGGCATTGGTAGGTGGTCTTGCAGTTCCTTTGGAAATAGACACAACTGTAGGAACAGTCTTAAATTTTGATGGTGAATGGGATATTCCAACACATAAAGTTAAACTGACTTGGGATGCTGTTCTGTTGTCTGATGGAGTAACCCTGAACCCTCATATAGACAGATATGAAATTTATCATGGGTTTGCATGGGCAACTTCTGTTAAATCTGGACCTTATCCTTCAGGCGATGTCACAGAGATATATTTCGATGTAGAAGAAGGAACTAACGGGAATAGAACATATTGGATTCGTGCAGTTGATACAGCAGGGAATTATGCTGATATAGCTGGAACTCCTCCAGTACCACATTCAAGTAAAGTTGTTGCTATTGATACTTCTTTATCTAATGGAATGGTTCCTGTTGGATTAACTGCTACAAGTGATTCCATCATAAATGAAGATGGTACTAATTCAGCAATATTGATAGTTTCTTGCACTGCAATGAATTTGGTTACATACCCTGAATTTTTAAAGTATTCTATTGAAATTACAAATAAAACTGAATCTCCTTTAAAACCCGTAATATATGAATATCCATTGGATGTTAACACATTCACATTTCCTGCTATACCTAACACATCTTATGGTATCAGAATTAGGTCTGTTGATATTAGAGGAAACTTTTTTGATTGGTCAACTGAATTTCCCATTACCAGTGCATACGATACAACTGCCCCTGCTGTTCCAACTGGTTTAACAGCTACAAGTTCATGGGCAAGTATTGTTTTAACTTGGACGATAACTGATGTTGCTGATCTAAGTCATTTTGTAATATACAGAAGAACAGTTAATAGTAGTCCTGGAAGTGCTTATGTAATTGGACAAATTGCTAAGTCAATTTCTGGTACTGCTTCCATGTACATAGACTCTCCACCGACTTCAGATTCTTATTATTATTGGGTAAGATCTGTTGATAGAACTGGTAATACCAGTACTTATTCAGCTTCGGCAATAGGACAAACAGGCACAATCAATAGCATGGACAATACCCTCGCTTCTGTTATTGCCATGGAAGATGACCAAGTTCTTTCTGTTACTGAAAAATCTGCATGGAGAACCCAATGGGTAAGCCTGGAAAGTGCATATGATGTACTGATAGCTTTTGCTGCTTCGCTGTCTGTTTCATCAACTACGTTTGCAGGGCTTTATACTACCCTACATGAGTATTTAAGAGATGACTTGCATGTGTGGGATCAGCAAACAGTTTCTCACTCGATAACTGGTACTGCTTTGACTTCTAAAACAACAGCTTATTTTGATGAGTTTACAACATTAACCAATGCCTGTAATGAAGAAGCAAAAGTATCAACTACTTTATCCAGCTTAACAAATGATTCTTGTACTGTAACAACTTATGCAGATGGCAGTGGTGGAACATACAGTACTGGAAATACAACAACTACAATGCAGATATTTACAGGTACTACATTACAAACAGGTTGGTCTTTTTCCAAAGTAGAAGGGTCAGGGCTTAATGCCACCCTTGGATCATCTTCTGGTATTTGTGTTATTACATCATTGACTGATGCTACTGATGAAAGTTATGTTACCATTACAGCATCAAAATCTGGTTATTCTAACCAAACGTCAACATTTACTATTTCTAAATCCAAGACAGGTGCAGAAGGTACTCCACTTGTAAATAGATGGTTAACATCCAGTGTAGGTGCAATTGGAAAGAGTGAGGCTGGTGATTATAATCCAACAACTATTACTTTTTATGCATGGACACAAACAGGGGAAGATGCTCCAACTGCATTTACTGGCGGTATGCGAGTTTATGAAAATACTACTTTAAAGGATTATGGGGGTGTACCTTCAATAACACGCACACCAAGTCCAACAGGTGTAGATAGTGTAACCTGTAAATTATATACAACAACCTCTTATTCTGTTTTGTTAGATACTGAAGGTGTTCCAGTAGTATTTGATGGAGATGCAGGGGTAGATGGAACTGATGGGACGAATGGTACTGATGGATCTGATGGTATTGATGGTAGAACAGTTAATATTACAGCAACAGATTATAGTATTGAATACAATATTCATGGGAATACCCCTAATCCAAGTACTATACCCATCACAGCTACAAAACACAACAGCACCGGTGATGCATATTATAATTTTGAGGTAGATGGTGTTACTAAACAACATACAACAAGTAATACATACACATACTCTTGTCCATCAAGTATATCTGGAGATCCACAAAAGATAACTGTAGAATTAAGGGAAGATGGTACAGGTACATCTTTACTTGCAACAGATGAAACAACAATTGCAAAATTGCAAGAGGCAAGTGGTGCGACCACAATTACTCTCTCAAATCCTGCTCATACAATGTATACTGACTTTGGTGGTGCAAATCTTGATGTAAGTGGTTCTGGTAATGATATTAAAGTTTGGATTGGTACAACACCAATCCCTTATGATGGCACATCATCATATGCTACTCCAAGTTTTAGGATTAGTACTGCTGTAACTACAGGTTTGGTGATTGACTCTCCAAGTACTATATCTACATATACGAGGCAATGGACTAATATAACTTCTATGTCGGAGACAACATCTCAAGTAACCTATACGGTTACAGTTGTTGATAAGACTGGTATAGAAACTGAACATGAAGTAACACAATCATTAAGCCAAAGTCCAAGTGGTGATACTGGTGATAACGCCCAAATAGTAAGAGTAACAGGAAATCAATCATTCAAGTATTTAGATGGTGCGACTGATCCAACTGAAACTACCATAACCCTAACTGCCACATTATCTGGAGAACTAACCACATATGATTGGGAATACTGGAATGGATCATCTTGGACAAACTTATCAGGAACACAAACGTCAGCCACGTACAGTCTTTTGCCCACTAATGCTGCTTGGGGTTCTGATACATCTTTAAGAGTAAGGTGTTTATCAGGTACTATATTTGATGAAATATCTATAGCGAAATTGTATGATGGAACAAACACAGTTTCAGGATATCTCACCAATCCAAGTAGCCCTTTATCTGCATTGTATGACGGTACAGGATATAGTTTAACCACGTCTGGTGGAACTTTCAAGGTTTTCAAAGGCATTACTGATGTAACAACGTCAAGTTCATTTGCTGGAACTACAACCAAGAACGGGTTAACTTTTACAATTAATTCAAGTACTGGTGTATACGTATTAACTGGTGGTTCTTGGACTTCTGATTCAGAAACATTCACTGCTACAGCAACTTACGAGGGTACAGTAATCTCGAAAGTTTACACTATCTCTAAAGCAAAAATGGGCGATGATGGAACCAACGGAAAAACTTATGTTCTAAATATTACAGGAGGATCAAGAACTTTTACTTGGGATTCTGCTGGAACAAGTTATACTCCTGGTCCTGCAACTGCACTAACCGCTGAATTAAGAGAGGATGGTGTTGTAGTCGCTCCTACGTATGCGTGGACAACTGGAGGAACTTCCGTTGGGCTAATTTCTGGATCAGGATCTACTTCAGTATTTACTCCTACTGTTACAAATACCTGGGATGAAACCAAGGGAACAAACTGGATATCAGTAACTTGTGTTTTCGCTGGACAAACAATAAAACAAACTATTCCAATTTCTTGTTCTAAGATTGGAAATGTTGGAGTGGATGCTACTAATTGGAGCAGTGACATTGTGTTCACCTCTACTGATCATAATGATATTGCATGGGCAGGACCATCAGGGTCAACAGGACGTATAGATAGTGCCGAGGGTTCATATACTGGAATTAGTGGTGGGACCAAATTAGGGATGACAACTGGATATTATGTTTATTTTGATCCAACTTCCTCAACAATACTTAAAACGACAACAAGCCCTGCAACGGCTGTTGGTATTGGAAATGTTATCCTTGCTTATGCAATTAATAATCCTGATGGTGTTGGAACATTAGCAATTCTTAATGTTTTTGGTGGCACTGGTGGTTCGGTTGTTGCAGCCGATCAAGTTACCGCAAATTCCATTTCAGCCATATCTACAAATGTTGGAGTACTTATAACTGGAGTGATTCAAAATCCAACAGGCACATTTGTAATAAATTTAACTAATGGAACTATAAATGTGGCAAAAGCAGAAGGACTCACTGTCAATGCTTCTGGTGGGTTAATTATTGGGAATGATGGGGATATTATTTTCCAGAACAGTGATGCAATACCTGCTACAGATGGTATACTTGAAAATAAAGACTACACAGCACCAGTAGGAACTAAGAAAGTGTATATGGCTTTAAAGGCAGGACCAGACGGAGAAGATTATGTTGAAATTCCTGGGATTGTCTCCATTGTTAACCCTCTTGTTACAGCAAGTATTAGACGAGGTCATCCCACAGATGGAGATATCGGTCTTCTGGGAACTCCATATGGTACTGCTTATGTTGAAAATCTTACTATAGTTGGAAGTGGGAAAATATTACCAACAACCAATGGATCTTGTTGGATTGGTGATTCTACTCATCGTTTTGATAACGGATATATAAATGACATTCTTATAACCACTCTCGATAGTACTGGTACATCTATTTCCCTTGAAGTGGATCTTGTCCCAAATGGCACACTCGACCTTGGATCATCGTCAGCACATTTTGCACTTGGCTACATTGACACTATTTATTGCAACACCAAAATCTCCACATCTCTTGTACAGTTCGACACTGGAACTGTAACTGGTGTTGACACAATATCAGTTGCAAAGGACGGTACTTATGATTGGATGGATTTTACAACTGATGATGCTATAATATTATCAGTAGGTAAGAGTGATTCAGGGAATGAAACTGTATATGCTTACAACAAACTCCACAGTGTTGGGAACTTGTCTACTGGAGGGGATCTTGATTGTACCGGTACTGCTTCTGCAAATGTAAAAGCTTTTTTAATCGACCATCCCCTTGATCCTGAAAATAAACTACTCCGGTATTCTTCTATTGAAGGTCCAAAATGTGATCTTATTCATAGAGGAACTGTAAAAATGGTAAATGGATTCGCAACTGTGGATATAGATGCAGAATATGATCTTACACCGGGAACTTTTGAAGCTTTATGCCAAGATTCTGAAGTTACAAGTTTGATTACCAAAAATTCATTTGAGCGAGTAAAGTCAACAAGTATATTAGGTTCAGTATTTACAATTGAATCAGAATCAAACGAGTTTAATGGTGATGTTAATTGGGTTGTAATTGGTGAAAGAAAAGACCCTGCTATTCGGATAGCTGACACTACCGATGAAACAGGGCATTTAATAAACGAGGTTATTAAATCATCTCCTTTAGAAACTGCTCTTGATCCTATTACCAAAGAAACAAACAGTATTGAAAAATCTGATGTAATTGAATCCGAAGTTGTTTCTATGCAATCTGCAAAAGGATATTATAGACATCCCACAGCCTATGGGAAAACAGAACCTACAAGAAACGTAACCTATAAATACAAAGCTAAGAAAGTAACACCTAACCCCAAAGAAGGAGAGAAAACATGAAAAAGTTGTTGATCGTTTTATTTATCAGTTTGTTTGTTTGTGGAAATGCATTGGCATTTACAGCACATCGAAAAGGGCAAGTTATTTACAGGGAATGGCAAGGAAACAAGAGTGTTTACCTTGTTTTAATTGGTGATGAAACAGTTGAAGTGTCAAGTAGTGAGGTTACTGCCTACATTGGGGATGATGTAATGGTGTTAATTGATAGATTACCTTACAGTCCAAAATTATCTATTATTTATAAATTTATACCTCCAACACCTCCTCCTGGCAGTGAGTGGCATCCTCCAGAAGATACAAAACCACCGGGAACTAAATTCTAAGAAATTTAATCACTGTAAGGAATAAAAATGAAACTACATAGAGATTTAAATTTACTGCATCCACATCTACATTCTTGTGTTAAGTTAATTCAATCTAAAATAATTGACCCTCATAATGTACCCATTCGCATATTTGAAACTGGCAGAGATCATGAACGTCATCAAATGCTTTTGAAGAAAGGAAAGACTACAAGTGTTATTTCCAAACATTGGTATAATTTAGAAAATAGTCCTCCTTTGTATGCAACAGCAATATCATATGTTTACTTTGACACAAAATGGTCATGGAATTTAAGAGACTCTACCACAAATGCATGGTATAATTTGTTTGGAAATCTTGTTCTTGATCTATGTCCAGAGCTTCAATGGGGAGGGTATAGCAGAAAATCAGTGAATTTTTGTCATTTTGAATTGTCCCGGCCTTTCATTATTGACACTCTGAGCGTAATACCTTGTGTTTTAACGTAGGTTCATTGAATATTGATGCAAGTGTATGATCGTTATTTTGAATGTCTATTAAACAGCACTTAAAACGATCATACACTTAAATTTATCTACTTGAAATTTTTACTTGACATTACGTAAAATAATAGAAATTTCTTGACAAAATTGATTTTAACGTGAAATATAAAGAATCTTTACTGGGTTGATTAACTGATTAAACAATAATAGGAAGAAATGGGTAAAAGGTATTATGTCTTTTCTGCTTTTAGAAACTGGTGATGGGCTTTTATTAGAGACAGGTGATAATCTTCTACTTGAGATATCCTTAGTCAATCTTTTTGTTTCTTTATCTAATTCTTCTAATACCACTGCCATTGATTTTAATTTAACAAGAGATTTACTGATAAGTTTAAAAAATTCCTCAACCACAACTAATATTGATTTTGCATATATTAGAAAACTTCTTGTTAACTTAGAAAATTCGTCCACCACAACAAGTATTGATTTTGTTTTATTACGGGAATTATTTGTTAGTTTGGGAAATGTATCCAACACAACTGATATCGACATAATTCTATTAGGAATAATTTTATTTGTTGCAAGTATTTCCAATACATCGTCAACTTCTGATATTGATATTTCATTTATAAGGGAGTTTTTTGTTAGTTTGGAGAATAGTACAAATTTAACTGACATAGATATTAGTTTTATAAAGAATTTTTTGGTTTCATTATCAAATATTTCATCTACATCTGAAATAGATAAAGTAATTTTAAGGGAATTGTTTGTACGGATTGCTAATAATTCTGAAACATCCAGTATATATGCATCTATTGGTAGAATTTTATTTGCTTCATTGACTAACACTTCATATATGTCAGATATTAGCATTGCTTATGCAAGAATATTTTTTGCTTCTATTGCAAATCAATCAAACCTAAGTGCTTTAGACATAGCAAAAAAGATCAACTTTTATGTAGATCTTACTAATTTTTCAAGTCTTACGGATATTGAATCATATATTAAACGACTCTTATCTGTTAATTTAACCAATCAAAGTTTAGTTTCTGATGATATTGAGAAGGTGTTTAGTTCATTCAAACTTTTTGCTTGTGATGTTTTGGGTTTGGACGCAACACAAACCACTTTCACTACTTCTTTAACACAAGATACTTTTTCTGTTACTTTAGATGATGGTTCTTTTGGAGTTGTTCTAACACAGGACACTCTTACTGTTACTTTGGAAAGCGAAGACTATACAATTTTACTAACACAAGATGACTTTACAAATAATTGCTAATCAGGAGAATATTTAAATGGGGACTTTAACAAACTTTGCAACAACGAAATTGGTAGACCATGTGTTTAAATCCGCATATACCACAATAGCCACTTTATACCTGACTCTTTGCACAACTGCACCAACCGTAGCAAGTACTGGTTCAAATATTGTGGAAACTGATTATGGTGATTATGCAAGGACTTCGTTTACATCCACTTTCTTCAATGCTGCTGCATTAAGAAAGATTGTTCAGGCATTAGACATTGAGTTTGAAACAGCAACAGGAGTCAGCGCCAGTAATATTACTCATTATGCTATATGTGATGCGTTAACTGGTGGTAATGTTCTTGGGTTTGGATCATTCATTACACCTTGGAATGTTGTATCAGGAAACACACCAAAAATAGTTGCTGGAAAGATTGAGATTTCGTTAAATGCAAGTGTTGATGGATTCACGGATATTGCCGTTCATAAAATGTTGAATCTTATGTTCAGAAATGTAGCGTGGACAACTCCAAGTACAACTCTTCATTTTGGTCTTGCAAAAACAATTATTGCAGATGCGGAATCCATGACTGATATTAATGAATGTTCTGGGAATAATTATGCACGACAACCTGTACCAGCATCAAGTTTTGACGCAGCAGTAGCAGGAGTTACGACCAATAATGTGGATATTACTTTTAATGTTCCTACTGATACCTGGGGATTAGTTACTTCCTTAATCGTTGTAAATAATTTATCAGGAACCACAGGAGATTTACTGGCATTTGACAATACACATATTGTAGATCAGACCCCTACCACAGATGATACAGTTACAATTCCATCCGGTGGGTTTGATTGTGATCTTGACTAAAAGGAGTTAATCAATGGCAACCGACACAGTAATATGTTATGAAGACCGTGATAATTCATTTTTTGTTACATTAAAGATAAATGATGTAACATTGACAGAAGGTCAAATGGATTTGCTTACTAAATTTGAAATCAAATATTCTGGTGTTTATTATGATTCTGATGATTTTCCTTTAGCTTTTGTTCGTGATGATGAAAATGGAACAGTACAAATTAAACCCGTTGAATTAGGGTTGGTCGTAGGCTCTGATAAGACCGAGTTTCTTGTTTATGATGCTGGTGCATATTCAAATGGATTGATGTGGGATCAGTTCAAACTAAAAATGAAAGGTGATGTTACCATTTAAGGGAGTATGTTATGGCTGATGAAAAACTGACAGGTATACCACAATTAACAACACCTCCAATAGCTGCGGATTTAATTTATGTTGTAATTGATATTGTTGGAACTCCCACAAGCATGTCCACTACTTTTGCGAATCTGGTTCTTGGGATTACTCTCGATGCCAGCGCAATAGAAATAACAGATTTAGCTGATTATTATGTTGCAGAAGATGTGGAGGGTGTCTTTGCGGAAATAGGAGAAACCAGAAGTATTAATGGATATGATTTAACTGATCCTGATTCCCTTCCTGATTTAGCTTTTAATAATAGCACTCTGACATTTAGCTGTTCTGTTAAAAGTGGTCAATCAAGTTTTCATTTTTGGGCAGATGATAAGAAAATAATTAAAACTACGTCACAAAGCGTAGTTATTCCTGATATCACAGGCACATATTATATCATTTTTGATACCACAGGCACCCTTATATATGTCAACCAAGATGCTGTAGCCCAAGATGACTTTTATGAACACGCTATTACTGGTTTGGTTTATTGGAATAAAACAGCCCAGGCAAGTATGGTTGGTGATGAAAGACATGGTATCTTAATGGACCCCAGAACCCATCATTATAATCACAGCACATTTGGGTCAAGATATGAAAGTGGTCTAAATATTAATGGGTTAGCTGATGCCAGTCCTACGTATACTGAAACAACAAGTGGATTTTTCTGGGATGAAGACATTCGACATACTCTTGCATTACAAAGCACTCATCCATTTATTTATAAATTAGGCGCAACTGGTGAATGGACTGGCACAACCCCCGATAACAAGGTTGGGTTTGAGAATGGAACTGGTGATGTTGTGTACAATGAGTGGACTGGCACAACTTGGCAATTAACCCAGAGTGCTGCTGCTACTGACTTTATGATTTACTTCATGATAGCAACCCCTGATATTCTTGGGTATAATGTTAAAAAAATCATAGGTCAAAACGGTTATTCCACAAGAGGCAATGCAAGAGCAGCAATAGAAAGTGAGCTACAGAAACTCGTAATGGAAGGTCTTCCTTCACCTGAATTTATATTCCTTTATGCTTATATTGTAAAAAGAAATGGTGATTTAGAGGACATGGCAGATGGCAGTCTCTACCTCGATTTACGCACAAGTAAAGGGGGTGTAGGAGGTAGTGTTAGTGGATTATCCAGTGTAGCTGCTGATGTAAGTATTGCTGATGCTGGAAATATTATAACTGCTACAGAAGTTGAGGGGGCATTACAGGAAAACCGCACAGCAATTGATTTTAATACTGCAAAAGTAACCAATGCAACACATACTGGTGAGGTTACTGGCTCTGAGGTATTAACAATCACTGACAATGTGATTGATGAGTCCAATTTAAAACTGGATGAAGCGGGTTCTAATGATTATATATTAACAAAAGATACAGCGAAAACTGGTGGTATGAAGTGGTCTGCTCCTGCGGATGTTTCAGTAGAATTGGGTTTTGTAAACAAATCAAATTGGGTAGACGATGAACAAATCACAATCACTCTGGATACTCCCGCTGATGCTATTACTGAGGCCCATGTATCTGTCTATGAGGAAGTTCCCCAAGATACCCTTACAAATAATTCTTGGGACATCACAACAGGAGATACAGGTTTTACACTGGAAGACACAGCTTATGCTGTAACCCTGACACCAGGAGCCGTAACAGGCGGCTCAGTGAGCTTTACACTTGGATCTGGGTCTTGGGCATCAACAGATGTTTCTAAGATTATCAAAAATGTGAGTTCTGGTGAAACTGGAGAAGCAAGAATTATCTCCATAGCAAGTGGTGTTGCTACTTGTCAGATTAGCATAGATTTTACCAACACTGATGCAATTGCAAGTGGTGATTGGGAGATGGTTGCTGGTGAGTTTGTTAATGGTGCATTTGAATTGGGGTTTGCTGTTGATCCAGCTGTTGCTGGTGGTATTGCTGCTGTTTTTGAGAGTGCAAGTACATATTATACATCAGTAGTTATGATATCCGCTACCAAAGCAATTGTTTGCTACCAAGATGTTGGTAACTCCAGTTATGGAACAGCTTGCATCTTAGACATTTCTGGTTCAACCATCACACCAGGAACACCAGCGGTTTTTGCGAGTTCTATTGTTACAACTACCTCAGTGGCAATGCTAACATCAACCAAAGCAATTGTTTGCTACCAAGATGATGGTAATTTAGAATACGGCACAGCCTGTATCTTAGACATTTCTGGTTCAACCATCACACCAGGAACACCAGCGGTTTTTGCGAGTTCTGAAATCTTTTGGTCTTCAGTAGCGATGCTAACATCAACTAAAGCAATTGTTTGCTACAGAGATGATGATACTTCAAACTATGGCACAGCTTGCGTGTTAGACATTTCAGGGTCTATAATCACTCCAGCAACACCAGTGGTATTTGATAGCACATATGTTAACAGTCCATCAGTAGCGATGCTAACATCAACCAAAGCAATTGTTTGCTACCAAGATGTTGGTAACTCCAGTTATGGAACAGCTTGCATCTTAGACATTTCTGGTTCAACAATAACACCAGGAACACCAGCAGTTTTTGAGAGTGCATCTACCACATATACCTCAGTGGCAATGCTAACATCTACAAAAGCAATTGTTTGCTATCGGGATAACGGTAATTTAGAATACGGCACAGCCTGTATCTTAGACATCGTTACTTCGACAATTACCCCAGGAACACCAGTGGTCTTTGAGAGTGCAAGTACATATTATACCTCAGTAGCAATGCTGACATCAGATCAGGCAATTGTTTGCTATAGAGATGTTGGTAACTCCAGTTACGGCACAGCTTGTGTGTTAGACATCGCTACCTCGACGATCACCCCAGGAACACCAGCAGTTTTTGAAAGTGCAAGGTCTGACTATGTTGCAGTAACAGCACTGTCCTATTCAAAAGTAATAACCGTGTATAAAGATTTAGGCAACTCAGGCTACGGAACATCAGTAATAATAGATACATCCTCAACAGCATACCTCGACAACCAATTCATCCCCACAATCTCAGGCTCAGATTCAGTAGACACAGACCTGTACACTGATTTAGTTTCCATGACAACAACCGAGACACTAAATGATCAGACCATAAACTACGCCTTCTCCTTTGATCCAACTTTCATTGATATGGAATTGAATGGCGGGACATTTATAGTTGTCGGTTCAGGTGAAACAATTGCAAGAAATATAATCAGTTCACTTAACTCAATCCATGGGGGTGTAGAAGGAAATTGGTACATCAATACTAATTCTGTGTATGCTTCTGAAACATGGACGGCAGCAACAATAAACAACCCTTATGCAGCATTATCACAAGCAATGGAAACAGTCAATAATACCATGAGTGGCACAGCCACAAATGCCGTAGCAGATGCTAACTGGCCCTCTTTTGGGTCTTATTTTGCTGCATCAATTATCCTTCACACAGATGATGACACGGTTACACCAAGTGCAGACAAAATCAGCTTTGAGTATGAGGCGAATGCCTTCAATGTCTTGAGCCATGAATATGAAGTTATTATGAACACTGTGGATACTGTTCTTGTTACAGCACCGAGTTCTGGTGGTCCAAGGAATGCCAGAGTTTACATAAGCAAATAGGGGATCATTATGAAACATACAAAAGAAGAGTTGCAAGCGATAATTGACGGGAAAAAACCTGCCGATTTACTGATGGAACTAATTGATCTGCTGATAGATAAAAAGATTATTAAAGAAAAAGATTTTAGCGGAAAAGCCCAAAAGCAAAAGAAGGTTAAAAAGGATAAGAAATGAAAATAATCTGGGCGTTTGACATTTACAGTATACCAAGACATCATTGTAAAATGGAAAAACAAAGACAATACTTTTGTTGATTTGACCATAGAGGATATCTGTAAGTTACAAGAACTGGCACTTAACAAGATACAAGAAGTTTGGACAAAGTGGGGATAACAGATGGCCCTACCAAATGACAAAACTATTAAAAGCGGTTATCGAGAAATAGTTTAATTTTTAATGAGGAGACACCTTTATGCCACCCACTCCCTTGACAACTGGTCAGATACTTTGGGGCCTAAATTCTTTTTTGTTTATTGTATGCTTCTTCTTTGTGAAGGTTTGGATTAATAATTTAGGTCATAATATGAATAAGATGGAGGCCAATCTGAATCTTAAACTTGATAAAATCACATGTGCCGAACGAAATGCTGATGTGAAATTGGACTGTGCGTCTATGGCAAAACACAAACACGCCACAACCAGAGAAGATGGCTCTGGCGGAGAGGTGATTCTTGGATAACAAGGGGGAAGAAGATATGAAAAGGCTACAAGAAAAAACTCTGTTTAATCGGCGCAGAACAGATTCCTATATATTTCATTGGGTAATCAGGGCAACTGCGGTTAGTTTCATTGGGGTGTATTTATTAATAACATACTGGTTATTTTGGCCATATGTTCCTATCACCTGTGATAAAATAACCATCCTTAATGCAGATAAGCAAGTTGCAGTTGGTGACATGCTTTGGTATCGGGCAGATTTAGATAAAAAAATGAATATAGAATCTGTTGTGTATCACCAGCTATTAAATGATTTTGTTATTGATTATTCCCCTTCCCCCGGAACTCTTCCTGTAGGAAAACGCACTATTACCTACCCTTTAGAAATACCAAATTATGCACAGCCAGGGGTATACAAATTAAAATGGGAGGGGCATTACCAAGTTAACCCTCTCAGAGAAATAATTGTGACAGTTTGGAGTGAACCTTTTATGGTGGTGACAAAATGAGTGTATCAAAAAAACAACGAGAATTTACTGTGTGCTGTGCCAAGTTAGTTTTGTTTGCTGATTCTAAAGGTTACGGATTAACAACAGGAGATGGGTATAGAGATCCGAGATTGCATGGAGAATTTGGGGAAGATGGTGGGTACGGTTCAAAGAATAGTGTCCATAAAAAACGTCTTGCCCAGGATTACAATCTTTTTATTGGTGATGACTATATCACTGATGGAGATAATCCTGTATACACTGAGCTTGGGGAATATTGGGAAAGTCTCCATGAAGATGCCCGATGGGGCGGAAGGTTCAAATCGGTAGACTCGAATCACTTTTCATTTGAACTCTGGGGATGTAAATGAGTACGCCGTCTGATTTAGAAGATCATATGGATTTAGTTCGTTTGATATCAGAAGAATCAGAATTGCTGGATACTGAAACTTCACCTGATAGAATAAAAAGACACACTCGAATAATGTATTTTCTTCTGGAGTTGCAATCGTATACATCAAAAGGATTAATTTTATGAAAACCATATGCATAAGAACTTACAAGAATGAATTACATTTCCCTATCATGCAAGGAGTTCCCATTAAGAAAGAAACAAATCTGTTTAAGAGATTCATTAAGTTTCTTATTTTTAGACGTAGATGGACAGTTTTGTGTGACTATTGTTTATGGGTTCCTGCACTTGGAAAATGGATATTTGTTCCTATGGATTTTATATTTGATGGTGCAAGTGTTCCAAAGATACTAAATGGTATTTACAGTCCTACTGGAATGTTATTGTTAGGTGCTGTTCCACATGACTTTGGTTATAGATACAAAGGATTACTCCATGTAAATTATTTAGGAGAGATTTATTTTGTTTCTTATACTAAATCACAATTAGATTCTATCTTTCATATTCTAAATACATATGAAAGTGGAATGCCCCACGCATCTTATGTTGCCAAGTTTGTTTTAACTCTCGTAGGGTTTCTTGGTTGGAGAGAAAACAGAAAATCAAATAGAATTTTAATGACTGATCATCCAGAAATATTTATAGAAGATAATATTTAACCCTAAGTAAAGGAAAGGAAAAATGACATTAGCAGAAAGGAATTGGAATTACAATTTACAAAACGGAAACTTTGGTGTAGGTGGAAACTTTTTCCAGGCAGTTAAACATATTGCTGCTGATTACTCTTACAATCCTGGTGATGGTCTTTTGTGCATAGACACAAGTGTTGGTAATGTAACAATTACACTGCCTCCGATTGCAGGTTGGCCGAATCAAGATTACAGAATCATACTTCCCATCATGCATACAGCAGGATTAAATGGAGTATATGTTCAATTGTCAGGTGACGAGACATTTCTTCTTGGTAATACTACTTTTCTTTTAGGTGCTGCTCCTTTCTCTTTTGATTTCTACGTTATTAATTCGGATGATTTGTCTACTTATGGACTAATTAGTGATCTTACTATTAAAGCCACTACAGCAATGGTTGATGCTTTTGCTGCTGCTTCCTGGGCAACTATCGCTGTGATTCCTTTTGGTATTGAACTTGAGAATACTGGACCTGAACTTTTGGTATACCAAGCAGATGGTTCTGGTGTTATTGCAAGTGCCGTAACTGGGACAGGTATTGTCACTTTTACTGATGAAGCTCATGGATTATCTGTAGGAGAAACTATCACAATTGCGGGAACAACCAGTTATAATGATGAATATGTGGTAACTGCCATTCCTGATGTTGATACATTTTCGATTGCAGAAACTTTTGTCGCTGATGAATCAGGTACATGGACTCGATCTGCCAGATATACAGTTCTTGCGCCTGGATTGTATACAATGTCTTTTACTGCTCAGATTGATTCTACTGGTGGTGCTGCATGGGGAGCAACTGGATCTATTTACGTGGATGATACCATAATCAGTAATGCTATTGTTTCTGTATCAGGAATTGCTGGAGAGAATAAATCAATGAATCTTGTCCCTGTTGAAACGTATCTCACCGCAGGACAGGTTGTAACTGTTAAGATGGATAATGATACTCTGACAGGTGATTTAACTGAAGTTGTCTTAAACATAGCAATGAAAGCCCTCTAATTGGGGGGAAACCTATATGACTTAAAAATTAAAACAAAGATACTTAACAAAGGGGAGTTTTACTATGATTTTGAATGTAGATGTAAACAATGCCACTTACACAGCAATAACTCTTGATGCTGATTCTTATTGTTCCCATTTTTTGATTAAATCAAGAACGGGATCTAAATTCTTTCTAAAAGAAAAGGATGAGGAGAGTGCTCCTTATTTTACTATTGATGTTAACGATTGGTATTCCCAACCTAATACATCAAGAAAAGCAGGAGAAGACATTTTGTTATATGTATTAGGGTCTATATCAACCGATACAATAGAAGTGATTACGGTGTTGGCAAATAATTAGAACTGTTTAAGTGGATTGGTAGGGAGCTATATATGAAAAATTACAGGGGAGCTAATTTTCTTGGTCATGGACCAATGGATGGTCCTGCATTGAGATCCAGATTACGTAAGGATTACCAATTTCGCCTTAACGGGATAGAGGATATTGTGTCCCTAAACTCCCTGCTATGCTCATCAGCAGGGCCAGCTTACTACATTCACCCAACCACCGGCGAACTTGTAACAGTGCCAGCGGGGACACCATTGAATCACCCGGTGCTTGGTCTGACAGGCTTTGGGAACTATGAACAGCTTTGCCAGGATTCGGAAGACCCTGGGGGGTGGGTTTTATTTAGTGGTGCTACTCGGTCTGCTACAGGTGAGACTTTCGGTCCTTTTGTAGAATACAATATTGTTGATGCTGGCGGACTAAACGATGGAACGTCACTGTGGATATCTACTGTATCCGGTGCAATAACAAGTAAACTTTATGGGGTTATTCGTTACCAAGCTGGGACGTCCAATTCAATCCGTATTAACTGCCGGAACGATACAACAGCAGACGAATCCAGGTATTTTGGTGTTATAGGAGAACAAACCGTAACTCAGGAAAATGCTGGAAGTCTTGTTATTATATCAGACGAGTATGATTCAAATTTGGGTTATTATACTGTTAAATTTTCTATAGATTTCACAACTAAAACAGATGACCAAAGAATAGTTTTTGGCCCAAACTCCACCGACAACTCAAACATAAAAGTCCTCGGAGCAGACGTAAGCGAGGACAGAACAATACTTGATTTCCATGTGCCGAGTGGGGTTGGTGATGGGGTTGAGTTGATCCAAAACGGATTTGACACTTGGACAGACACTAACGCAGATGGTCTTGCTGATGATTGGGCAAAGGGAGTTGCTGGTAACGTAGCGACAGTAGTGTCTGATGTAGATGGGATGTACCAAAAATTAACTAAAAATGGGGAATCGAATATCTTTCTCCTTTCAGATACAAATCTTTTGCTGGGCACTGAAAAATACGCAGTTACACTTATTTATAGAGCAGATGGGGCTATAACAGACGGCACTTCTGGGTATGTTTATCCAACAATAGCAGCAGCAGCAATCCCAACATCAATCTCGTTTAAGATTACAATATCAGGTGGAGATAGGACATTAAACTTTGTCAGTGCTGGTTCTTATATAGATATTTTCAGCGTGTCTGTCGAGAAGATAACAACAGGCAACATCTCCATAGGCTCCAGAGCAGGGACGATAACTGCGAGCGAGGGGAAAGCTGATGGTACGATTGCGCTGGATGATGATTTTAGCACTGATACGAGTGGGGATTACTCTGAAAATGACACAGCAGTAGCGTATAATTCTGGATCTGATTTTTTAACTGTTACTTTTACTACAAGTACAGATAACAACCGTGGATTGATAAAAGACACCACACTGACAATAGGGAAAAGATATAAAGCAACTTTTAAAGCAAAAGGGACAAGGCTTCAAGCTTTTACAGGGATTGGGCAGACAGGGGTTTTAGAATATACTGTAAATCCTGTTCTGACTTCAAGTTGGCAAAACTATTCTGGCAGATTTACTGCTGTGGATGTTAAATTTAAAGTGTATCAAGCGTTGGGCGGTATTAGCGAATACGTAGATTTTGACGATATAAAAGTCCAAGAAATCCCTAACACCACCCTCCCCACAGCCTACCCGAAGCTTTACGATGCGCTTGGTGGTGTGGCTGACGGGGTAGAACTATTAACTGACGCTAACGCAACAAGTGACCCAAACGGGAACGAAGCAAATGCAACCACAGGATTCACAAATGCTGGGGTTAATTTATTTGAGAGTCAGAGTTCTGTAGTGAATACAGGAACCTATGCACTTCAAATTAACTCAAATGGATCTCCATCTGCTGATGCAAGAGTATATAAGGATATATCCTCACTATGCACAAATGGGGTACGGTATAGACTCACATTCCCTTGGCGTCATGTTGGTACTGGTGGTAGTTGGAATTGTAAAATGTCGTCAACTACAACAGGATTAACCAATTCAGTTGGGAGTATAGCAAACACCGCAACGGCTTTCACTGAAATAACTTATGATTTTATATATGATGCAACATTCAAATATTTAATCTTTAGAGAACGGAACGCTGATAACGATGGTGGAATATATCTCGATAATTTAAGTCTTAAACAAATCTCCCCAGCATCTGCCACCCATTCCTTCGACTGGACACCTGGGGTTGATTACTCAGCAACCAGTGGAATAGGGAATCTACTGAATTGTGCTACCGGAGATGGGTTTTTCCAGCATGACGATGATGGCACTGTGATCCTGGATGATGGGACGACTGAGGTAACTGAAGACCCTGCCTTTGTTGCTGGAGTACCTTATCCAATTGCCCTCGTCACAGGGGTTAAGGATGATGATACTCTGAGTGCTGAGAAGGTTGTGAATGGGGATATGGAATCTGGCGTAACTAATTGGACAGCGGATAATGCAACAGTAACATCCGAAACAACAATTGTATATGCTGGCTCAAAATCATTGAAAGTAGTTGATGATGGGTCTGGGGCGAAAGCTTATCAGGCCATTACTACTATCATAGGTAAAACCTATCTGATTGAGGGTTGCGTTTATGGGGCAAGCGCAAACGCAGGGTCATTTTTGTCAAGGATAGGAGCCGCAAATGACTTTAGTGATGGTTCATCGGATTGGCTGACAAAGAATGGTACAACTGAGGGCATTACTAATGATGATGCTTGGCATACAAATACAGACTCTTTTGTAGCAGAAGCGACTACAACATATATCATACTGGTCACACAGAATACAACGGGTGACACTAACTATTTTGACGCCATATCAATTAAAGCAACCAACCAACCCAAGATGCAACTCCAAGTAAAAGTCTCAGGAACCTGGCAGCACAGCCCAGTGACGGATTTCGACGGATCGTTTGATCCTGGGGATGCACTGACTTATTTTCTCGGGAACGATTATCAGAACTCGATTGCAGATCACAAGATAACAACGCTTAAACAAAGCGACTGGAAGGTGGCAACGTGATGCTTTTTATAGTAGTACCAGAAGCAAACGCAGGTCCGTGGAAGTGTGATATTGTTATGAAAAACGATGTCGCAATATTCGAAAAGATTCCTGTTAATGCTCAGAGGTTTAAAATTCACGAAGGAGAAGCCTTCCTTTCAATGATTCCCGGCAGAGTCCAAGAGATTGTTGCAGTGATTCAGGAACTCACAGGTCTTGAAGACCCAATGTCAGATGAGAATATTGAGTTCACTAACACAGCATTACAGACTTACCTCCAGGGCAAAGTGTTTGGGTCTAAAGAACAGTTGTTCAAGGCGTATCCTGATCTTGACGGGCTTATCCAATCAGGAACGATAGAGGAACATTATGAATCTGTGCAAGTTGGGGGATCAGATGATGAGCCTATATACGAGGAAGTGTTTGTTCCAGAAGCACTGAGGATGGTTCCTATAACTCAATTCGGGAATTGGGCAACATGTTCTGGTTAGCAAAAAGAGCAATACCGTTCATGACTGGGTTTGCAGTCGGTTTGCTGGTTGCTTTGTACCTGACTTGGGAATCAGGCGTTTGGGGTTAATATTGTTAGAAAACATATAGGATACACGAATTAATTATAGAGGGAATCATCCCTAAACAAGAAGGAGAGAAGTGATGAAATTGATGAAATTGATGAAATCGTTTAAGTTACATCCAGTTCAGTTAATTATGGTGATGTGTTTATTTTTAATGTCCTGTGCTGTTGGTGGTATGACTACTCAAAAGCAATTAATTGTTGCTTATGGGACATACAATTCTCAGTTTGCTTCTTACATGACTGAAACAGGGTATGTTGTGGATTTGCAGGGGGAGTGGGCAAAAGTATCTAACCCTGCTTTGTCGGAAGATCAAAAGAAAATTCTTAGAAAGAAATATGTAATTCTGGAAAAGATGTATCCGTTGTTGAAAATATATGACAGTATGGTGTTGGGGTCTATCCCATACTCTGCGGATATTGAGCAGCAATTGATTGATCTGGTGGGCGATCTCGATAAGCTCATTGAATGATTAGGTGATACTTTGATTCTGTCTGTAGCAATGCTATAACCATCAATAACAAAGGATATAATATGTCACCCGCAATAATAGAAGCTTTAAAATTGGCAATGGGACTTTACTTTTCAATTGCAAAAATGAATAATGCAACTGAACAAGAATTGAATAAAATTTATCAAAGTGAAAAGTCTAAGTTTTTGAAAAATTTACCGTCAAAGTTAGAACAAGTTTAAGCACTATTTAAGAGCTATTTAAACAGAACTGATAGCAATAGGTAAAAGCACGTTCAAACTCGCTAAAACGCAAGGAGAATGAACGTGCTTTAAATTTTTTAAGTGTTTGTAAAACTATATCATATCATATCATCCTGCGCTCCCCCTGAATCCTGGGCATCCTCAAACAACATCTGCCTACTACTTTTTCCGATCATTTCATTTTTAAATTCTTCTGCGGAACGACCACGAATGGTTTCTGCAATTTCCCAAACATAGTTATACAGGTGGAGTCCTTTAGATGTTGCAATGATTTCTCCATTTTCCACACCAATCTGTTCAGCACAGTACTGTTTCATCAACTCAATTGCACCAAGATTGGCAGGAAGACCACCCCAAAGATCCCAGGAACGGAAATAAGGATAAAAGTGAAGTTTTCCATCTTGAATTCTGGTATCAATATGACGTAAGCATGGGGGATCTTTCAGAAGCATGTCAGAAGGTTGTCCCACCTGCATAATCATCTGATTGTCCCTGAATCCTTTATTTTTATAAGTCCAGATCATTAATTCCATTTGGTTGACTTCAAACCCGTAATTTACACCTTTTATAATTTTTTTATCATGCAGTGCGTTTAAATCATCAATCAAAATATTGTTAATTTTGGCTAATTTAGTAGTTAAAATGTCCATCATAAATGCTTTGCATATTCTACTTCCATAGGTATAACTTTCACCTTTAGCTTCTTCACCGGTCATAAGATATGGGAGATAATCATCCATATAATCCTGAGCAACAGGATCATCCAACCCTAAAGCTGGATTCAATTTAGGCAGAAGTTCTCCAACCCCTGGACATTTTGCATGAAGAATCACATAATCCATTTCTTTTCTTTTCTGTCCTGCAAATGATCCTGTATCAACTGTAAAATCTCTCCCTAACTCAATTGCTTTGTAAAGAGTTTGGAACCATAAGTCAGGTAAATTAGTAGCTTCTACATGAATAATATTTTGTGTCATTTTATTTAATTCTCCCTATTATCAATTGTAAATCTTGCACATCAACACGCTGAACTCTATGATCTACCTCTGGATGCGGTCCCCACATTAACATAACCCAAGTTTCTGTTATTGCTGTGGCTGTTAACATATTCTCAGAGGAATCATCATTAATCACATAAGGATTTCCACGTGCAAATGTAAGTGTTGCGTTATCATACTGCCATACAAGACCAGTGTAAAAATAATGGTTGTCTGGATCTCGATAAATATGCATAATTTTGTTTTTTGAAAGTATTACTGTTTCGATATTCATAATTACCTCCTGTTGTTAATGGTAGTAGCTACCCATAATCCTAAACAAAATCCTAATGAAATACAGGATGCCCACGAGATAGTATTATTTTGTAGCGCAAATGGAATTTGAATCACCACTATTATAAAATAAATTAAATGGCACATAATATTAGTTTGCTCCCTATATAATTTCTTTTATTTTTAAATCCAACCCATGTATGTTTACAACTACCCCTTTGCCAGATTCAAAGAAGATTATGATATCTTCTTGTGATAGTTTAGTTACACTACTGATCACTAAATTAGGTTCTGTGTCCAGCACTAAAGGCTTGCCAGCGGTTAGTTCCACACCATCAATATATGTGACAATGACTGTGTTATATCCGGTATCAGGATCAGGATATACAAGCAATGCACGATCTTCTGATATGACCATTAATCGGCGAGTATCCATTATTGACCCTCAAAAGGTTTATGAGTACGCACTGTTATACAAATATCCACTATATGCAAACGAGTTGTGTGTGTTATTTTTTCAGATGATTTTCCGTAGTGTAGTGTAACATAGTCGCTATTATCATTGGTTGCAAATTGTATAATTGATTTTGGGCATACATCAATTATTACAGGAGTTCCTGGTCTTATAAATAGATCTTTATTTAAAATAACTGCCATATTGTAGTTATGATTTTTAGAGTCTTTATATATTTTTAACTGCCTGTTCAATGATAAATCAATTATTATTGTTTTCATAGGGATTCTCCGTTAAATATTTCTTATGAGCTTCAATTTGTTCTTTCATTACTTCGTTGTTCCACCCATCTGGCTTATGATTCTTGTCACGATCATCCAATTCAGGATGGTTATCGTATGTATCAAGCATACAAAGAATAGAAAACAATGCGCCAGCTAAATGGTGTTTAATGATTCCCAATTCTTGTGCTGAATGATCATAATTTTCACCATCCCTGTAAGCTATTAAATGCCGCATAGCACCAGAAAACATAGAGGTAGTAGCGAACCCTAATTCCCAGGATCTTTTATAATATTTGATTAAACCTTCCTCATATGCTGGAGGTAAATGTTTTGCTATCAATCCCCAAGGAATTAAATCCATATCAGGCTTGTTTTCATTGATTGTATTTTTTGGGGCTTTGCTTTTCATTTTAAACTTTCTCCTCTTCTCTCAATCCAGCCTCTTTTACAAGTGCTACTACTTTTTTTGCTCTGGCATCACGATCAAACTTGGTGAAAACTGCATGAGGTTCAAGAAGTTTATCATCCTTATCAGTGAAAACATAAATCCCATCTTTGATTTTGTCTGTATCATTTAGCTTTCGCTTGTATTTGAGGATAATCTTTTTTAGACTTACTGACTGAATAGCAAAAACGTGTTTTTTAAGTACCACGAACTCATGTGTTTTGTCGAACTTAGGGAGTCCACTAAGTTTTATATTAACATCTTGTGGATTTTTATTCTTCTTGATTTCTTTTTCAATTAGTTCTTCCAACTCAGGCGAAACTGAATCATCATCAGGATTGAAATATTCACAATCAATTCCACAACCATCAACTTCATTGAAATTAATACAAGAAACATCAGTAACAGGTACAAGTTTACAAGGTTGTTCAGTCATTTTAATCTCCTTTTAAATAATTGTTTTATTTTATTCCATATAATTATCAAAACTATCAGTGGGTATATCTGAAACCTATTGAACTTCATAGGATTCTTTTCATCCTTGCAATCTGTCTGCGAAAGGTATCAATATTCTTAAACCTTTCTTTTGGATCTTTAGCGGCAGACAGGCATAAAACAATAAGTTTATTGAAAGAGGCAGTTTCTTCGCTTAATCCAAAATGAGTTTGAATAACTTCGTCATGGTCATCTGATAATCTTTGTAATTTAGTAAGGTTTCTTTTGTATGGTCCACCGAGTCCGAACTTATAAAACTTCCAGTCATCAGTACCAAAAAGAATAACCTGTTCCTCAAATACTTCTTCCAGCATTTTTAATGAATGTTCAATTGGCATTTTCTATCTCCTTTTGCGTAACATGCGATATATAATTTTCCTTAACTACTGTAAAAAGTCTATCTGCTGATTCTGCCAGTGCTTTTTGGTGAGTTACTATAATGAATTGAAGTCCTCCTTCCATTCTACTGAGTTCTCTAATCATCATACTTGCCAATGGTTGTTTGTCTACAGAAAGATTACGTGTCGGCTCATCCAACGCAAGCACATTCCTTGCTTCACCGTCAAGTTTCCAGTAAGCAACACGTAAAGCAAGAGAAGCAATATCAGCGGCACCATAACCACACGAATCAAGAGGTTTCTTTCGTTTTCCATTTTGCTCAAACCACAAATCGGCTTCAGTTGTATTTCTTCGTTCAACAAACTCAACCACGAAGGAATAAGGAAACCCTACAGCAGATAAAGCACTTGTAACGATACCAGATATCTGTTCTGATAATTGTGTTTGTGTGACCTGGGAAGCCTTTTGAAAAATAGCTCTTGCCTCATTCAGGTTTTCCATATGAATTAAATTTTTTTCTAATTTGGCTATAGTAATTTCCAGAATTTTTTCTGAAGTCCTACGATCTTGGAGTTTATCTTTTAGGTTTTCTAATAATTTATTCATGTTGCCTTTGTAAACATTATATATTATTAAGATTCTTTATTATCGCAGTACATACTATGCAACTTTTCGTCGTTGCTGGTTCTTATCTTACCTATAATTTCCGCACCTGGATCTGATTTACTCACCTTCACGCATTCTTTAACCAGCATGGATTGCATCAGCTCTATGTTCTCTTGTCGCCGTTTCTCAACTTCTTTTCTGAGTCGGGTATTGAAAAAACTCAATATTAATGCAGAAAAAAGCACTACCACAAAAGTACTCAATACCATCATTGTTGGGCCTGAGATGTTTATCATTATTGTTTTCATTTTATTCTCCTTGTAAACTTAATACCTTGATAAGTTTAATTCAGTAAATGGCCAAACTGCTCCTTGAATTTATCTTCACCTTTTTGATAATGAACATTCATTTTTTGCACTTCATCTTTAAGTTCAGTGGATATTTTTACTGCTTGAACTATATTTTCATAGCCGAGATCATTGAGACTTTGCATCAACATCTCACGCTGACCTAATAATTTATTTCGTTCCTTATCCTTAGACTCTACTTTTTTGATCGCTTGTATTAGATCCATTTACTTTTCCTCTAATATTTTTTCAATTCGGGCAACACCATCTTCTATACCTTCCCCAGGCATTAATTGGGCAACAGCCCATATTTCATGTGCCTTTGAAACATTTGCTTTTGCCTCTTCCTCCCTATCCCACTGCTCCTGTCTTGTGGGGGAAACACCATTTTTCTTAGCTCTTGCCATAAAATCACTCCAGGATTCATTCTTCTTCAATTGTAATCTCCTTTGGACCAGTTTTATATATTTCAATATGATCCAGTTTGTCTTGCGTTACGAGATCGTTGCCATTTTTTTCAGCCCTATTCACAAACTGAGTCCATGTTTCATTTAATAGCAATTCAGATAGTCTCCATAATATTATTTATAATATCTCTTACATCTTGTTTAGGATTTGCATGAGCTATAACAGAACTTAGAATAGTTTTGAAATTAGGCTTATCTACTTGATTCTTTGGAAGCATACTAATAAATTCTGCAATCTTTGCCTCTGCCTCTTTCTTTGCTTCATCTTTTAATTCCGTAACTGCAATTTTATTAAAGTCAAAAACATCCTCCGCAGGAAGACATGGAATCTTAATTGATTTTGATGTCCAATCATCACTATCAATCAAATGAACTCTTGGTTGAAATCCTATTTGAGATTTTGTTGATCTTGGAACGGCTCCACAGTTTATTTGTAATTTCTTATTCTGTAGTCTAAGTACATGAGGAGCATGATTATCTCCACTGAGGATACATTTTGCCCAGGGATACTTACGTAAAATTGCGTGTGCAGTGCTGTAATTTGTTTGTCCTGACCAAAGTTCACCTTTCTTTGTTATCATCAAATGCATCAATAATACATCAGCTTCCACTGAAGGTTTTTCATTCCAACCACAACCCATAAAAGTAACTCCATTTATCTCAGTGATAGAATCAGGTTTGAGAATTTCAACAGCTTTTGCCGTTTCAAGAATACCTAAAGGAGTATTTTTTAATCCCCCTGTGTGGTAATGGAGGTCATGCTGTCCAGGTACTGCCAATATTCTTACGTCATTATATTTTTGTACCAGTGATAGCACCCTGTTAGTAACTTCGTATTTAACTTTCGCAGAATTAAAGAAGTCACCAGCAACTACAATAACTTTTGAATCAGTTTTCATTGCTGTTTTTAGAATAAATTCAAACTTATTCATTATCTGCCCAAAATAGTCACCTTTTCGGTTTGTCGGACATCTATCTGTAATATGAATATCTGCTGCTCCAATGAATTTCATAATCCACTCCTTCCACACACAGGACACTCTGTTTCTGCCCTGATTTTATCGTGTTGTTTTATGGCTTCATTCACTTCTTTAGTAGCTATTTTATGTTGTTCTTCATTTCTTTTAATTTTTACCAAAAGATCTCGGACAATTTCAATTTGTTCATTGTATTTATTGATAAATATCTTTTGCTTCTGTAGTGCTTTTAACGCTGTTAGAGCTTCAACAGTATCACTACTATCAGAAAGCTTTAAATCAACAAGTTTGATAGCTTCAACAGTGTTTTGAATGATAGCTCTTTGATCTTCCTTGTTGCTAAGAGCTTCGCTTTGATCACAAAGACGTACAAGAGCTATTTTGGCTATACCAATATCATCGAACTCTTTCAATTTTTCGTCAATATTTTTAATGAGTCTTATATTTTCAGATAATTCTTGGAACTCAATTTTTTTATGTTCTGCTTTGTGCATAAACTGTTCTAATTTCTTGGCAAACTTCTCTGCCTTCAGTACCCATTCAGTTTCTTTGAGTTCTTTTTGACGATCTTCAATTCCTTTTTTATGCACACCTATCTCAGCATTACATGATCTGACCTGTGAATTAATACTTTTTATTGCATCATCCATTATAGTCAGTCCAGCAACTTTGTTAAATTGCTTTGCTACCTGTCCTGGCTTATCTGCCAGTAGGAAGTATTGTTCTGTGGGATGCTGTCCCTGAATGTTGACTTCCTTCATTCTGGTTATTTCTTGTACTTCATCAGGAACATCAGTTTTCAAAGCTCTAAGAGGTTCTTGATTATCTATTTGATAATGATTTATACCCCCAGCATAACCATCTCTTGCTCTTGTTACAGTCCCAGAATCTTTATATTTGATTATGACTTCAGTGGCTTTTAATTTATCCTCTTTCTTTTTGGGATCAAGTTTATCATCTCTGTAACTATCACCTTGAGGACGATTCTGGGCATTCCATTTTATCTGTCTGATTAAACCAGATTTACCTTCATCACTCGCACCAATTAAAATATTCACACCTTCATGTAATTCTATGTGCATATCTTGGTGTGTTTCAAAATATTTACTTTCAATAGAATCAATCATTATTGAATATTCTCCTTTACATAGTTATATGCAGGGCTATCACAACAAACCCATCCAACACATTGCTCTGCTGCAAGTCTTGCACAAACAGCATTATCAAAATCAACATATCTATCAAGATGTATAGTTTTCTGATTTATTTTTATTTTTGATTCCCATTTATTTCTGCTCTTACAATAATAAACTCCTTTAATGCCTGATGTATTATGTTTAAAATTTCCTGTATTTTGTAAATTACGTTTGTGTGTTAATTCTCTTAGATTACAAATACGGTTATCGTTTTTAATTCTGTTTATATGATCAATATCATTTTTAGGTAAATACCCATAAAAACCTATCCAAATAATTTGATGTGCATAAAATCTTGAATTACCTATACCAACTCTTAAATAACCATTACAAGAATCTTTTATTATATCCCCAATTTTTATACGTGGACAATTTGGGCATTTCCATCTGAGAACTCCTGTTTTTTTATTATATGAAAATAATTTCCTAACTTCTTTTTGTGTTGGGGTTACTTTTTTTAATTTCTGCATCAATCATTCTCCTAATTATTGCCGACAGACTTCTTTCTTCTTCTGTTGCAATCTTTTTAATGTACTTTAGTTGTTCATCTGATAGTCTTATTCCCAATGTTTTTTTCATTTTCATATCCTATTTTAGCATAATTTGTTTAACAATGCAACACATTAAATATAGTTAAGTTCTACATCTGCGTCAACAAACATTTTTTCAGTTATTTTAATTTTATCACCCCATCTTTTAAATTGTTCTACATTGGCATAACAAGTTACAACCCGTATTATTCCAGATTGAATTATTGCAGAAGCACATTGAGAACATGGTGGCATAGGTCATACATAAAGAGTAAACCCAGTAAGATCTTCTTTACTAAAAAGAATTGCATTTAATTCCCCATGGATTACTTTTGCATATTTATTTTGTCTGTTATTAAGATCATCATCAGGTATGCCTTTAGGATAACCATTAAATCCAAGAGATACAATTCTCTTATTGTCAGTGATAACAGATCCAACTTTAGTTGATGGATCTTTTGACCAGAATGCAATATGTTCTGCTAATTTTATAAATCTATTATCCCATTTATCATTCATAGTATATATCCAGTAGCAAGAATCCTTTTATCTTTAACGGCAATAGCTCCAATTTGTCTTCTGAGACAGGAGCTTTTAGTGGCAACAACTTTTGTGATACTGAAGAAATATTCATCCCAGGAAAGCTTACTCATTTTTTAGTTTCCTTTATAATAAAGTGGACAGGTTTTATACTGCCATTCTTACTGGGAAGAACCTGAGCAACCCCCAGATCAGTCGGAAGCGATCCGACATCATTCATTATTTGAACATTTTGATTTGTGCTCCAATTGATGTCATACCCTCTACAGGCATAAACACAGCAGCTTTATTCTCTGACATTTTTTCAAGAACTTCTAATCTCCTGAGTTCAATTAGTGCTGGAGTAACGCCTTCCCCAATTATCTTATTCTTATCCCTGATTGCCTTAGCTTTTGTGATCTCAATTTGATAATCAGCTTCAGCCAGCAATAGCTCATTTTTCTTTTTGGTCATATCAATCAATGCTTGATTTTCTTCCTTTTCTATTGACATCTGCCGCTCTTTGGACATATTCACAGCATCAGTAACAACTTTAGGGTAAGCTATTTCCCCGAGAGCAATATCAGAAATTTCAAGAGGGGTATTTATTAAAACCTTTGTCAATGATGCCTTTATCTCCCCTGATAATCTTGCATAGTTTTTATGCACATCTTCAACATTGTATTTACTAAGAATCTCACGGGCTTTATTACGTACAGCCATTCGTCCATACACATTATAAACTTCCATGAACTGCACAATCTTATCATCACCTGGAGTAATATCATTAAACATGGAATTGATTACATCCTGAGATCCAGCAATTCTCCCCCTGAATTTGACATGGGCAGTAATGGTAAGTTTGTCCTGCAAAATCACCTTAACACTTTCGGAATAAGTAGCTGTATTTGTCTGCAATAGTACCAATTCATCCCGACCCCATAAAGTGTATTTTCCAGGGACCAAAACATCAAGGCTGTATCCACTTGTGGTAAGAATCTTCCCTTTCGCAGTAGGTGGAACAGTTTCCCATCCACATGAATACATTGCCATTAACAATAGCAGGAATACGATGGATAATAAATTAATTTTCTTCATTGTTGAAACTCCTTTTTGAGTCTGATTTAAGTTCTGCCATATCAATGGCTTGTTGTTTTTTAAATGTTAATTTCTGCACCACAACCCTTTCTGGCAATGCTGTATTGATCGTACTTGACCTCCTTTCAATTTTTGATATTCCCTCTTGTTTGAAACGTATTGGATTAACTAAAAATAAAATAGCCATTATAATGATAAGCATAATTCTTACTTCATTATTTTTTACTTTATAGGTAGCAAATATAAGAAAGGCTCCTACAACAACCTGAATTAATTGAACAGTTTGAATTTCCATTTATTCTTCCTTTGGCATTATAACTTCAATGAATAAATCAGGCGCATTAACAATTAAACGATCTTCCAGCATGGTAACTGCGGAATAGTCGATATCTTTTGAATGAGATACAATAACAATAGCACCAACAGGGATTGATATTTTTCCCATTTCTTCAATTGGTTTTACTTCTGAAGCAACAGGATCAGGAAGCATTCCAGGCAAAGAATTTAGATCAATGAGCATTTGAATATCATCAGCTTCTAAATCCAAAGAAACTTGATACTCTGCGAAGTCGTCACTCTTGCCTGTTTCCATGCAAAACCAATCTAAATCACCATCTTCTATATCGTCTTCATACATCCATGTATTATCTGACCATACAAAAATTTTTATTAATTCCTCTGACATTGTATATTCTCCTTCACATATTGGTAAGCAGGACTACTACTATCACACCCTTCCCAATTTAAACATTGCTCTCCTGCTAAACGAGCGCATACGGCATTGTTAAAATCTTTATAATACCCAAGCCCTTTATTTTTGAAATTTAAAGTAATTTGAGCTATCCATTTACTTCTATTTTTATTCCATACAACTCCTTTTACACCGCTTGTATTATTTTTAGGAGTTCCTTGATTTCTTTGTTGACATTGATCAGAAGCTTCTCTTAGATTTAAAATCCAATTGTGATGTTTTATTTGATCTTCGTGATCAATTTGATTTTCAGGCATATACCCGTGATAGTGGAAATATGCAAGTCTATGAGCTAAGTACAATTTTCCATTTACACATATTTGGATGTATCCTTTTTTATTTTTAGATCCTGCAATATCACCTATTTTTACTCTTGAACTATTTGATATTTTTCTTATAAAAATACCAGTTAATGAGTTGTAATCTAATTGTCGCAGGAGTTCCTTATAAGTTAGTTTTTCAGTCCTCATCTAAGAATCCTTTCTTTTCAGCTAACCATTCAGGAATAAAGAAAACAATTTCTTTTCCGACTTCAGGCTCATCAACATAGTCAGCTAATGAATCAGGAACCCATCCAGTTACTCCATCAACATTGATAAGGCAAGCATTTTGACTTACCTCTTTTACTTCACCATTGAACTCAAGCATTTCATCCCCCATTGAACATTTCTCCTATTAGTTTCCAGTTTTCATCAAATTCTTTGCCATTATAAATATCCCTATAGGTAATATTATCTTGCCGTTCATAATAGTCAAGTATGTCGGAAAGATATTCAGTTAATTTTTTATCATAAGCTGATTTTGATCGTTCAAGAAAAGCAAGGCAGAAAGAAACAACAGATCCTATGTGAGTTTCGCCATCAATCCAATGAAGGGCATCAGATAATGTCTCAAGCCATATTTTAATTCCAGCTTCATTATCAGCAAAGAAATTCTTATCCATCATTTTAATTTGACATAGTTCAACATCAACCAACATTTTTATAAACTCAAATCTTGTTTTGAGTCTTCCTGGTTTTAAAGGTTCTACAAGAAAACTCTCCATTGAACGAATGATTCCTAACTCAGCCGCACGAATTATTAATTCTTTATCAGCTTTCATTTTTTAGGTATTCCTTTTGGGCTTGTTTACTAAGAGGTTTGCAAATCATTTTTCTGATACCTGCCAATGAAAGGGAGCAGAATTGAGGAATATTACAAGACTCAGAACCAGTCTCTTTGATGTGAGGTCTGCCGTGTCTGCATAGAGTAATGCAGTGTTTGGATTTCTTTTTAGCATTACAAATAACCATATTCATTGTTTCCATCCTAAGTTATTTTTCATTATTTTTCATAGTATTTTATACTACAATTCAAATGAGCTTGTCAAGAACTTATTAAGAAATTAATAATAAATCAATTATTGTGTGATTTTAAATCCTAATTCAGCAAAGAAATTGAATAAATCCTTTTTGCCAATAACAGTCCAAATTCCCATCCCTTGAGTACCTATGCGAAATTCACCATCATTAACATCACCATCAACATGATAAAATTCAATCTCATTGTCGTTTTCAGTGCAAAGGTATTTATGTCCAATTACATTCTCACCTTTTGTTATTATTTCAAAATTTATATCTGCCATTTTCGGATCTCCTATGTTGCAGTTACTACTCCTGACTTTTTATCATACTTGATTCCACGATGATCTTTCTTCCATTTAATTTTGGAGATCTTCGTTTTAACTTCTGCCGGTTTTAAATCTTTCCCAATCTTTCTTGCTTCTTTGTCTGATTCGATTGTTCCCATTTTAATCTCCTCTCCTGTTTATTGTGTGATTTTAAAACCTAATGCATCCAAAAAATCAAATAGATCTTTTTTACCCATAACAGTCCAATCACCCATACAACGAATACCGAAATGAAATTCACTATCTTCAACATCACCATCAACGTGTCTGAATTGTATTTCCGCATCGTTCTGGGTACATTCATATTTTATAAATCATCTTTACGAATTAATCCTTTTAAATGGACTTTTTTGGTTTTAGACTCAAAATATATCTTTTTGCACTTAGGACAAACTATATCCCCTGATAATGCTAATTCCATTAACTGAACATCAGTCCCGCAGGGACAAAACACTGTTGCTTCCCCGTCATCATAATCATCACAAAAATCAAATTTTATGTGGTTGTTATTACGTTCTGTCCCTTTTATAAATGCATAAAGACAAATACCGAACAAAATAAAAAATTCAAATACGCCAACAATGGCAAGTATCCCCATAATTGTTTTCATCGGTTTTGTAAATCATCAAGTGTATCGGCATCATTCCTTTCTGGACGGAGTTCAAGATTCCTTGGAAGATAAAGAGAATAAATCCCTGGCTTTGATTTATCGCTTATTAAACCTTCAAATTCCAAAGAAGCAATCATCCTTTCATTATTTCCAAAAGGACTGCCAGGAACTTTCTTGTTTTTATATACCTGGCCACTTTTCAGTACAATTGTTGCTTTTGCCATTTTCTTTCTCCTTAGAATCCCATTTCTTTTGTTATGTAACTTTGCATCACGGTTAACAATGAAACCATTTCGCTGTATTTCATACCTGCTTGACAAAAATTAGTATGATAATTACCTTCTGTATCATCTAACACAAGAATTAAAAGCTTTTTACCATTTTTGAATGCTCCTCTTTTGCCGATGTCATTATCCAGGCAATCTTGTAAGATTTGTGCAGGAGTAATCATCAAAGCATTTCCAGCATGATCACCTAATGAAACTACGTTATTTTTATCACTCATCTTTACCCCTTTTTAAAATCTGGTTCAATACCGAATTCTGAAAACAGTCTTTCAAGCCCTGTCGTCATTCTCTTATCTTTATCTTTGATCACTCCTCTTTTGGTTTTCTTTTGCTTATAAATCAAGACAGGAGGGATTTTCTTATTGGGATATTTCTCTTTGAATGCCTTTACCAATTTGTTAATGCTGGATTTCATTAACTTTTTATCTTTAGGCTTTTCATTAGGATGGAGATAGTTCAGGTGTGTCATGGGAGGCTCCTCAATAAAGTCAGCTAAGTTTCTTAAAAAATCAGGAAGGGTAATATCTTTTTCTTTATGGAGTCCGGTCCTGATATATGCATTGGTTACTTTACCTTCAAGTGCGTTTGCAAATCGGTTGATTACTCCCCTTAATAATCCGGCCTCTTCTGGATGTCCAAGATTTCTGGCATTATTGCTGTGATTGTGGTCAACTACCATTTCAGATTCAGGGAATTTTATCTTTAAAACAGGACAAATATGATTTTGTTTTTTATGGAAATGTTTTCTGATCTTTGCTAATTCATCCTGTTTGATTTGTCGTTGCTTTTTCAAAATATTTCCTTTTTAAATTGGGGTCAATGGAACTCGGGGTAAAAAATATATGAATAAATTAAACTTTACCTAAAAGGTTAGTCAACCCCTATCCACCCGTTGTGGTGTCCCATCAACCTCAAACTGTTTCATGATTTCTTCCCCGATTCAATGTTTCCACCATATACACTTCTTTTCTCATTACTTTTGAAAGGCTTTCCTGCTTTAGTGTAACATGTCCCATAATAACAACCTTCAGGGAAGTCCTTAGCAAATCCCATCGTAGCAGTGATTCTTTCCACTTTTACAGTTCCAGTATGATCAGTGACAAACTCACCTATTTTAGCTTTTGCATTGGTAAGTACAAATTGTTTTGCCAGAAATGAATTTTCTTCTTGATGCTTTCTGTTCAATAGGTTCTTTTTGTCCAGATATTCAGCTTTATTCATGTTGTTTCTCCTATTTCAATGTATCCTAAATTTACAAGAGACTGGATAACATTCTCGATTTCTTCCTCACACACGGAAAAGTCAGTACCTTTCATATCAAAATAAACTGCTTGGATCTGTTCTCTGTTTAACTGCCATTGATCTTTTTGACCGAATGTTTCTGATCTTTTGAATTTTTTAATAGTATTTGTCATTTAATCTCGCTTTTGATCGTCAAAATCTTTCGTTTGATAGCGTTTTAGATCTTTTGCATGTCAGTGTATCAGTTAAAACTCAATAACTCTTCAATAACACTTATTCATTCAATTCTATGACTTCCTCAGATTTAATTTTCTTCAGTACATCTTTTGATGATCCTACGGCAATACTGATTTTTCTGACATGATTCTTTACATATTGATAAGCAGGACTACACGAATCACAACCTTCCCAATTTAAACATTGTTCTACTGCAAGACGGCAACAAACAGCATCATCAAAATCTTTGAAAGTTCCTAAATTTTTTGTTTTTTGATTTATAGCAATCATAGCTGTCCAATATCTATCTCTTTTAGAAAAAGTGACTCCCTTAACTCCACTTTTATTATCCTTTCTATTTCCTGCATTTTTAATATTACATGATCTGGAAACTTCCCTAAGATTACTAATCCGATTATTATGCTTTACTCTATCAATATGATCAATATCATTTTCCGGAAAATAACAATAAACATAAAACCAAGCAAGTCTATGAGCTTTGTACTGTGTTGTATTAACACGTATAGCAATATACCCTTCAGAATTTTTATACCCTGCAATTTCTCCAATCTTAACACTTTGATTATTAGAAATTTTTCTTATAAAAATTCCTGTTAATGGATCATAATCAAGTTGCCTTACCAATTCTTCGTGAGTCAATTTTTCTTTTTCTAAGTGATTCATCTATCATTCTCCTAAGTACATCAGAAACAGTTCTACCTTCCTGTTCTGAAATCTTTTTAAGATTTTTCAACTGTTCATCTGATAGTCTAACTGCAAATGTTTTTTTCATAGAATCACTTTATCACTTCATGTATTACAGTGCAACACATTTTTTATTTTAATTTCAGTACTTGTTTCCAGGGATGTATATTCTCAAGTATGGCATCAAACTGGTATTCGACACACAACTGGATAAACTTACGTAAACTTGGGTGATCTGGCCTTATTGTGAAATCAGGAGTACCACGCATAGGCAATATTACTAATGCCTTATTCCTGTTTATGATGTTCTTTCCAGCACGACTTTCTATTGCTTTGTATGCTTTAGTGGTGGACTTCATTTTTCCGGTTAAGTAATTTAACGCCCCTGTTTGTGCCACATGCATCTGTTTTTTAGTAGGATCAGATTTAGGAATTTCTACACCTTTAATGTTGTCGCTTGCACAACCGCCCATTGCCTTAACACGCTTCCACATCTTAGATGGTATTTTAAATTCTCTTTCAAAATCAGTAATGGTATAATAGTTATTGGTTTTAGCATTGAGCATACACACATTATTGGTAAGTAACATATACATATCATGATCCGTACTACAAATTACAATCTGTTCATTTGGGTATTTCTTGCAGATACGTCCAATAGAATCATCAGCTTCAAATCCTTCAGAACCAAATAGATTTCTGTATCCTATTGTTGGAAGAACATAGTCAATAATCTTTTCAAATTGGGGATGAGCCAAATTATCAAGAATGATTTGCTGTTCTGTTCTGTTCTGTCCTCGTTTCTCTTTGTACGTTGGGTATAATTCTTTTCGTTTTGATGAATGGCTATCAAGAGCAAAGACTATTTGGTTTGCTCCTGTTTTTTTTATGAGGAAATTCAATTTCATTAGGAAGCCATAAATAATGAAAGTGTGCTTTTCATTCTCAGATAATCTATTTTTACCTAAAGAAAATTTTATTGTATGAAGGACTGCCAGAAGATCAAGGATTAATATTCTTTGTTTCATATCTGTTCCTGTTAAAAAGGGATGTGTACATAAAGCACACACCCCTATATTATAAAATCAAAAAATTAGGAGTTAGATTCTAATCTTTTATTAATCAATCATCCCATTCCGAATCATCCCATTCGTCAGCATCGCCAGCATCGCCAGAACCTTCTTCACCATCTTCTTCAAACAGAGCATCAATTACAGCGGCCCGGAAATCATCAATCTTTTTGAAATCTTTTGGATTGAGTTCCAGTTCTTCTTCAGCAATCAGAGCAACAAGCTCCGCTTTTTTCATTTTTTTGATGTCATCTTCCGTGAGTTCATCACCTTCTCCATCTTCAGTTCCGTTGTCAAGTTCTCCAGCATCGGGACCATCATCTACAATTTCCTCTTCCTCATCTGTTTCAACGATTTCCTCTTCCCCGTCACCAACAAGACGATCAAACAGTTCGTCAAGTTTTGTTTCCAAGATGTCATAGATCTGATCAGCAAGAACCATGGGATCATTACCCTCTTTTACATTTTCAGAAAGAGAAATAGAAGCTTTCTCTTTACCGAAATCAGAGGAGATGCCGATGGATACTGTCAATCGCCTGTCTTTCAGAAATATCGCTTCAATTGCAGTTTCTACTGTGGGTGATACTGTTGTACCTGTTGCTGTGTCTGCTTTTTTTACTACTTTTTTACGAATAGCCATTTATAATTCTCCAGTTAAATGTTATTGATTGATAAACCCTAATATTTCCTCTTTCTCTGGGGCTTTAATTTGCCTATGACATTATCATAAGTTTCCTGACAGAGAGCAAATAATTCTTCCTCTCTGTTGTTATCTTCAATATCAGCAATTAATTGTTTCATGGATGGATTAATCCATTTATCTTCATCGGATTTCTTTTTCTTTGGTGCTAATACTGTTAAAAATCCTTTTGTATTAATTGCTTTGGCAGTTCCAGTCCAGACACCTTCTTCCACAATGAATATGATACAAGATGTTAAATTATCTACACCGTAATCAAATAGAATGGGGAAGTAAGCTTCTCCATGTCTGCCTGTCAATTTGTTCTTTGTAATTTTGGCTTGAACATTTGTAATCACTGTTCTTTTACCTTTTTTCTCTCGCTTTTGACAAGCTAACCAAATTTCATGTGCTGCATAAAATTTAAGAGCTTTACCTCCAGATCTTACTTTCGGAGTAAACTTTGCCCCGAATCCTATATTATCTCTTGTCTGTGAAATAACAATTAATAATGAACCATGATCATTTAGATCCTGTGTCCGTTGGGAAAACATTTCTGATGCTTTTTTTGCCTTACCATCTCCGAAACTTCCGGTTGTTTCATTATCTTTTTCTCTTTTCTTCCTGTTTTCTGAATCTTTTTTCATAGCAGCTTCAGAGGTCAATCCATCAAATGAATCAAGAACATAGATGAATGGTTCATCTTCCTTCAAAGCTCTTGCAAGATTATCATTTAAATCTTCAATTGTTTTAGAACGAATATCCTTTTCAATTCTATCAAAGACCATCTCACCAAAAAGATAAGCAATATCAAATTCGTCAGCGGCTTCAACGTCATCAAAGATGAATCGAAAGTTATTGAATCTTTTTTCCAATGTACACTCTGCAAAAACAGTTAATGCAAATAAAGTATTATGACTCACAAACCCATTGCTCCAAAATAGGTGAGTATTTGGTATATGAACATCGTAAACAACTGTTTCTTTTTCTATATGTTTAACTTCTTTTATTGCATCAAAACAATATCCTGAATTTTGTATTTGTCTGTATAGGGATAAATCAATTGGTAATTCAGAAAATGTTTTAATAAATTCATTAATTAATCTTTTTGACCCATTTTTTACATTTGCAAATTTGAATCTTGGAAAAATTCCATCGTAATATCTACATCTACCATTTTTTGCCCATCCTAACTTTCTCCTAAGTTTGTTTATGTCCTCTTTCATTTTATTTGCTAAGTTTGGAACAGAATCATAATCACTATTTCGATATTCACTTTTTACTGGAATATTATATTTTAAACTTCCTATTTGTTCTCTATAAATATTTAATTCATTACCATAAAAAGCAACAGCCCAATACTTATGATCATGAAATTTTACTCCGTCAAAAGCACCATCCTTAAATGATAGTGTAGATATAATTCCAAAATTTAGCAACATTAAATGAACTTGGTTTGCTAATTGTTTGGATGTCGAAAAGTATGTTATTTCTTTATCAGATCCTCCGCTATCACAGTCAAACAAAGCTCTTAAAAATGCAGCTTGAATTGATTTCGGTGATTGAAGAATACAATCAGGTACATATTTATATCTTGCTGTAAAATTATCAAGATTAAATATTTTTGAGATTATCATTTGAAGATGCTTACTTGATATTCCGTTTAAGTTTAAATGTAACCCGAGATTATCACTAATAACTTCTAAATCTTTTCTAATATACTTTTTTGTATTTGAAATATGGACTTGATTTTTGGATATGTTTCCATCCGCAACAATATATCCTAATAATCTTGCAAAATTTTCATCTACATGTTCTGGAATGTTTGCTTGTTTTACATTAGTTCCTTTAACAATAATTTTTGGCAATTTAAATAAATTTAAAGGGAAACAGTTTGTGGAACGAGCTATTATAGCACAATCACCTTGTTTTATATCTTTCAATTTTTTCATTTCAAATTGAAAATTGTTATTGAAAATCATAATAGGGTGATCTTTTGTTCCTTCTATTGAATATCCTTTATTTGTTTTAATTTTTATTGTTTTTGCAACTTCTTCTTTCCAAAAATGTGATGTTGTGTCAGAGATTCCTTTTGAAGTTGCCAATTTTTGTTTATACATTGAAGTCCCAAAATCAAAAGATTTGCCGATAGAATCAATATATTCCATTCCGTTTTCTGTTAAAATATAGGAATCCCTAACACATTTCCCTGCATGAGAATCACCAATTAAATTGATTAACTTGCCGAATTTAAATGCGCCTTCAATTCTACCAGAACATTCAAGATTAAAAGTTATTGACCCAGTAGGTACTAATTTTTCTGGATCGACTTCTTTAGATTTTATTACTTTCTTTTTCAATGAATCTTTGAAATCCTTTTTAATCTTTTTAATCCTACTTATCTTTTTGAGTTTAGACATAATTTACCTTTTACGGCGTTTTCTTTTCACAGTAGTTCCGTCAGAACCGGATGGTTTTGTTCTGTCAGCAGGACGTTTTCTTTTAGGAGGAGTGGGTGTGTCCTCTTCCTTGTCATCACCGAAACCAGAATCATCAATATCCGTACTCTCATCATCAGCCCAAGGATTATCTTCTGCATCTCCTGGACCATCAGGCTCATCCAGCAGTTTCATCTTTTTCAATGTGCCACGGAATTCTTTTTCAATTTCTGCATAATCAGGGTGCATATTTACGATGCTATCCAAGGGGAATGTAAGATCAAGAATTTTATTTGGGATTGGTGAGTCTCTTTCAACTAAACGATGGCCGAGATGAGTTGTATTTGTCATACTGGCACCCTTACGAGTCCAGGCAAGAGATCTCCCTGAATCAGGATCAGAGAATTTTACGAACCCACCACCTTTTGGCAGTTTGGCAATTGCTTCAATATTTGCTTCCATAAAGAAATGTGAAGCTTCATGAATCTGAATGCCTTTCCTCTCTTCTTCCCTGTTATCATGAACCCACAGAAAATAAACAACCCGATGTTTTGCTACGAGGTTTTTCCAGTCATCTTTGTCAAGCTTGTTTGCTTTCATGAATTCACAGATAGGACAAGGTTCACCAAAGTTTTCATGCGGACAAACATAAGGTTTGAGCATTTCCCCTACATTTGTATGGACAAATAAGTCCAGAACATAATCCAAATTACCTTCTTCCGTTACCGGCTGAAGCCGTTCATCAAAAGGCATATCAGGACCAGCTTCAAAGGGAATGATATCAACAATATGTTCTCCCTCTTTACATTTCCAGAACTCAACTCCTTCGGGAACTTTGTCCTTATTGAAGATGGTTGGAAATCTTCCCCCACCTGTTGATTTAGTGCCTTGATTGTGCCTTTTTCCAAGGCTTTTACTACCGCCGCTTTTCGCCATCCTATCTCTGAAACCCATGCTCTTTCTCCTAATTTACTGTTTGCCTTAATTGGGCGATGCCCTTACTTGGCTTTTTTTCTTCTTGTTCCGTTGTTCAATGATTTTTTCTGTGCCTGATAACTCCCCTTTTCTTTTAGATTGTCAACATCTCTTTGTTTATTCCTTGGTTCAGAATAAAACCCACCTATTTTTAATGATGTAAGATTGCTCAGAGCTAATTTTCTATGATCAAAAGCAGTTTTAACCCCAAGTAATACATTGGCATCCCTTGCGGCATCAATAAATTTTCGTTCAGCTTCCCTATAACTTTTTGATTTTGCAATGTATTCTTTGATAGCTGGTTCAGTTGGTTTTGAGTCAAAGAATTTTTCCCAATCTTTTTTGATTGAGGAATATGCTTGAGCATAAACAAGATCAGCTTTTGACTTCATTAAATCTCTGTTATGCAATGCATCAGCATGTGAGGTTGCGTAATATAAAAAATGAGAGGCTTGAGTCAACCATTCTGACTCAAGATCAAATTCATTTATTTTTATATCTTCGTTATATTTATGTTCCATTATTGAATATTCTCCTTTACATATAAATATGCAGGGCTATTACTATCACAACCTTCCCAATTAACACATTGCTCTGCTGTCAATCTATAACAAACAGCTTCATCAAAAGTTTTACAAAATCTTAAATCCAGTCTTTTCCCACTTATAAAAATGTTTGCTACCCATCTATTTCTATTTTTATACCAACTAACTCCTTTAATTCCTGAA